ACTGCTTTAGGATATACCTGAGTATACTGCTTTAGGATATACCTGAGTATACTGCTTTAGGATATACCTGAGTATACTGCTTTAGGATATACCTGAGTATACTGCTTTAGGATATACCTGAGTATACCAGTTGTCAAATGGCGGAGGTCTCTTTTTCAATCTTTTGTTTTGTTTGGGAGTTTTTTTATGGATTCTTCTGTTTTTCTTCAGGCTAGTGGAGCAAGCTTTGCTTGCGGAGGGAATCTCCTGGCTTTTCACTATATCCAGGGTATTCTTAGGCTTTTTAACTTCAAGGAGGAATGAGTATTGTTCCTTCCTTGATAGCTTTCGCTTACTTCGTAAGCTTTCGCTGGTTCTCGCCAGCTCTGGGTGTATACAATCTTTTACACATCCCTTATCTCTCTCATCATCTTACACAGACCTCTGCTTGTACAACTTAATCTTGTACAAGGTGTCTGATTGTACAACTATTTCTTATACATTGTGGAGATCTTATGCCTTGGACAGTTTTTGATAGCTCGGTTTATTGGGCTTCGTTAGATAGGTGTCTTAATTTGTGGAGAGCTGGAGTAGTTGAGTCTTATCAGGACCACGGGTTGAAGCTTCCACTTGTTAGACCAAAGCCAGCTTATGGATATAAGAAGCGGAAGTTTCCTTATGTGACAAAGCGATGGACACATGTTGCTCTTGCTCCTATTCAATGGGCCTGTCTCATTTGTGGAGCAGAACCTATCAACGCTCTTGTTGTTAAGGAGAAGAGCAAGAAGCCTGGGAAGAGTTGCAGCGGAACTGTAGATAAGACTCTTAGGTTTGAGTACACAGCTGAGAAAGAAGCAGAGATTAGGGAAGTGTTGAACTGGCTGGTGTCTACGCCTGGGATGATTGCTTCGATTTGGAGAAGCGGGGTATACAAAGCTGAAGATTTGAGGGCTTTGTTTGGTAAGCGAGTGTAACTAAGGAGATTAGTATGTCTTTGATATGGAAGTTTTTGGATTTGGTCTTTTCTTGTTTGAAGATTGTCTGTTTGATTGTGTTTGTTCTTGTTGTCTGGGGTCACTACATGAACGGCTATTCGTATAAGCTCTTGAGTTTTCCTCATTGTTCTTATGGAGAACGAGGAGGGATTAAGTGCTGGATGGAGTAGTCTTAGCTTTGCTTGAGAAGAGCAGAGCTGAAGATGTTTCGTTTTGGATAGGTGGGAAAACTGCTCTTAAGAAGGGCATTGCGGGTGGCTGCACAGAAGAAGACCACAGACTATCCATTGCTCACGTCAATGGACTACTGGAGAAGATTGGTGGCAGCCACAACCAGGGATACTATGTGAGCAAGAAGAGGAGAGATGCCATTGGCGGGGCTCATATATTGTTCGTAACCACCATGAAAACTCCTTACTTCCTCACGTTCCAGGTTTATTTCGGAAACAAACATAGACGCATAGAACTGAAAGACCTTGTCAAGGTAATCAAGCTCAAGAGCGCTTCGGGTGATTACTATGCTTGGAGTCTTTTAAGTGACAGAGACATAACTGTTGTTGCTCGTGGTCATTGTCTGCAACGCATGTGTGAGAGGGGAGGACTTAGGTTTGAGGAAGCGATTAAGACGCTTGCACAGGTTGAAGCGTGGAAGGATATTGGTGGTGGGGTTTTTAAGCTGAAGGGATATCAGCAGTGTTTGAGAGGGTGTAAGGAAAACAACCTGATTATCTTTGACACATTTTATTGAGGAGGAGATATGAACGTCTCTGAACAGGAAGTAATCGATCGTCTTCTAAAATTCGGTCCTATGTACTTGAAGGTACTACAGGATTTGATTTATGACGAAACAATCATGAATCAGCATAGAGCTGCTTATGAGGCATACAAGTTCTTGATTATCAAGATGCTTGGGACCTATTGCGGCAATGAGGTATGGCATGCACAGTGTCGAGAGCGCATGGTCATGTCAGGTACAGAGACACATGCAGTCAATGACTTCATTGATGAAGTGCTAGGTATCAGGGAAAGAGTGCGGTTGGCACGGGAGGCAGCTAGTGAATAAGAAGCAGTTGATATCGCTTTTGTCGGACTACCCAGATGACACAGAAGTAAGGGTGGTGGACAGGAATGTAATCAGAGAGATAGGAGATGTTGAACTGGTGTCTATGGGTGTGAGCTTTAAGCAAAGCATTCAGGTTCTTGGAATATTTATGTTAGGAGTAGAAAGCGATGATGGACACTAGCCTCATTAAGCTGCACTTGACCATGATTAAGAGTGCTTCGGCGGTGGCCATGAGCTTGTTGGACGAAGCAGAGAAGGTACAAAGTCCTTATTGGATCAATAAAAGCATCATTGACCAGATTCAGCTCATTGATAGGCATCTAACAGCAATGAAACAACACCTTAAAGGAGAGGGCGGAACATGAATACTTGGATGATATGGCTTGGAGTGGCTTATGCTGCTCCAGCTTTGCTCTTGGCAGGCAGTGCTTTCTTGGACATTTTCAGAGGTCGTTCTGGAGCCTTGCATCCTGTTGCTGGAGTCTACATTGGAATAATGTGGCCTTTGGTCGGAGTGCTCTGGGGCTTTGCTGTGCTTAGGGAAAGGATTGAGCGTGGACGCATTCGACGCAACAACCTTCATCGTTAACAAGCTTCCTAACATTGGAAGCTTCACTGACAGATACATGGTAGTTGGTGGCGAAGAACTGAGCGGCGAGAACACCATCTATCAAATCGCTTTTGACACTAGCAAGAAACTGTGGACATGCTCCTGTCCACACTGGATATACAGACTCAAGAAGACCAGAGGGAAATGTAAACACATCATAAAGCTTGAAGAAGCTTTGGAGGCTTTGAAGTTATGACTAAGAGAGTAGTTAAGATTGTTAACAACAATGTCTTTTATGCAAAGGGAACTAAGTGGACAGAGTGTTGTCCCTTTGCAGAAAAAGAGGACCTGTCTCAAGTTGAAGTAAAGGTGTATGGAAAGACAGAAGAAACACTTATCCGTACTGTAGATGCTGCAACCTACATAGAAGAAAAGCTTAAGGCCAAGAAGGAAAAGGAAGATGCGATAGATGGTGTGTACACTATCTGGGTTAATGGGTCTGCTACTTCAATGGTATGCCGGGTAACCAGAACACGGGAAGAAGCAGAAGCATTGCTGAACAACAACCCCTGTTTGGTTCATACCAAGAGCCTTTCTTCGGATGAATATTGGGAAATCGATTACGACAAAGTAGAAGATGAGAAGTTTGAAGACGAAAGAGAAGAAGGAATAGAAGGTGTCATCCTTCTCAACGGGCATAAGTACGACGCAGATGATGAAAGCGTCGGCTATCTTGTCCCACTAATACTTGGAAATGATGACTGTGGAGATGGAGCAATTTCGTTCTTCGTATCGAAAGTTCCTTATGACGAGGCGTTTGTTTCCTATTCTGTAGGCTAAGGAGGTTTGACACCATGAACAAGAGATTAAGCAAAGATGAGCTTGTGGAAATGCATCTTCGAGCTATCGAAGAAACAGCTAAGGGTGGATTGATGGCTTGGAGAGAGGGATTCGTTGCCATAAACCCTGATCCCATTAAGGAAAGAGAGTGGCGTGTCAGCAGAGTAAATCTGCATCTTGATGCAGCTAAGGGACACATAAGCGATTTGGAATCGCTTTTAGGATAGGAGGATTCGGTGAGTAGCAACATTGTAGTCAAAGTAGTCGGTGACGATTTCTATGTACTCAATACCGAGACGGGAAGTCTTGACAAGAGCTTCTTTGCTTTCGAATGTCGTGACGGTTTGCAACAGGTAGATTTATCTACCGTCACAGTAGAGATACACGGCAAAGAACCAATAAGAGGAGATGTATACAGGAAGGCAAGATTTGATGAGTTGATGGCTAAGTACGAAAGCTTTGATGGCGTGTGGGTTATCAATGCTGATGGACGGTGCAGCAAGATATGTAGAATCATGCCGTCTTATGAATCCTGTGAGAAACTGCTGAACCGTATTCCAGGCTTGTGCAGAATAGATTTCCTTGACGGCACATCAGCGTGGTTCAGGCATCCAAAGAAGAATTGGGTATGCGAAGGACATGACACGCCTGTCCTGTGGCCGGAGAACAAACTGATAGTTGAATTACCTGATCAAATCAGATTCGAAAGAGGTGAAGAGACAGGCTACAAAGGAATGGGCTACATCGCTACATTGCTTAATGAAAACTATGACAGAGCTGATGGTGTAGATAGATTCAGCATAAGCAAGGCTCCTTACGATGAAGTGTTTACTGGTTTCTATGTGCGATAAACCCAAGCTCATGCCATTGTCTATTGCCAATTAGTAGTTTCCATATTGGGCATGGTTGCGCTTGCAACCCGCCCCGCCTTGTGTTAGTTATTGGTTGTCAGAAAAAGCAACCCGGTTAAGGTTGCAAAGCCTGCAAGGTCAGGTTAGGCCAAGCAGGTAGTCCACTTAGGATGTTTTACTTAGTAGGGAGAGTAGTTACCATGGTTGAATCACTTGTTTCAAGTCCCGCAACTTTCATCGTTTACCGCGCAGACGAATGCCCTCGTGAAGCTGTTACGCTTAAGCTTGACGGCATTGCAGTTCCTGGCATCAAGTTCTTGTCCCCTGACAAGACCCGTGCCGCTTCTGTTCCTGCGTTCTTCATCCAAGCCATTGACTGGGTTGCAAACAACATCTGCGACAAGACCATTGGCAAGGAAGACTTCCAGAAGAAGATGCAAGAGATTGCACGTAGTCATGGACTTGCCAAAGAAGGCAAGGCTGGACGTCAATACTTTGCACGCTGGTCTGAGATGTCCACACTTGGCTACCGCCAGAACCCTGGCTGGATTGCTTGGCTTCAACCTGCTGAGTCTCCTACTGGTACTGGCCGATACTACCGGGTGTTCAGTGAAGGTGAGCAGCCCAAGTCTGCTGCCATGCTGACCCGTGAGTTCAGCCCCAACTTTGGTCAGGGCAAGGAGAAGAAGGCCAAGGAGAGCATTGAGGACATTGTCAATCGCAAGGTTCAAGAGACCTTGATTAAGATGGGCCTTGTACCTGCCCCTGAAGCTGTTGAAGACACCAGCAACGCTGAGGATACGGGTGAGGTTCTTGACACACCCTACACCGAAGAAGAAGTTGCAACTGAGGAAGTGACTGAGCAATCCACGGTAGAAGTGATTGATGAGGAAGTTGCTACTGAGGAAGTGGCTGAGCAAGCTGCCGAAGAAGTTGCAACTGAGGAAGCTGTTGAAGAAGCTCCTAAGAACAACAAGAAGAATAAGAATCAACGGCGCTGAAGAACACCATGTGTGTGTGTTGTTAGGGGAAGAGGTTCACGCCTCTTCCCCCTTTCGTATTGTGCAAAGGAAACATCATGGGTGTTCAGAACAGATACGTCGTGTCTACGACAGTGAAGGGCGTGACATATGAACTGGACGCCCTGTTCCATTACTGGCATTACCCAGCTACTCGCCTGGACCCAGAAGACTCTGGGTGTGAAATCGTTGAAGTGTTCTCGATGAACCCATCAACAGAGGACGAGGACGTGCTCGGTTGGCTCACGGACGAAGCGTTAAACAAGTTTCAGGAGAAAGAACATGATAGTGGTTGTGACGAACGGGGTGAAGATTAGCTTGACTATCCCTTGTAGCATGAGTGAGGTAGACCTTGCCATCAGAGATGCCTACATGGAACAGAAGCATAGAGAACCTAAGCATACTGAGATGGAAGCTGCTCTGACAGCCATTGTCGCAGAGTCGGTTAAGGCCAAGGACTCTGCTGCTCTGGTTAGCTATCTTGATAGCTTGTTTGCTCCATTCAAGATTGAGTTTCGTGTATTGGAAAGCGGTGACATTGAGTATCAAGTTCATTCGATACTTGGTACGTTCCCTTACCACACGATGGAGGAATGGGAAAACGCCAGTGCAGACGACAAGCATGTAGCTCTCGAAGAGATACATAACGCACTGGAAAGACATGCCATCGAAACCATGTACGAGACGGCTTACCCAAACCTGATTGTTCTCAGGAGCAAGTCTGGCAGCTCTGCCTACCTGTGCAGGAACTTCGACAGAGAACCTTTGCAGCTTTTGGGCAACTGGGAAAACGTCATGGAGCTTAAGGCTCTTAACGAAAAAGCAGCAAGGTTCAATCCTGTCACAGAGTATGTGTGCACGAGATGCTTCATGCTCTGTGACCGAAAGCACAATGCTCCATTGATATTGAGAGCTGGCCTCTTCTGTGGTGACTGTGCGGCGAGTGAGCCAATACAATTCATCAAGCAATTGTGCAAAGGAGAAACCGATGGAGCTAGGTAAACCGCCAAACTTTATGGATTTCTATCAAGGCTGGCTCAAAGAACAAATTGAGAGACATGGCCACGACAGTGACTACATCATATACGCGCTGAAAGACTGTGAGTATTGTGGCGAATGCGAAGAATGTCTGAAAGCAAAAGAAGAAGCTGCAATCGAATACGGTCTTGTCAACCCTGGCGTATGGAACCCTGGCTGGATAAGCGTCTATAGAACATCAAGAAGGTATGGAGGTCCAGAAGAAGGAGGCTGGTACTACACCCACTACAGCCATCTGGCAAGCATCCCTTTCATTGATGCAGCTACCCGTGTAGATGCGGTATCTTTAGCTGGCAAATGCTACTCAGGAAAAGAGATTCACAAATGCACTGAATGGTTTATCCCTGGTCACAAAGAAACATTGATTGCACCTCACTATAGATAGGAGCATTAGCGATGAAGAAAGATGAACTGATTGCAAAGCTGAATGAAATCGAAGGCAACCCAGAAGTGTGGATTCGCACATGGGAGCAGCATGCTGAAACCGCCTCTGTTTCTCTTATCACTAACAAAAAAGAAGAGCGTTATGACCAAGGCGATGCACCAAGCTACGATAACGAAGATGTGTTCCCTTACATCCTAATCACTGACAACAACTGACAACGAGGTGTCTAATGGAATGCACCCCTGAGTGCAGAGGCTTGGATGCTGGGGCCGGTTGTGGATGCACATGCGGTCGCAACCTGCAAATCAACGAACCGTCTCCACTTGAGAAATGCATCGGCATTGTACTGGTGGGGTTCTTCCTATTCATCATCGGTGCTGGTGTCATCATTCACTTCACACAATGATCCGGTTGGCACGGGAGGGCTTGTGTTCCGCACACGAAGGCCAGCGAAGAAAGTGTCTGTATGGGGGCTGATGCTCACCCCTGAAATGCCCAAAGAAGAGAAGTCTAAGCTCATGTTCAAGGAACTGGAAGGCATACATACTGGCTATTTGGCAGGAATTGTAGACAGTCCTAACCTTGACACCAAGGTTAAACGAGTTTACAAACTGAATACCGACCTTTGGGGTTGCCCGGTAGTGATCGCTTCAGATGGTCGGGGAGCATCTCTTGTTGAGGAAGTACCTAGGCTGGGAATCTGCTCAACCATAGAAGCTTTTTCTGCAACCTGGGGACTAACTGAACATGGGACTTGTTATAGGCCAGAAGAAATCGTTGAGATATTGAAGGAGAAATATCCGCTGCTCGCAAGAGATATCAAAGAACAGGAAGACAGAACAATCTACCGAACTAAGTGAAAAGCCTAGCAACAGGCTTAGAACTTTGCACCTGCCCGCCATTGTCAGCGCCAGCCCACTACTGTACAGTAGCAATAGGCACCCACACAAGCTAATTGCATCGGTTACTGCACACGGAGGCGTCGTAATATGGCAAAGGTAGACGGTAAGAAACTCCTGAAGAAAAGGATCTCTCAGCACCTTAGAGAAACTGCGAGACACTCTTCGTTCCAAAACCCCAAGGTCATGAAGACCATTGCATACCTGCCGTTCTACAAAGCACTGAAATACTTCCGCATTGGCTTTGAGCTTGAATGTCAGGCTTTGAACGGCAAGATAACAGAAGACTGCAAGCGTCACAATCAGGTTCAGAGGCAATATCGTGAGGCAGATTACAGGAACGGGATTAAGGCTTCTTATGACCGCCTCATTGCCACAGAGTTCATCTATCAAGATGGTAACGGCAACGATATTCCTCGTGTATGGCTTGCAGTCACCACACTTACGTCCAAGCTATGGTTCATCAGGTTCTTGAAGAGAAAGTACCCCAACGAGTTTCCTGACCTCAAGGCCAGCACAACTACATACGATGCCATCAAAGAGATACTGGCGACAAAGCAGGTTAAGTTCTCAGACTTCCTGCAAGTTGTATCTGAAATTGGAGACATGTATCCAGTTAATCCATACCCAAGTTTGTGTCAGTCCATCAACGCTTGGGTAAGCGACCCATCATTGAAGTGGGCTGCTTACTTCGTAGACAAGGAACGGTTTGTTGACCCTGAGGTAGCTCCTAGGTTTGAAAACATCCATGACTATTTTGTGTGGCATGCAAAGAAAGCTAACCTCCCTTGGCCTTCAAAGCTTAGTGCAGGTACAGATGGTACTGTGCGAGGTCCAGAGCTGAGAACCATTGGGGGTCTTACTGTACAAGAGTGCATTCAGACCGTGAACATGATTAGTCAGCACGATGTGAAGGTAGACCGTGGGTGTTCTTTTCACATACATGTGTCTGTAGCCGACAACGACTTCGGTGTTGGGCATTATGAAGAGTTTCATAAAGCTTTGTGGGAAGGTCTCATGAAGCAATGGAGCCGCCTGCCTGATCCAGTAAAAGACAGAGCTAAGAACGGCAACAAGCAATATTACAAGATGTCTGCGGATAGAGGGGATAGGTATTGTGCTGTAGCCTATCGCAATAAGACCTGGGAGTTCCGTCTGTTTGGTGGCATTAGCTCCAAGAAAGACCAGCTCATCTGTGTATCTATTGCTCTCAGAGCCCTGCACTATGCAATCACCAAGGTAGTGATGGCCAAAGAGCCACTCATGATTAAGAACAACGCAGACGTCACAGGGCATCACAACAATGCCTTGGCAGAAGCAATCACCAGATGCTGGGCCAATGAAGAGAAAGGCTTCGAATCTGCCTTTATGAAGGCCAGCCTGAGGAGATTGCGGGGATGACAAAGAAAGAGGGAATGTCGTTGGAGATAGCAAAGGCTCCAAACATATACGCAATCTTGCCCCATGTCAGATGTGGGTTTGAGTTGGAATGCCAGCGCATGGACGGAAAGACCATGCGAGACATTGAAAAGCAATACAGTCGTCAGAGCTATCGGTCTGAGGAATTGGCTAGAGAGGCTATTGATAAGGTGGACAGCACAGAGAAGTTGATTGCTCTGCTGGATGCCATGCAGTCTAACTATAGTTCTTCTCAGTGTCACTTGGGCCGCTACTCTAGGCATTTCATTGGGGTCATTCCTTCCAATGAAATACTCAGGGAACACATGTTCATGGAAGCTTTGACAAAGGAATGCAGGAGCAAGAAGTCCGTCGCACAAGAGGCTCTGAAGAGATACATGGAACATGCCCATGTAACCTTCTCAAGACATGTATATCCAACTGATGCGATATATAGGCTCTTTAAGATAAAGGTTTCTACCCAGGAGAGACGCGTCAATTGGGAAAACTTCTGTAGCAAGACGCTTGAGATTCCTAGTTCATGCAACATGTCTGGGGATGGTTCAGTGTCCGGGCCAGAGATAAGAACCGTTGGTGGCCTGACGGTACAAGAGTTCTGTAGGGCAGTGAATGAACTGTTTGAGAAGCATTCATTCTTGATAGACGAACGATGTTCCTTTCACATACATCTGTCTGTCAACGACGTAAGCCACAGGTACGGAGAAAGATTCCAGTCATGGATGCTCGAATACCTGTTCATGAATATGACAAGCATGCCTGAGTCTGTTGTAAGCCGCTTCTGCTATTACGAATGCCGGGGCGATGAGTTGCTAGAAATTGACGAAGGCGATGATGATGACGACCCGTATCCCGATGAAGAGGGTGAAAAGTATTGGATGGATCAATACTTCCCTTTCGCAATAACGGAAAACAGATACGCATTCGTTTCATATCGTGGGCAGACCTGGGAGTTCAGGTGCTTCGGCAATGTACAAGACCCTAGAGAGGCCAAACGCTGCCTTCTCTTAGCTATAGGCGCACTGAAGTATGCCTATGAATGTTCCAAGGGTATATCTGTTCCGTATCTTCACAGTGGTCCAGTTTGGAAAAGGACTAACTCAAAGCTAAGGGAGTACGTTAAAGGAAAAATCAAACGCAAGACTGCTATGGCCAAGCTCATTAAGGAAAGCGCCGAGGTACGGCGTGCAAAGAAAAGGAGTGCTGCATAATGTGTACCCTACTGACGATCAGCAGGGAAATCTTTGAGTCTGATTATGAATATGCGATTAAGCATATCAGAAAGGATGCGGACGGCAATTCGCATGGGTTCGGATTGCTTACGCTTGGAGACAAGGAAGAAGAGTCTGCGCTTATACATACCATGAGCATCGAGGTTGTGATAGCCATGCTCACTGCGGATGATAAGTGGAAGCGGATGTGGTTGCATTCAAGATATGCAACAGGTGTGTCCATCAACCTGTTTGGCTGTCATCCCTTCTCTTCTGTTGGCGAAGGCCGTAAGTATTACGGTGAGCTTGAGACAGGAGATAAGCAGTTCATCGCCATGCACAACGGCGTGTTGAGTAACAAAGACTCAAAGAACTTCTTTGTGGACTCCATGTACATCGGAACCATGCTGCGTATGCATGGTCTTGATAAGACGTTGGACTATCTCAAGACAGAGACGTATGCCAATGTGTTCATGGTTAATCCAATCAATGGCGAATGGGCAATGAGTCGCTCTAGCAGCGGCACGCTGTACAAGGACGAACACGGCAACTATGCCACTACTCCGTACAGCAATATCATTACCACTCCAGTGCAGCAATATACGAACGCCAAGCACAAGCATACGCAGACTCCTCGTGTGAGCCCTTATTGGACTGGTGGCAGATACGGTCACAGCAGTTACTATGATGGCAAACACTGGAACGACAACAACTACATATGCTCCAGCTATAGCAATGGAGGCAATAGTTATGCGTCCCGCCCTACGGGGGCCGCGACGTCAGCGAATGGCTCGACTAAATCCAGAAAGAACAAGGATAGACGTAGAGCCTGGACAGACGATAACCTCGCGGCCTATAACCGAAACAACCTTTCAGTGGTATCCGGAGATAAGAACAAACACCTTAACTACAGCAGTTGGAAGAAGTATTACAAGGATAATCCGGAAGCTAACCTGGCGGAGGATATCAAAACGTATTTGTTCGCCAGTGCTGACGATTTTCTGGATCTTGTTTACGATCATGGTTGGGTTACTGACAGGGTTCCTAATGATGTTTACCGATGCATGTCAAGCAAACAAAAGAACTGGCTCAAGAATCTGAGAGACGAGCTAGGTCTTACGGGTGGTCTTCAGAAAGAGGAGGAAGAAGCTGGCAGGAGGTCAGGTAGTAACAATAACAAGATAGTAGCGAATGGTTGAAAGGAGAGCCTTATGAGTAATTATGTTCCGATTCCTATTGGACGGCTTTCATGTGAGCAGATGGACGCATACAGGGATGCAATGATTCGGCATCCTGAGTACAAGGACCGACCGGCATACAAGCCTGAAGGGTTCAAAACTTTGTACATTCCTTTGGTAACAGTGCCGGGGGAAGTCAAAGTTCTGAAGGTCCCTGTGCACTCTGATTCGAGTGAGTTTGTGTGCAGGTACTCACATGCAACGTCCAAGTATCAGCAGCAGAACCTGAACGGTTCGTGGGTAGATAACTCGGATGAGTTTGAACCAATTCTCAAGGCAGCACACAGGAAGAAGTATGGAGAAGACTTCCCTGCTGTGCAGCTAGAGAAGCCTAAGCAGGTTCCTGTCAAAGAAACGTTTCCCGTTAGCAACACTAGCAAGAAAGGTACTGGTATGAACTTCAAGAATCTGGCTCTTATGTCTATGGTTATGGGTGGTGGTTTTGGTGGAGGAGCTACTGCTCCTGGTGGCATCAATCCTATGATGCTCATGCTCATGAACGATGACAAGAAGGGCGGCATGGACGATATGCTTCCTCTTCTTCTCATGAGCGGAAGCCTTGGCGGGGCTGCTCCTGCCGCAAACAATCCTATGATGCTCATGATGCTCATGGGAGATGACTGCGACATGGACATGAAGGAAATGCTGAAGAAGACTCTGTTCCTTCAGATGTTCCCTGAGGCCACCGATGTCGAGCGCGGCCTTGTAGCTGAAGGCAACTACAAGGCGTTCCTGACCCTCCAGCTGGCCAAGGCCGGTCTGGTTAAGAAGCCTGCTGAAAAGAAGGCTTAATGTCCCTTGAAAGGCTGGCTATCTAGGCCAGCCTTTCTTTGTATGTATTCATTAACATAGGAGTCGTTCTATGAGCGACGCACAAGAAGCACGGTCAAGGAAGTGTATGGAAATCATCCGCAAGAAGGTGGCGGAGATTAGGGCAGACCCGCAGTGGAAGGATACCATTGCCAAGGTCAGACAGTGGAGGGAGAAGGCTCCTTCAGCTTCTTCAAAGCTCCCTCCTGATATCAAAAAGATTGTTGGAGAGATGGCATGGCATTGCTGTCCTTCTTATACATCTCAGGCTTTGACGCTTAATTACCAGAGCGTTAGAGATGCGCAAGATTCAACCAAAGACCCACGCATTGTTGAAGAGCATAAGGAGACGGCTCAGTCTCTGATACTCAAAGACCCAGAGTTCCAAGACCTCTTGAAGCGTATTGGGGAATACAAGGCGAAGCATGGCCGAGGACAACTTCCTTTCGATCTCAAGAAAGATGCTTTCTTGCTTACACTCAAGCATCCTGTGTCTTGGGTATCTAAATACACCAAAGTTAACTACCACGAATGTCGTGACGCTAAGCTTCGTTTAGAGGCCGCTAAGAGGCGCGCCATTGTCACCAGAGAACGGCCTAAGTGGTCAGCAGAGGCTGAACAGCCAAAGCCGCCAGAGCAGCCTTTAGCTACCTCTACGCCTGTTCCAGAAACCAAGCCAGCCTTGCTTGCTACCTTCACAGTGGGCAAACTCGTGGCAGAGTTCTATGAAGGTGGGGCACGGGATGAAGCCAAAAAGCTACTCGGAGATTTCCTTGAAGGAATCAAGGACAAGCTGTTCGGGCAGTGAGTCGGTTGGCACCGGATGCCCGCAGTTCGAGACATTCACAGTAGCAGACCTTCCTGGGCGATATTGCATAGGCAAATTGAACCCCAGAAAAGACGAACGTGCAAAGATTGGCATCTATGGGCCTTGCAGTAGATGTGAGAGATGTACAGCACATGGTGTGAGATGGTGTGCAATGTATGGAGAACTGCCGGACTATCCCTACGAGCTTGGACGGAACTGTGTAGTCAGCAGCCAAAGATACCTAGACGTCCATCCAGTTGGGTTCAACACCCTTGAAGAACTGACCAGGTATGTCATTGAACAAGGCTTTGATGAACTGCTCTTGAAATTGGCAGAGGAGATGTTGGAATGACACGCATAGAAGCTAACAAAGAAATCCTCAAGGCACTGTCTGCTTACATACTCAAATATCCAAACATAAGATTTTCACAAGCTTTGTGTAACCTGTCTCTGGTGAGCGTCTATGAAAACGACGGTGGTCCCAACTTCTGGTATGACGAATACAATACTGAAAGCGAGACCTTACTGAAGAGGATTCCAAAGCAATGAGTGACTTCAATGAAAGGGTAAGAGAAATCTTTCTGAAGTTCTATTCAAAAGGAATGACATTCAAGTATCCTCTCAGACATCTGAAAGAGCAGCTTGAGAAGGCCATTCTTGAGGAAGCATTGCAACATTGTGGTGGAAACAAAACAGAGATGGTCAAGCTCTTAAGGCTTAAGAGGACAGGAACCATCAGCATGCTTCAGAGACAAGGGCTGTTGCCAAGCAGAAAGTTCTACATGAAGACATGTTCTAAATGCAATGAGAAGTATGTGTCTTGTGTGAACTGGAAAAGCCCAAGCCCAATGTGTACGAAGTGTCGTGACAACCAATCAACGAAAGAAGCGGCTCGTGTTAAGCGTAATAAAAGACCAGCATTACGAGATAAACCTACTAAGACATGCGCTGATAGCAAAGACATCGTTCAAGGCGAGCAAGTTCTATTACCATGAGAAATGGATATTTGCTATGGCTTTGATCGCGAGCAGAAGACCTGAATACAAGGAGCATGTCCATAATCAGGTAAAGTCCAAGCTGTTCATACTTGCCAAGGAGCAAATGGACAGCAAGAAGGTTAAGCTGCTCGCCAGATATTACATCCACACTCTAAGAACCTTGCCCAAAGCATAGAATCTCCTCTCAGGAGGTGTGGTCATGCTTACGGCAGGAATAGTCCAGTCAGCCTTGTCACTAATAACCATGGTGCTGAGCTTCATTCTCAAGATAGCTTGGAACACCATTGTCAAGATGCAACTCAAGAACAAAGAGCTGGAAGACAAGATACATGAGCTTGAAGAGAGCAATCAAAAGCAGGATGTGAGAATGTCGGTTCTTGAGGAACGTGTGGAGAATCTCAAAGAAAGGGTTCAAGATGACAAAAGCTAATACCGTTAGTTGGACAATTTGGCTAATGATGGCAATATCGGTAGGATTCATGGCCTTCAGTGCGCTGACCGCAGCCAAGGCCAAGGAAGAGGCTTGCTCACCAGTCAGTCATAGCGATTGAACACAACAGTCACCGCTCCAAGCATATCCGTCATCACAAAAGCATATCCAAGCTTAGTCTGAACGTAGCATACCTTGGAAAACTCGTCACCAGGCTTGACATTAGTGCATCTGTTGTTGGTGTAGTCATCTTCTTTGATTTGAAGGTGATCGTCAGTACACTGAAACCTAGAAAGAGCCCGAAGTATCTGTGACTTGGAAAACGTCAAATTATCTCTTGGTGTTCCTCCAACCATCATGATGTCTCCATACATGGTGACAGAGAACGAACCGTTCGTGAACGCAGGAACCATCCTAAGCTGGCATTCTTTAATACCTTCTTGTGCATTAGCTACACAAGAAACCAAAGCGACAGACAACAGCAGCTTCTTCATAATTTCCCCTATGGGTGTTTGTGGTTAACGTAGCTAGGTTACTGGCTTTGTTGCCTATAGACAAACGGGCTTGCGGGTATTTGTCCATTTTTGCTAGGTGGGTTAAGCTGTTTTGAGCTTAACCACAGCACACACGCGCACCTTACGCAGAGGGAAGCTCGTGACGACGTTGCCTAATTGGGTCGTATGTACTGCTTTTATCGCAATGTTGTTAGTAATGGCAATAGCGACTTTGGCGTTGTTTCCAGTGAGCATCTTCTACTTAAGAAGGTACTTGCGCATTGAGAGGTCGCTACAGAGACAAATTGAGAGGGGATGATGAATCTTTTAGGACCAGCCAAACCGACTGCGGGAGCTTCACTAATCAATGACCTGAGACATCTTCTGTTCAAGTACAAATGCTCGAACGAAACCTTGAAGCAGATTCTTTCGAGAGAGTGTCGCAAGAAGAAAGAGATGGCAGACAGGGTCAAGAAGGCCCTAAGCCTCACTTGTGCAGTAGGCCATCCTCAGCTCGTTGAAGCAGAAAAGCTTCTTAGAGAGGCTCTGGACATCAATCTTGGACACAAGAAATGAACTTCAACAAGGCTGAAGCAGCGGTAAACAAGACGTTCTTTATAGTTTGTGCGTTTATGTGGGGACTATTCGGACTAATACATTCAACACATGCAAAAGCTTCTGACACAGACAAGATGGGGATATTGGTGGTCGCGGTTATCTTCACAACTATGATGCTCCTGGCCTTCTCCTACACCCTGTTACACAGAAGATACCGAAGATGTAAGAAGCTATTAAGCAACCTGAACAGAGACATAAAGATCAAGAAACGCAAAGACAGGGTATTGAACAAGGGCTCGAAGATTCCATATGCGTCCAAGGTCCTGCCAAAACCTTGGAAAGTCGCACTGAGCTTCAAAAACCCTAAAGAAGTGTACTGCACTTGGAACTACTACAACAGACTGAATTGAAGGGGACATCTGTGGGTCGATACATAAAGATGCTTGAAGACTTTATAGAAAAGAGCCCAGACGTAAGCAGGGACTTGAAATCGGTCATTGTTGGGGTGTTATCTGAAATAGAGGATATGCAAAGCGAGATGGAGCTTCTTAGGGCTTGGCCCAGATCCTACAAGACACATAGAGACCCAGAAGGTACTCAAAAGTCTGTGATGATAACCCCAGCAGAGATGGTTGAGGAACTCAGATCACACCTGTACATGATGAGATGCCAGTCCAAGGTCAATTGCCAAATAAGAGAGCAACTAGACGACCTGAAAGAAGAACGAGACACGCTTGCATGCATGCTCGGCTTTGATGACACCTGTGTGAGTGAGAGGTAAGCACATGAAAACGCCTTACCTGTTCATTTTGAGTCGAGACGTAGGTACAGCCGTTGATGACTTCCATAGAGCAATTTGCGACCATGGCCACAGACATCTAACTCTTAACTACTTTATCCATGCAATGCTTCATCCAAACAGGATGAGTGAACCATGGTTGTTCAGCCAGAGAGAAGTAAAGATACCCAAGAGGCTGCAAGACATATACGAAATGAAACGTATGTGTTTGGATGATCCTCAGGTGCTGTACTGGACTTCTACTCCACAGAGATACGCAAATCTGATAAATTACATATTCTTGTTGGCAAGGAAAATGCATGCTGATATGACAGCTGATGGGCTAAGCGAGATATACAGCAGTCACATAAACCATTATGGAGTCTCTCCAGAGAGGTTTAAGGACCCGATACCATACTTTGGTCCAATTAAATTCTCGTCTCCAGACAACGACTCGCTTAAGTCCCACAGCGATCATCTTGAGATGTGTCGTCTGGATGCCACATTTGCCTTGATGAATCTAAACGTAGACGAATGAACAGGCTCACACAGAAGGAGCGGTAGATGGATGTAATACTGCTGAACGAGAACATAAGCGTCAGTGCGAGCAGGCTTGTAAACGAAGCTCCTACTTCCCTGATAAAGAAGCAGATACAAGACCTGATGAAGCTCAACAAGCTAATCATCTGTGCAAGGGGCTTTTCATTTGACTACAAGAGATTCACTGTAAACGACGGTAGTGAGCAAGACGCCCATCCAAAATCACACGTTGGGGGAACTCTGGTAAAAGTCTGGTCGCCATCCACTGCCAAGATAAACCAACTCATCACCTACACCTACAGAGTTCAAGAAGCTACTCGGCAGAGTACATACGACACACAGCTTCTTGAACTGTGTGAAAGATGTAATTCAGCCGTCCGTAGCCTAATCTCTCACAGAAGCATGGACCTGGTAAGCCAGTTCCGCAGTCCTGTGTATTACTTTGGTCCAGTGAGTGACTTCAATCCGTCACTAAGCACATATGAAAACTACGGAAACTATGTACAACGCATGAGAAGAGAGACGCCATGAAACACATATATTTCTTAGATGAACGTGCTGACGTCTCTGCTCAAAAGATTGTACAAACATGTCCTACTATAGTTCACTCCCAAATAAGACGCATAGCTGAGATAGTGAAGTACAGTCCTACAGCGAATCCATTCCTGTTCCCAGACAATGAGAGCCTGTCTCTAAATGCGATTAGAGCCAGGATGATGACGGCTGAGGAGTTTGAAGACGACCCTGTGGGCAAATACTGGACACAAAGCACAATCAGAGTCATTTCTCTGTGTAGTTACGCTTTTTATCTCCAAAGCGCCCTATGCCATAGGCAAAGAAGAAACTTCTATGGTTACCCTGATAAAAGCTCAATAATCAGTGACCTCTTTCATATAGGTAGGTCCGTTCCTGTAGAAAACCGTGTCAGATGTGCTGGTCTTCAGCCAGACTACCACCTCTTCATAAGAGACCTTAGGTTCAAAGACCCTCCGTTCTTTGGACCAGTGAAGATGTACGAAGACCACAACAGGAATGTCTATGACGCTTACAGGACTCTTCTAATCTCAGACGCTAGGTCTCGTAAGCTAAAGGGGCTAATTGAATGACGGCAGTTCCTTACATATTCATCCTGGACAAAGTTCCCAGCGTGTCTGCTTTCAAGGTATTTCAAAACTCAAGGAACTTAAACCACGTAAGAGCCATGATTGACTACATAATCAGCGCTTGCCTCCATCTAGGAGATATAGATACTGGATGGTATAGAAAAATTTATCCAACTCAAGTTCCAGAATTCTTTGCTTCTATCTATGCAAGAGATTACCCATTCAACCAAGACCCACAAATCAGATACTGGACAGCTACTCCAGCAAAACTCACAATCATCCTTAACTACGCACTCTATGTATCCAGAGAGCTTAAGGTACTGGACATAGAAAAACACATAGTACAGTATGTCCACAACACTCCATTGAACATATATCTGGATTTACAAGAATCAAGATTCATACAACCTGACCTGCCATACTTTGGCCCAATGGCATACTACCACCCAAGAAACCCTATTGCATCTCACAACACCCACTACATGGGTATCTTAAAAGACTTATACATGAACCTTAGTGAAGAGGAATGATACTGATGACCTCAAGACTGCTGAAGATTCTCTTTATGCGGATGATTCTCCTTAAGCTAGAGCTTCGCTTAGCCATAGGTCGTTTAGTCGTTGAAGCGTGGTTGTTGCCTATAAGGTTCATGGGTAGAGGGGCCATTGATAGGCAAAGAGACTATATGGGTATGTCTTTAAGGGAAAGAGCCTTAGCTGCTGTTACTGACACTCAGGATTTGTATTTAGGTATCCATTTGGTTAAGGTTACTCAACAGAGGTTTCCTTTCTGGATAAGAGAAGAAACGGTTAAGAGCATTCTTAATCAACTCCCCCACCGTGTTTCTTATAGTAGTACATTACAAGGAGATAGAACATGAGATTTTATATCTTAACTTTTCTGTTGTTTGTATCGTGTACAAATCCAGGTATGAAGCTAAACAGTTACTACACAGACGACTCCAGACCAGTGAGAGTCACTAGAGCAGAAGGCAGGTTGGTTTGCAAGAGTGTAGAGACTTCCAGCAATGGGACCATTCTGCATGATTGTAGAGATGATAAGCATGGATGGGAAGCTTGGATGGGCAAAAGGATTCACTGTAAAGATGGTGTTTGCTGGAGTGAATCAGAATAACCCCTCACGTGTTTCTTATAGTGGTACAGAGTCTTAAGTATTTGAATTAGCTTACCTTTTAACTTAAACTCTTATATTCATTAACAATTTAAGAAAAGCCTATTCAATAAAGAACAACAATCTTCGTACTACTATAAGAAACACGCGGGGGGAGTGTATTAAGAAATTACAGTAGTTGCCTACTTTTCCATTTAACCCTAGTAGGGTACGCTTAAGCATTAGCCGCATACCTAATAAGGAGCCATGTACTATGGAAGGTTCAGACACTTCTTACGAAGACTTTCTCATTGAAGAACACTGCAAAGAAGAAAACTACATCCATTGCTCATCTGAGCTGAGATACCACATTGAAGGAGAGATGTGAGTGTGAACTTTCTCAATATATTTAGAGCACATCGTAAGACTGGACACTTAGCGTCCTATAAGAAGCATTCTTATCTTTTCGCCTTCCTTAGTTAAGGTATCGTTTTTGAGCATATTGTCTTTTGATGAAAGAAGTTGGAGATTAGACCAATGGCAGAGTTTGTACAGTTCATCCACAGTTTGTGCTTCAGACAAGGGGCAAATGTGGTCAACGTGCATGTCTTTCAAGTCCTCAATGGTTTTAACTCCAAGATGTTTAAGAAGATATGCCCAAGGACATCCTATAAGGTCAGCTGTCTTCCTGGTCTTCTTTACTCTCTTGTAAAGAATCGCCAGCCTTATTCTGTTTCTGAGGTTCTCTTTAACCCGAAACAAGACGTCGTTCTTTTTCCTGAAGTTCTTGCGCACCCTCTGATTCTTCCTAATGCGTTCCTTGTTAGCTTGGGCATATTGCCTCTGTCTTTCCTTAGACTCAGGTCTGGCATGGTAAGCGCGGGATACTTCTATGATGTGTTCGTGATTTTTGGATCTGTATTCCTTTTTGTAAGTCTTTTCTCTATCTTTTATCCCACTTCTATTTCGATAGTGTCTCATCTCCCTTTTGCAGCACTCTCTGCATCTAGGGCGTCTGCCGAATTTTCCAAGTTTGTGGGTGGAATACTCAGAAAGTTTCTTGGACTTACAGCAAGCTGTGCAGGTCTTTTCAATCTCTTCCCACGACCTTTCATGACTTTCTGTAGATTTGATACTTGTATTGGTTTCAAGAGGCGTTTCTTCAACATGGTTCATGACAACTCCTTTTGTTGGGGTTCGTCTCTTATTATGGAGCGTGGCGTGTGAACTTTCTCAATATATTTAGAGCACATCGTAAGACTGGACACAGTATCTTCTGTTGGGGAAGCTCAGGCAGGGGCAAGACTTCCATAATCAAGAAGGCGTGTATAGAAGAGCATATGGACATATACGTCATATCTGCTTCTACCCTTGACCCTCTTACCTTGTTGCTTCCCACTGTTGACAGAGAGACTGAGGTCATCAAGTCCAACAGATGTGGTTGGTTGGATAGATGCTGTAAAGCCACTGCTGAGGCTCCTATCTGTCTGTTTCTGGATGAGATTAACCGTGTAAGGAGTGTTCAGACTCTGAACTTGCTTACAGAGCTTATCCTTGAACGAAAGATAGATGAACATTACCTGAGCCCCCATTGCATGATTGTTGCAGCTGGGAACCTTACCAATGAAGACCATGGATGTATTGAGCTTCCAGACGCTGTGTGGCAGAGGTTTACCCATATTCTTCATGCCCCTGACTTCCATGACTCAATGCTTAACATGAGAAACAACACCGCCAAAGAGGTGCTTAAGCTCAATCCTAAGCTGCTCAGCCCACCAAGGGCTATTGAGTTCCCATTAGAGGCTAGCCCCAGGCAAATAGATGCTGTTTGCGACCTCTTTGACACAGGCTTGTTGGACATGAGTGACCTTGGTGTAGTCGCTAGAGGTCGTGTTGGTATAGAAGAAGGCAATGCTCTGACCCAAGCCCTTATATCTCTGAAGGACAAGAGGGAACCTAAGCTCCCTGCAAAGCTTGAGTACAAGCATTTTGACAGGGTGAGCAAGCATGAAGCTGACGGCATGGTTATTGAGGTCAGCGCGCTCCTCCTTAACCCAGAGAACAACGCCAGGACAGTTGCTGACTATCTTCTTCAGTGCGCTAAGCCAGAGACTGTAAGGAGCGTGTATGAGAAGGGATTCAAGTACACCTACCCTAATGATTCATACGCCCAAGACAGAGATGGCAAGCCTTTTGTTGACCCAGTGAATGGTAAGCCTTTGGAACATAACGGAATGCAATGGCAGTTCTATGCTCTGCTGTTGCAAAAGATTTCTAGCAAGAGAAAGCAGAGTTGATATGCTTGTTAGTCTTCAGCTTATGACTGCGTTTGTGGTGAAGCATTGGGTATGTGACTTCCTTCTTCAGAACAGGTACATGCTTGGGAAGTTTAAGGCTTGGCCGGATTTTGTTTTACCCCTCACAGCGCACAGCGCAGTTAACGCTATAGGTACGTTGGCTGTTGGTGCTTTGGTGCTAAGGGATGGCCTATTGATGTTTATAGAGCCATTGTTTTGGGCCGCCTTAGCTGAGTTTGTGGCCCATTTTGCCATTGACCGGATTAAGGCTTCTCCTAACCTGCTTGGAAGATACAAGGATACCAATACCGGAATATTCTGGAATGTTCTGGGATTTGACCAGATGTTGCATGGCTTGACTTATGTTCTTATGATTTCCTACATATTGGAAGGAACCAACTTTTGAAACTCAGGGATGTAAAAGCGGAACAGGATTTCCATGAAGAGTGTTGGGCAGAAGTAAGAGCATTGTACGAGGCAGACAACCTGGAGACAGTGCTTATCATAGCCAAGCCCAAAGATAGCAGCAACTATCTGTGCAAGCATTGGGCTCCTAATGGCTTTTCCATCATGGAATTTATAGGCATACTCCAGGTTACTTTAACTAGGATTACGCACAATGCCATCGAAAGAATCGTCGTCCCAAGAGGCTAACTGGAAATTCACAGAACAAGAATATCTCAGCTTAAGAAGCCGCTGTGCGGCTGTCTTAGCTGGGAAACATATGTTCTATACGCTAGCTCTGTTGGGAGCTTGCGAGCAACACATCTCTGCAAACATCGAAGCACTGGCTGGCATTAGTAATGATGGCGGAGGAACAGTGAAGCTGTGCGTCCATCCTAGGACAGTTGCAGAGTGTTTGAAGAATGGTGATGAAGGTGTGATGTCTTGGGCCTCAATAATGGCCCATGAAATCTCACACCTTATACAGATAGACAAATTCCAGAACATCTACAAAATCATGGACCTTACGCCCATCAGAGACGTCTACGTCAAAAAGATGTCTCAAGCTTCTACACCCAAAGCCAAGAAAGGGTGGCAGGACCTGATTGACAACATTGATGACGAGAACAGTTGCCATAGCAAGAAGATAAAGAACCAAGCCGCTCAAGTTGGCATGGACGCTCCCATCAATGAAAACGTCCGTAAGCTATTTCCTGACAGCATGACGCAAATTACCAGTCTTATGAAAACTGTCTTTGGCCAAGGCAAGCCTAAAGAAGAGCTGGACAAGATGGGTCCAATACTTCCAGAGGTGTTAGCTAAGCTCTTCAAGAAGAAGCTCCCAAACGACCAAGAGTGGTACTTCTACTCATGGGAGTGGATATTGTGGTACGCCAAGAATATGGAAGATAAGGCTGACCCCAACGATCCACCTATTAAATATGTACCAATGCCTGGGAACCATCTGGACTCACATGACTTCGAAGACTTTAGCGAAGATGCTACACCTGATGAAAAAGCTGAAGCTAGGCGTAAGGTAAACGAGATTGTTGAAAAGGCTAGGAAAGAAGCAGAGGTACTGGCCCACAAAGCCGGAATCACCCCGTCTGATGCTTGTTTAGCTACGGATAACGTAGTGATAGACAAGAGACTCGATACGTTGCTGGCCAAGATTGTAGTTAGGTTCAAACGCATATTCTCTCCAACCAACTGTCAGGAATACCGATATGAACAAATCAATAAGCTTTGGCCTGACAGAGGGCTCCCTGGTTACGTTGACATAGACAGACCGACACCCAAGGTTGTGATGGTAATAGACACTTCTGGCTCAATGTGTGACCAGTCTTTTCTTAACCAGATGGTGGCGGCAGCTAGACGATTCTATAAAAAGAATCAGCTACTGGCTCTCTATGCATGCGACACAGAGCTGACTCAGGTTAACCTTAGTGGGCTCTCTAGCAGTGTGAAGCTTACTGGAGGAGGCGGTACTGAGTTCTCACCTAAGCAGATTAGCTCCATACTCAGTGACATGAAAATGAAGAAGGGGTTGGACATAATCTATTTAACAGACGAATATGTCATTGGACTGGAAGAATCATTGAGAGACAAGAGAGTTAAAGTCCATGTCATCAACATACCAAAGGCTTTGATGAAAGATGCTTGACCAGGAGAAAGACACAATACATCCCAATCTTCACAGTGGCCAGCCTGATACTGGCCACCTCGATGATGCCGAAAGGCAGAAGCTAGTTATAGAACTAAAGAAGAGCATTAGTGACGGGAAATTGTATGTAGAAGACATCCTTATGTCAGACGAGGTTCCGGGTGATGTGATGGTGGCCATAGGTCTTTCTGAAGATACCAAGCTGGCCCCTGCTGTGATAGAAATCTTCATCTTGAAGATGTGTGACTATTTGAAAAGCCGCCGCTCATTTATCTCTTGGAAGGTTCAACAGTTTCTGGATAAGCTGGAAAGATATCTATTAGATAAGACCCAATCAAACCTGTTAGCCTTCTCAGCAGAGAAGCGCAAGCTGGGTGACCTCTCTGACACTCGTCACTTCTCTATTGAAGAATTTGATCCTTTGCGTGCAGCAAAGGCGCTGATGACCCTGCTTCTCACCATCGAACATGGGAACTATCTGGACTATGTTCAGACTTATAACCAAGACGACATGCCTGATAAGGACATGGAAAACTGGATGGTTATGGGTAAATGGGAAGTGGCAGAAACGCTTGGCCAAATGCTCCGTGACTCATTCAAATCAAACATGTATTGAAATTACACTTGCTTGTTGCTTGTCCATAACCTAGTGCTAGGTTAGCCTTGCCTTAACTAAGGCCAGCCCATTGGCCTAATGGAGGATATGGCAAATGAGGCCAATGCTTGCAGAACAAATAAGCGAAACAGACCTAGACAACATTAGATACCCAGTGCTAGGCTCCAGGAAGATGGATGGCATAAGAGGTCTTGTTGTTAACGGTACTGTCCTTAGCCGTTCTCTCAAGCCAATACCAAACCAGAACATCAAAGAAACCCTGAGAGGGGCCTTTGCCAATCTCCAACCAGACATCATGGTCGATGGTGAGATAGTTGCTGGAGCTACATTCCAAGACTGTACATCAATCGTTATGTCCAAAGCTCCTCCCATCTGTAATTTCACATACCATGTGTTTGACTGTGTATCTCTGAGCAACATAGCCGAGACCTTCCTTAAGAGGCTTGAGCGCCTTAAGAGTGTGGTTAAGACCTTGGACTATTACCCACGCTGTACGGTAGAGGTACTGGAACAGAGGTTGCTAAGAAACAAGCAAGCCGTGCTGGACTATGAGAAAGAGCTTCTTGATGATGGAGCAGAAGGCGTCATCATCAGGTCACTTACCTCACCCTACAAATATGGTCGCTCTACTCTCAGAGAAGGCTATTTGCTCAAGCTTAAGAGGTTTGTAACCAAAGAAGCTACCATCATCGACTTTGAGCAGCTTGAGAGAAATCTCAACGAAGCAAAGGTAGATGAAAGAGGCTACACCAAGAGAAGCTCTCATAAGGCAGGCAAGGTGTTGTCTAACGAACTTGGTGCATTCGTTGTTAAGGATGCCGAGGGAGTGGTGTTTAACGTAGGCTCTGGGTTTACCAAGAGCCAAAGAATGGCCTACTGGATTGAAAGAGAGAAGTACAGAGGCAAGACCATTGTGGTTAAATACTTTGACTACAACATCAAAGATGCAGCTCGCATCCCTTCGTTCGCTGGTTTCAGACACCCAGAGGATATGTGATGAGACGGCCGGTGTTCACTCCTTTTACAAGGTATATGAGGAACGGCATTTCCGTGTTAGTCAAAAATGAGCATCCTTCAGCATACGTTAATATCCTTGTTCTAAGAGGCAACGAGCCTAAGTGGATATCCGAATACGCACAATATGTTACGCCTAGTGAGAAATATCACAAAGATTCATGGGAAACCTTGTTCAGAACAATGATTAGCGAAAACAAAGGATTGGCCATAGTCAAGCCTGATAAGCGCGGTGAATATTTGTTCATTAGTGTAGATGAGTCTTTGAAACTGTTACAACAGTTTCTATAGGAGATGGAAGGTGTCCTTTCTTGAACCGGGCGTATATACGTTCGATTCCCGTAACATGCATGAAACTGGCTACGCCTATGTGTTGATGGGCGATAGCTGGTGTTATCTGTTCGGCAAGTACAGAGGGATGCTGGTGTCTTACTATCCTGGTGGGAAGTCTATGACTTTCAGAATAGCAAGCCGTCTAGGAGTAATGGGAACTAGAGGAACAGCCTATTTCCCAGACCTTGAAACTCTCATGAGAGCCATATCGTCATACCCTGAAATGTTCAAGAAGAGCTTAGATAACGTCAGAAACAAGCCAGTATCTCCGTCTGACATAGCCAACTACCTCTTGTCACAGGAAGGAATATGATGATGACCCACCGGCATTTCAGTTCCTTGATTCAGCAAGCCAACTTGAGGTGGAAGTTTCTTAAGGAAACTGAGACAGTAGAGTTCTCCTGGACTGATGAAAGGTCTCAAAGATGGCATGGATGTTTGCTATATGCGCCTCCAATAAGCAGATACATCAAGCGCAAATATGAATCCAATGAATACTTGAATTTCCGTCTATTTGCTTGTGAAGATTTCCATTCAGAAGGAGATGAGCCAGGTCTCCCTTTCAACATCGAGGATTTCGCAAGGCAGATTCTTTCTATGAAAACCGTCAGACTCGACTGTACTCATAGGGAATGCAAACGGGTATATATGGAGCCCGCAATATTGATGAAACTTGTGATGAAGTATTACATCGGAGATGAACTGACCAAGTTACCGCCAGTCCTTTAAGGAGCTGACTATGAACATGAAAGAAGCTTTGCTGAAAGCCAAAGAACATCTGATTAACATGCCCAAAGAAGAATTTGAGGCAATGATAAGCAAGTACACCAAAGAAGACTGTGCACAATATGCAGAGATTGAAAGAGAAGTCTGGTACCAAGGTCGAGTCGTCCAGCTAGAGGAAGAACTCCTTCGCATACTGTACATGCTTAAGGAACGACTCCACTGTGGACCTCATGACGAAGAGTTTGCTCAAGCCGTGAAACGTATAAAGTCAATAACCCTAGTAGATAAGGAGATGACCAATGAAAACAAGTGAACTGAAAGCTTTTCTTGATTCTGTGCTTGAAACAGGCGTAGACCCCACTATCCAACTCGTGATGGAGATAGAGGAGGGCCAGTACGAGGATGACCTGGGCGAGGTGTCACTGGTCAACACCTATAAAAATAATGACTTGACAGACTGCACCATCAAAGGAGTGAAGCTGGTTGGTGTCAATTTCAAGTGGGAACAGGAAGGATGACTTTGGCAAAGAGTAATGTGACTAGGATGTTGTTTCCAGAGCCAAAGAAGGTTTACGATGTAACATTCAAGGGCAAACCAAACAAAGAAGCAGAAAAGCTCTTGCAAGAGCAGACAGATTACTTCTCTGACCTGTGCAAGAAGCTGGAATTCTGGGTAGACCCGTTTGGTCAGTGGTTCTTTGTTGACACCAGCAAGGAACCTGGTCCAGAAGGAGCTTACTCTACCAACATGACTAGGACCTGTGTCTGTGGAACATTGAGAAGGATATACCTGGAAGACAAAGGGCCAGGTGGTCTCAGTGGCAAAGCCTTGGTCAAGAGGATAGACAAATTCTTGACTGAGGCAGAGGTAAGAGTGAACGAAGCTGCTTGCAAGAAAGGTAGCATATGAGTGTTTTTAGAAGTATGTCCGTGTGTGTGTTGGCATTGTGTTGGTCTTCAGTTTCTCTCGCCCCTCCTCCTGTTTACGTCGCCCGTTCGTTTGAGTCGTTCAAAAATAGCTGCAAGGCTGTTGAGAAGAAGTTCCCAGGCATTCTCAGCTTGGCTGCGGAAAGGACTGATTGGCCCGACATTTATCGCTGTCGCGTAATGGCGGCAGATTGGGGAAGGCTTGAACGAGAGTTCGGCTTGAGCCCCTTTGACGGAACTTACCAGGTCACCAAAGACAGTAGAGAGGACTGGCAAATCGGTCCCGGACTGGCCATGCGCTTTGAAATGGGAGACACACTCATTCGCGACGACAAAAGCGAAGACAAGCTGTTCCCAGGAATGGAAACAGTGGCTGTGCAAGACGACTCCAAGAATCCACTCGTTGGGTTCGTTGCACGCGGCATAGGTCAAGTGGCGAAGCTCGCCGGAGTTGTCACGCTAGTAGAAGAAGTCACCCAAAAGGGTGCCAAAGTAGATGATGCCCGGAAGCACGAATACTTTGCGGCAAAAACTCATGGAATGGACTCTGTTGAATACGCCAAGGCGAAAGAAGAACGAGTGGCTCAAGAGGATAGCTGCAAGTGGTGTTACAACTCCAAGTTTGAGATGCACGACGGCAAGGGCTGGCATATGGCTGGTGTGGGAGTCGGTCAGCACGACGACGAGCATGAGCCTGCTACATATGATTTCTGCATCAGACACATGGGGATAGGGCCAAGCTATGTCTCATATTGAGAATATGCGTAAAGTGACATCAATACTTGCAACGGTCGCCTTGCTTTACTTCTGGGCCACCATTGCTCTCAACACAGTCAACGCAGGTCTTGATGGAAAGCCTCTAAGGGATATCTTAGCTATCCATATTGTGTTTCTGCTTAGCTTCGAAAGAATACAAGAAGCTAAGAACTGGTCCTGGCCGTGGACGCTACTGATGTTCGCACAGCTATTGATTACAGCTTTTGTCGTATATCACAGATAAGTTTTCCACATGGTGTGGGAGCGCCTCACACGTTTGGCAGCTTGGGCGTGTGAGGTTGTCTCATGAGATTCAGCTACGCCATAGTGTACAAAGAAGACACCGGGGAACCATTGTGGCCGGTATGTATCAGCCATCCAACTCCGGACAGAAGGACCGTGAACAAGTTCTTAGTCTGTAGTGGGATATTCATCCTCACACCAGAGTCTAATCATCCGTTACCGGGATGCAGAACTGTCCTTAAGCGCGAGTGTTCTGAGTGTTCTGATTTCATAAGAATATTGCTGAGGGAATTTCCAGAAATAATCAGCCTGTTGCACGAAGACGAGGAAACATACGCGATTTCTCACAAGCTCATTGCAACACAGAAGCTAATAGACTTTTTGTTATGGAAACATCTCTAGTTTATTGAGGGGATATGGAACGAAATTTTGCCTTAGCCCGCAAGCTTAATGGCGATAAGCTGATTCCTGTCCTCTTCTCGGGTACTCCAACAAAGCTAATGAACGAGGTCTATATAACTGCAAGAGGAATGATGGTCCCACTGCCAGTGCTTCCAAGAGGTCTTGATAGAGACTATATTGTGATGGAGGAATTTGAGGAATGCGCAGACTTCATCAAAGCCTTACTCAGAGAGTTCCCAGAAAACGTATCTCTCATGTATGAATGTCTTCAAACTGGAAACCTTCATCACAGACTGTTCCCGACAGCAATGTTGATTGACTATCTGATGAACAATGAGCTTTAGTTGTAAGTTAGGAAGATTATGAAGATTCAGCGTATAGAACTAAACCCAGAAGACAAAGTTCCACAGAACTGCAAACTGTGCAAGCATTATGGGAACCGCCCAATCGACCATGAACACGATCCTCATTATTGTAAGTATTTAGACAATACAAAAGGCACGCGGATGTCTATCCACAGGCTCATCATGCTTACTCCAGAAGAAAGAGGATGGAAGCGTTTGCCAGTCACACATTACATGCATGGATGTGAACCACCAGACTTCTGCCCCTTGAAGAGCCAGAGTAGCGCCACGGGAGACGTATGACAGGTTGCATAACTAGATTGCCAAGTTTCATCAAACTTGCCCTTGGTTACAAAATCACTGATGACCAGTCTCGGGTCAAACCAGTTGTGATTACATATCAACACACATACGCCTATGGTTTACACAAGAGAATCGAGACCTTCATCATAGACGAAAGTGAAGACATCTTGCACAAGACAAGCGATGCCACAAGTGTGGTGGAGGATTGGGTTCTTATTACGGAGGAATATGAAGACTGCGCAGAGTTTCTGAAGATTCTAATAAAGGCATTCCCAGATAGAGTTACTGTCTGCTCCTTACACAAGGAAGGTGGATGCTGGTCCTACAAAGAAACACCTATTCGGGACTTTGTCAATTTGCTAACGAAGTTTGTCCTCTAACCAAGGAGCGAGCCATGAGTCGAAAAAGTGCATTTGCACAGCCAATGAGGGAAACTTTTGCGCTTGTTAGATGGAAAGGCAAAACCGTTGTCCCAGGCACAATTTCAGAAATGAAAAACGGAAACAAAGTGGTGCGAATGGCCTGCGGCTTTTGTGCAGGGGAGGTCTCCAACTTCCTATCAGCAATCCCGATGTCTAGCCTGATGCCTCTTGACGAGCATCTTGTAAAGGAATACGAGGAATTAGCGGACTTTATAAAAATGCTGTTGAAAGAATTTCCAGAAGATATACCTGTACTGCATGTAGATTACGAATCCCTGCACAAAAGTAGCACGGGGCTAGATTACAGGACTGAGGTCTTAAAAACATCTAAGTTTATCGAGAAACTAATCGAATACATGGTTTAATCCAGCTCCGATGTCTAACCGATAAACACCCACACGTCACCTTGTCAACACTGTACAAACCTTGTACACTATGGGTACGCCCCACAACTAGCAACCATAGGAGACAAGAGTATGCCTGCTCCAGACCCGTCTAATATCGTATTCCCTGGAATCAGCTCTGGTAATCATTCGATGGCCGTTGACCATCAATACCGAGGTATTGTGGCAAACTTTGGAACTGCCAATTCTCAGTTTGGCGAGCGCATGTACATCGACATCTCGCCCCCAAACAAGAACATCGTCCGTATCTTTACTGCTAAGGGCTTGCTGGAAATCTTCAAGATTAGACCTCTGGTCATTGGCGAGTATATCTCTCTTATGCTTACCCACAGAGGAGGTCCCGCTGCTCCTCATAGGTTCTCCATCCGCTTCTATAACAAAGACCGAACCTGCAACGCTTTCCTGTTCAACCCAGAGAATGACCCAACGTCTGTAGCTGGCAAGATTACCATCATGGGGTATGAGAACAACATCAATACGAGCGCCATGCCGTATGCAAACATCAGACCTCCTGAGCCAAAGCCAGAAGTAACTGAGCCATCTCTTACTGCCGTAGTCAATACGCCTCCTGTTGCATCCAGAAAGCGCGGGCCTAATGGCGCTAACACCTTTACTTCTGGAATAACTGTGAAGGCTGGGGATAAGCTAAAAGCCCAAGGGCCGAGCTTTCATAAGCAAACTGGTTTGTGGCGCTTAATTCTTCAGGTAGGCGAGGATGGAAAGCCTTATACTCCGGGATTCAAGACAGAGGAAGAGGCCGAAGCGTTCAAGAAACACTTCAAGCTATTCTTCCTCGGAGGCAAATGGTAATTCCTCGTTGTCCAGAGAGCTTGGGTCGTACTGCTTAGCGATGTAACCTCTCTGTTTTGCCTTCCATCTCCATTCAACCGTATCTGGAAACACATCAATCACAACGGCCTTGTCCTTGCCTTCACACTTCCTCACAGCACGACCAAAGGCTTGGATAGTGGTGACAGGGCTTGACGTACCTGCACAGTAGATGAGTACAGAGATACTAGGTACATCAATGCCCTCACCGAGCAAGTTCACGTTAGCGATGCACAGGTCAGTCTCACCCTTCTTAAATGCATAAAACGGGGCTCTATAGCCACCGTGTGCAGCATCTACACCAAGTGACTCAGCCAATGCCTTGCAGCACTCAACGCTCTTATAGAGGACCAATATACGCTTCTTTTTAGCCAATGCCTTAGTCACTAGGTCTTTCACTGTAGCGACATACTGAGGAGTGCTGTGTAGAGCTATGTACTGCTTGATATAGCTGTTGCCCCCAAGTCTAGACTGCTCAGGGGTAACCTTGACTGGCAGCTGGTGATACTCCAAGGGGACGATATAGCCGTCCTTAATGGCCTGAGCAGCGGTGTATCTGTACACGATAGGACCACACCAAGCCCATATGAGGTCTGACATCTTGTCTGCTCTCTCAGGAGAGGCCGTCAATACATACATCTTCTTGGCTGCTATGGCTGCGACACACACATCTTGCCAAGTCTGACAAGCTGCTCTGTGACCCTCATCGTGTATCACTACTGAGTAGTTGTCAGCTTCGTTAATGGCGCTCTGGGCAGTAGACACCAATACATCACAACCAACAGCAGGCTTCTCTCCATTGCCAAGCATGGACACCTTAAGGTCTTTGACCTCCTTAAGAGGGAAATAGGTCTGCTTAAGCAGTTCGATAGAAGGTACTGTGACAAGCACTCTGTGACCAGCAGCTACCAGGGACTTACACAGAACAGCGATACAGATCGATTTTCCAGACCCCGTACAGGCTTGAATACTAGCTCTGTCCCTCTTGAGAAGTTCTTCGATGATGTCCTTTTGGTAATACCTCTCATGACCCATGAACACAGGAGTGATGGACTTATCACTATATTCCAACTCACTGCGGTTCTCGCACAGATAGTAGTAGCCAGGAGGACAAGACAGATGTTCATCATCTATCTGAGCCCACATAAGGATTGTTACTTTGTCCTTAAGCTCTTCCAACTTTGTCTTGACATACCAAGCGTGCTTGGCTGTTCTTGGCTTAGACCTCTGAAGTCTGTTCATTTCGTCAATGACTGGATAGTTCTTGATAGTAAGTTGTTTCTTGGCCTTATCCAAAGCTTCTGCACTTCCAGACAAGACCAGCTCAGCGGATGAGGCGTATTTGCCAATGAGCCCTGGGATTGAATCAAACACTAACATGGCACACCCGTCCTATAATTTGGTAGATGAAGATGTCATCAATTTAGCAAATGAGGATGAGTATGTCCAGCAATATCATGAACGTTTTTAAGAGTCTCGCTAGCAAAGACAACACATTTGGAGAAACCCTCGCAGAGAAGGTACCTGGGGCAGAGCCTCTGATGAAGCCACCAGTGAGTGAGGCGCAAAGAAGGTACATGGGCGCAGTAAGTCAAGGAGATGTTCCTGGTGTATCTCCTTCTGTTGGAAAAGAATTCCTCAGTGAAGACAAGGGCGGGAAGCTTCCTGAAAGAGTAGCGAAAAACGTAGACACAGGAGACTTCCTTGGTGAAGAGCTTGAGAAATGCAGCAATTCACGCATTGAGAAGATTCGTAAGTCTCTTAAGCCTCATGAAGCAAAAGAAGACAAAGAACGCAAAGAAGGCAATGGGACAGATGGCCCGACTGTGGTCAATGAAGGACCTCTCAACGAGAAACGTCTTAAGGCCCTGCTTGCTCAAGAGAAGCATGAAATCAAAGAGCTTAGTTCACACTTCTCTCCTGATTGTGCAAAGGCAGCTTACGAAGCTGGTGAAGAAGCCAATCAGCACGAAGAACAAGCTGACGAAGGCGAAGGAGCGGTATATAACCGTGAAGACCTCTCCAAGAAGCCCAAGGGTCGCTATGACGAGCTTATGGAACGAGTGAAGAAGTGCAAGTACGCCACTAACGATACGGACCCAACCACGCCTCCTAAGAAGCTTGAGAAAGCTCTGCCTGTTCTTAAAGAGCCTAACAATATGGTTGGAGGCAAGGCAGACAATATTCCTTTGCGTAAGCTCGACAATCAACAACTGGCAGCAGGAACGAAGGTTGAAGAAGAGCATACGAAAGACCCTTCTATAGCCAAAGAGATTGCCTCAGACCACCTTGCAGAAATCCCTGATTATTACAGTCGTCTGAACAATATGGAAGAAGAAGCCAAAGGCGGAAACATTGGAAAACTCATTCATCTGTTCAAGAAGGGTTCAATGCTTAACAAGGCGGCAGACACACCCAAAGAAGACACGGTGATTCGTGAAGGCAAGGACAACTCCAAGGTAGTGGGCAAGGTAAAGCTTGACGGTAATGGGAAGTGGCATTGGGCCAAGGATGGAGAAGAAGCTGACTTCTCAGTAAGGAAGCAGCACGGATACTATCGAATCACCTCTGGTAAGTATCGTGGACGCTATCTCCATTCAGTAGTTGCCGAACAGCAGCTTGGCAGAAAGCTTAAGGACGGAGAAGAAGTTGACCACGTTGACGGAAACCGTTCAAGTACCAAGCACCTCAAGGTAATGAGTATTGGAGACCATGCAGGTAAGACCGATAAGACTCGTGGCAGCAACGGTTCAGGACCTAAGCGGTATGAACACAGCAAAGACAACGAGTCACGTCCTGAGACCGTTAAGAAGTCTACCAAGCCAGTGTTTCTTACTGACTGAAACTGATAACGCCCCGCCTTTGTCTTTTGACTCACCTTGCGGTAAGCTTGCCTGTAACTAACGACAGGAGAGCTTACCGTATGGCAGACCTTTACAGTTCAGACTTCAAACAAGCAGTAACATGCAGATGCGGTGCAGAACCTAAATGGGAATTTGAAAAATCTCCCCCAGGAGGTGCTTGGGTATGTCCGAACTGTTACGCCATGGCTCGCTCAACTTTTGAGTGGGACTCACAGATGGTTCCTGTGCTTGAACTCAAAGCTCGTGTGGCCGAACTTGAACACGAGATGGCCAGAACCCTTAGAGCTTTGAGGATGGACGATCTATGACAATCTCAACATTCCTCAAAGTAGCTTTTGTGTCAGACACGCATAGCTTCCATAGAAGAGTGAATGTTCCTCAGTGTGACATATTGGTTCACTGTGGTGATGCCACAGGTTCTGGTAGACATGACCTTGCAGAGGCCAATCTCTTAGACTTCATCAATTGGATGGCAGAACTGCCAGCTAAAGAGAAGGTGTTTGTTCCTGGGAACCACGACGAACTAATAGAGAACCAACCAGAGCTTTGGGTAAAGAGATTCCAAAACAGAAATATCCATCTACTCATGGGTACAGAAGACCTCTATCCAGGCTATGCCGCTCAGGAGCCTGAACTGTTCAGCAGGAACATAAACCTGATGGGTCTTAAGATATGGGGCAGCCCCATTACTCCCAGATTCTGCAACTGGCCTTTCATGAGAGATAGAAATGGACCCATAGCAAACATCTGGGCAGACATACCAGAAGACACTCATCTGGTTGTGACCCACGGTCCAGCTTATGGAATCCTTGACACCAATATGTTCGGTCACCTTTGTGGTTGTGAAGACCTCAGGAACCAACTCAGATTCATGTCTAGGAATCTGCTGATACACGCCAGTGGTCACATACATGAAGCTTATGGACTTGAAGAAGTTGGCAACACCTTGTTCATCAATGCCAGCTGTGCAGATGCCCGATACAGAATATCCAACCAAGCCGTCTTGGTTGAGGTGGAACTTGGCGATGACCCAATGGTAAGGTATTGAAACTACGCGGGCGCGGGCGTTGTCTAGCTAGCCCAAACACGTTAAGCTACTGTTACCAAGGAGATTCACCTGGGTAGTTCCGTGACGAAACCATATTAACTGAGCCGCACACGGCTCACAAAATGGTCATTAGCCCTCTGCGATACCTCTTCGTCATGCCCGAGTGAAGCAACGCTGGTTCTGGGCCTCTTTACTGAGAGGCCCTTTCTTTTTGGGCGGTGCGGCTGTTTCTAAGGTTGAAAAACCGCATTGCGGGTGTTTGTCTAGGGTTTTTGGGTGGGGTATATTAAGGTTGTAAGCGGCGAATGCCTGTTGTAAGCGTTCTTTTGCATTCTCACTAGGTGTGTATTTGGACCTTATTACATGTACAATTCCCAGGCATTGGGTAGTGTATCGTTCCCGCTTATACTTGTGCAGATTGAGTCAACCTCAATTAGAGTGAAAACTCGACCGTGGAATTGACCAAACTCAGTCTGTACAGGATTTCACCCTTTTGTAGGAGGGGAGCTGTCGTGCTTGCGGTTATCTCTGATAAAGGTACCCCCGCTAGTCATTTCTTTGCTTCCCGTCTTTTAACTCCTTTGTAGGAGAGGAGCTGATTGTAAGTGGTTATCTGGTTAGTGTTCCACTTACTGCGACTTGCTTCTCATTTACAGAGACTCTTTTAGGAGAGGAGCTGAAGACTCGTGGTTATCACTCATAATGATCACTCCACTGGTCGTTTTTCTTGCTTCTCGTTTGTTAACCCCCACTTAGGAGGGGAGCTGTTGGTTAATGGTTATCACTGTAAACGACTTCCGTTGACCGTCTCTTTGCTTCCCGATTGGTGGTCTTTGTAAGGGGCTGACCTAAAATGACCCTTTATCCTTGTGACTGGGCATTGGATACAAACCCAGCAGTAACTGGCGCTTAGTCCGGAGTCAATTGTGGTACTGACTTATACCTTTCCACAGGTGGCCGACTCCATAATTCGGAACTTTGCCAGGTAGTTCAACTGGACGGTTTTGCTGGAACCATAAAAACCAGCGGTTCGTCCTTCAACTTAAGGACGGCGTCTTTCGCTATCGGTTTGTGCGCTGAATAACCGAAGTGCTGTCACCCTGCACAGTGGGTGGTCCGGTCTTCTGGGCAGTGAAGACTACTTGTGTGTTGTGACATAACACTCCTCTGCCGTGGGTTGGTCGTTCGGAGTAAGGACAAATCACCCGTTTGGTTGTTAAGGAATTTTCCGACCATGCGACGTAAACGCGAATAGGGTTAGCGGAGCTTCCGAGGAAGCTATGAGGCTTTTCCAACAATAAATCCTGACAGGTCGGAATAGACGGCCACCTCTACCACATTAGAGGCAGGTAGAGCTGCAAGTTGAGAGGTTATCCAGTCTATGGACAACGAATCGGTCAAGGCTGATTCTTTGGTGTGCTTGGACAGGAAACTGTCCATTCACTCTCCTTACTGTGATGGTAAGGCGCTATCTCCATGGTGTTAAAAATGGATATGCCAGAGAACTGGCTAGGGTGTCTGTGACTGAATACCACAGAATATTTCATGCAAGAAAGCATGACGTGTCCTTGTCTGGCGTAACAGACAAGGCCCCACCTTGAGGGTTAGATAGGTGTAGTGAGATGCGACCCTGAGACGTGGCAGCAATACTGCGACTATCTACTGGACATCTTGCGAAATCTCCTTTCGACACTTCACTTGTTCTACCTGTTCCTAGGGGATAGCAGTATGACTGAGACAGGCTATTCACTAAATCCTCTTGTCCCTGTGCTTCATCGTTGCTGACTACAGCACAGGGAACTTTCTTTGAATCAAATCAAGGACGACTGTCCCCGCCCGGTCAGAAGTCCTGGCTCCACACGGCATGGTTTGTCCGGACATTCCATGAAGTGTGGGGTTTCTTTTTGTGAAAGCTCTTCCATGGCCACTGCTCTGAAGTTGAAACAGCCAATCCTGTTGTCTGACCCAGCCATATGCACCGGATGCCCAATGTACAAGCAGAAATTCATGAAAACCTGGAACGGCATAGCTTTCATCAAGAGCACCAAGATAGCTAGATGTGGGTTTGGTGGACAAACGATAAAGCTGAACGAGAAGGGCAGCAGTAACAGACCTAAGTGGTGTCCACTAGAGGTAGTTACTGCCTAGAAATTAGGCCCGTGCTGGTGTTGTCCATTTGCCAGTAGTGGCTTACGCTAGTGTTAGCCAAAGCCCCTAGTAATGGAGAGCGTTATGCCGCGCACAGGATTACCACCTCCGCTTGTTTCGTCAAAAGATTTGATGGCCAAGGCCAAGAGGGTAATCCATTCCTGTGTACATCTGGAACAACTGCATGTGGCATACACGTTCTATACCAACGTCATCTTTAGATTCGAATACTCCAATGAAGAGAGGCTGTGGATGAGCCACATATTGGAGTGGGAAACAGAAGCCAGGGCAGACGGCTATTTGCTAGAGAGTTACAGGTTTGAAGTACAAACCATAGGAGCATTAGGAAATGACGGTTAAGAGTCTTAAGTTCACAGAAGGTGCGTGGCAGCTAGATGAAAGTAACTTCCAGAACAAGACCCCATTGGACAAGACCTACACGTTTGCCGAGGGTCTTAACATAATCGTTGGTGACAACGGGGTAGGAAAGACATCCCTCATCAACGCCATTGCTGCTCGTACTTTCTGTGAAGACAAAGTAACCAAAGTAGGCTGGACAGACTACAAGAAGATTGCTCTTAGAGACGACAAAAAGCTACTGACCCATGATGAACCTAATGTCAAGTGCTACATGATATGGGACAGAAACCCTGTAACTCTATGGAACCGAAAGTCTCTGAACAACTGTATGCCCACCTATTTTGGTGAGTTTGGAGAAATGGGCAAAGACTTTGAACTCTTCTATACTCTGTCTCATTCCTCACAAGGGCAGATGTCTACTTCGACTCTTAACAAGCTCTCTAAGAGGAAGATTCCTGAAATACCCACGAGGTACAAAGAGAAGGCCAAGGGAGGCAAGCCTACCATTCTCATTGATGAGATGGATAAGGACTTCTCCATATTCAGGAACAAGGAATACTTCAGCTTCCTTAAATCATTGGCAACCAAGTTCCAGGTAATCTGTGTAACCCATAGCTATCTGGTACTCAAAGAAGACGATGCAATCAACTGGATAGAAGTACAAGAAGGATACCGTGAAAAGCTAAAGCGCGAAATCTTTGGCTTGGTTTCCTCTGAAATCATCAGAAGCAAGAAAGAATCAGCAGAACAACCGAGCGAATGACAGAGAGGTGTAGGACATGCTGACGAAGGAACTCAAGGAAGAGATAGAGACACTTCGTGTTAAAGAGAAGACTCTTGAAAAGAGAAAGAGAGACATAGAAAAAGAGCTGAGCAGCTTGAAGTACACCAGAGCCTCACACCTTGGTAATCTGTTTGACTCAGACAACCCCCACTTTCACACAAGTCTGTGGAAGGTTTTCTATTCAGAAAACGGCACAGTGAGTGTGGAAACAAATGAAAATGCTGTCATAAGCTGGTTTTTCGAGCAAGTTGGAGAACTGTATGACTATGGTATTGAAACTAAGTATGGAAAATTTGGTGTCACGATAGATGACTACCACGTATCCATAAATATCAACTCTCTGGAAGAGTTTGTAGCGTTCATGCTAGGAGTACATCTTAGTATTGATGTCATACCTTTTTCAGAAGCTTTCGTTCGACACACAGCCATAGCAGAACTGTGCAAGAAGGTTGTCGACTACACCTTGGAAAAGATGAACCAAGAAGACTTCCCCAAGGGCACTCCTCAGGAAAGCGGCGGTAGACGTAGAGGAACCCGTTTGCCTCCTAGACCTCTGAGAAGCTCTCATGATTCTTCTTTGCCAATCCCAGAATTACGTGCAATAGCTCAATCTGAGTGTTATGAGGAACCTTTTCCACCAGCTGAGACAGCTACGTTTTCTCCAATGAGCAATCTTGATGTGTCTGGCGTAACGCTTACACATTCAGAAGGTCCTGTTCTGGCATATGACCAAATCAGCGAACGGCTTCAGACACTAGATTCTTACGCTCTCAGAGCTAACTTAGCGTCGGAGTTTCAAGCACAACTGTCAACACAGTTTATCGCAAGGAGTGGGGATGAATAAAACAACATTCGAAAAGGTAGACAGATATTACCGAGAAAATCCTGTAAGAATCATCATGAGTAGCAACGAAAGAGAGAGAGCGGAACAGCTTAAAACTCTTCGTCTCTGGGGATTCACAAGATTCACAGGCAGCTCGGCAGAGTGTCAGGAAATGTTAGACAAGGCCAACTACATAGGCATAGGAGTAAGAAAAGGAGACCAAGTCGGAAGACTTGTTTCCTGGGCGTCCGAAAGAGTTGACTGCATTCCGTATATGACTTGGGAAAAATTCGTCCAAGACTACAACGAACTTTTAGAGAGACTCGCCACACTCAAAGGAGTAGCAAATATGTCCAATGTCACTAAGCCAGATACCAACATCATGCAAGACGTCGCTAACCAACTTCGTCCTTACAAGAAGTACATCCTTGCAGCAGCAGTCTTGCTCTGCATCGACCATTTCTTCCTTAAGGGCGAAGTGCGTCATCGCATCATTGCCATTGTGCGTAAGGTGTCTGACAAAATCATCAAGCTTCTTGAAGCTGGGGCAGATACCATCCTCGGTGACGAGAAGCCTAACACTCCCCCTGCTCCTTAAGGAGGTGTCCTATGTTTGGTAAGATGCCTTACATAGCTCTTGGCTGGGTGATGTCCACTTATGTTGGCACCCCAATCAAGAAGCTTATCTGGTTCTGTGTTGGATTTGGAGTTGGTTCGCTCATCACCTCTGCCATGTTCATGCTGGCCAAGTCTCAATGGATGCAGTAATGCGTCAGCAGATGTATCATTTGTGAAGGTGGGCTTGTCTAAGAAGACAAGCCTTTTGTTTTGCTTATTAGTGAGGCACATTTGTGAAGTCAAGCCTTGATGAGTTAGAGAATTTCAATCTCCAGCAGAGGATGCACGAGATTCTTGTTCAGAAACTGGCAATGGAGTTTGTGTCCGAACTGATTGGTGAAGCAATAGACCACGACCTCAGCAAATGGTCCAAGGAAGAATACGAGACTTTTGTGGACTGCCGTTCATCCCTGAATACCAGTCAAGATGGCAAAGACGCAGATTATCAGAATGGTCTGAAACAGGCTTCTGTCCAGAAACACATCCACACAAACAAGCACCATCCAGAATACTGGAAGCCTGGTCAGATGCCACTGGTCCAAGCTATCCTCATGTACATGGATTGGAAGAGCCGCTCTATACAAAGAGGCACATGTATGGATAAGTTCTGGTCATACAATGTTGAAAAACTCAAAGAACAACCTCAAGCTCTAGCTGTAGTCGAAATGCTCAGAAAGAGAGATGAGGAAAACGGAACATGGAAGAGATTGTGACCGGCTTAATTAAACTCGTTATCGTTTCAATCGCTTTGGCACTTTCTTTGGCAGCATCTTACGTTGTATCGGAGTTCTTTTTAGCAATGCTGCACTCCCCACCAACACGTTCAGTGAAGTGGGGAGCTATCATCTTGTCTGTGTATATGATGGGATGGCCCACTGTCAGGGCGTCTATCGAAATCTTGTCAGAATCCAAACATTAGATGAACAAGCTTCTCGATGTCTTTGGATTGCGAAAACTCTGGCTTTATCCATCCGCTTACCGTAAGTCGCAGCCCTCCATCCTTCTCATACATATACACACCAAACCCTTCCTTGGAGAGCTTGTAAGAGATGTACCTGATGGCACTGATTGTTGTGTATTCCGTAGGAATAACTATCGTAACCTTGTCCTTACGCTCACTGGCGGCTGTCTCTACCTTGGGATAAATGAAGTCCTTGATGAAAACATCAAGAGCTTCATTGGCTTTGTCAGCAGATTCGCGATACACCTTGACCACCTTATCAATAAATCGTTCCATGGGACTTTCTCCTTGTGTATGTTACAGGTCCACTGCACATGAGTATTAGCGGAATTAGTTAATGTCAAGGGCTTGCGTGAATAAAACAGACCAGGTATAGTTGCTTCTCTCAACAAGGAGCAACAACTATGGACCCAGCCCAAATAGTCATTGATGGCATTGATGGTGCAGGCAAGGATGCAGTCTTGGAAAGAGCTGTCAGCAAACTTGCCGAAACACACAAAGTCCACATCGTCAGAAGCACAGAGATTGTAGAAGGGAACGAGTCTAGCGCAAGGGCAAGGGCGGTGCTAACCAGTGCTCACAGCACCCCTCACAACAGGTTCCTTGCAGCTCTGTACCTGTATCAAACTAACCTGCTGTACAACCCACCGCCCCCAGGCACGGACGTTTGCCTGATTTACAGGGGATGGGCTGGGTTCTATGCATACAACCCAATCAGCTTCTTGGACAAAGAAGACCACTTCACTCTAATTCCAGATGCAGACGCAGCAGTCCTCATCACTGCTTCTTTCGACACCCTTACACAGCGTCTCAACGAACGCAGGATAGACAACGGAGGTGTCGGTCTTTCTCATCAAGACGATGACCTTGAATACCGAAAGACGGTGTACGACGTATACACTCAAGCTTTCTTGGACCTCTCTCTGATGCGTATGAAACCCCATGCCGTAATCATGAACGAAGACGGGTTTCTTGATAAGAGCGTTGACTCGCTGGTGAGATTTGTTTCTGCTGTGGTGAATGGGAGGAAGTCATGAGATTTGCTTTTGATGTTAATTCTGACGGCGACTTGGACATCTACGTGACGCCTAATGGAATCTTGCCCACGAGAGGCACAGAAGAATCGGCTGGGTTGGACTTGTATGCCGACTTGACCAACAACGATGGTACGGTGACTCCTTACATCACAGTAAAACCTGGGTTTCCTGTAGCCATTAGCTCGGGAGTAGTTATTGACTTCCCCAAGGGCTGTGTTGGATTTCTGGATATCAGAAGCTCTCTTGGTAAGCATGGACTGGACCTGGCATGTCGTACTATTGACGCTGACTATCGAGGAATCATCTCTTTGATTGTTAAGAACGATGGCAACAAAGATTACGTCATCAGACACGGTGACAAGATTGCTCAGATCATCCTGCTGCCTTGTGCAGTTGGATATAAGCCAAAGAAGCTTGCTGACCGCGCCTCACTTAGCACAACGAAACGTGGTGAGCGAGGGTTTGGAAGCACTGGTTCAACTTAAGCTCTATTTGCCATCCCTTTGCAGCCTAGTGGCCTAGGCCACTAGGGTAGCGCCCCACCCGCAACAAGCCATCCCTTGCGCATCTTTGGCACTAATTATTTATCAAGCAAACTTAGGCAACGGGTGTACCGGGCATGTTTAGAGGTGTTGGAGTTGGGGTCACAGAGTTCATGCCTACTATATTGACCTTAAGAGCCACAAATGCATTGCGGAAAGCTGCGGGGAAGCCTGAGTTGTTGGGATCGCTGGTCGGCATACTACTGGTCATGTCTGCAACCAAGATAATCTTGGCGGCAGTAATAGACAATGGGTCTATAAGTGATGTCACAACAGACCATTGAGTAGCTGGAGTTGGAGCTACTGGAGGATTGACGTAGAACCCTGGAGTCATGGCCATCGTGCTTGCCAGCATAGCTTGTTCCCATGCATCAGCAAACTTGGAAGCAGCCGCTGACACATCTGTAGTTGGGACGCATGTGGCCTTAAGCTGAGTCTCAAAGATGGATTTATTGAAGACGAAGATGTTGGATTCGGTACCGTCAGATTTAGACACTCCAACAATACTCATCTTGTTTGTGACTCTTTCATCTACCCATTTAGCAAATTCAGTCAAAGCTGCGTCTGGGTCCGTTGACGGAACCAGGGCAGCCATTGTAGATTTCCAAGTAGAGATTGGGTCAATCATATGCTTCCCTTAATGGTTGTGAGAGCTGCCTTCACTGATGTGAGCTTTGCCAACACAGCAGGGTCCAGCACACCAGGACCAACGGCAGTGGCAACGAACTTGGGAGCAGCCGTTATCATCTCTGTGAATACTTGAAGGATTTGGTCCAAAAGCTCAACAGCTGAAGTACCCAAAGCCACTTTTCCACTGTTAAGGGATAGCGTGGCACCCGTACCGCCCTGGAGACGTATCTCCTTGGTTGGGGAATCAATAGTCAGCTTGCCTTTGAGAGCTACTGTGGTGTCTTTAGATACATTCAAAGTCAACGTACCATCTACGGTGGTGGTGACGTCTTTGGATGCGATTGTCAACGAGTCCTTAAGAAGCAAGTTAACTGGTTTCTCTGCTGTAAAGTCAGTCTTGCCTTGTACCAAGGTCTTGAGGTCACCTCTGAATTTGAAGTCAGCAACGCCTTTAACAAGGAAATCTAACGCTCCTCCTGCTCTTACTACCATTTCCTTAGTTGCCAGCAGAGAAATGCTTCCAGAGCTGTACAAGTTGCAAGAAAGAGCATTGTCATCTAGCATGAGATGGCTCTTGGGGCTACCGATGGTCAAAGTCTTGAGCTTAGGATTGCAGCTTATCAGCTGTCCATAGTCTGTGGCTATCTCCACTATGCCGTAATCACCCATCTTGAAACAGGACAGATGCTCGAGACTTGGTGGCTTTCTCTCATATTTGGTAAACGGTCCACTAGGCTGCTCGACCTTCTCAACACCCCCGTGGGTGATTATCAGTTCGCCTGTCTCGTTTATCTTGAAGTCCAAACCGTTGAACAGTCCATGCATTCTGGGAACTGGACTGTCTCGTGGAGGGTCCAGGTCTTCTGCTACGTCACGCTCCAAGATGTACTCAAGAGTAGAAGATGAGCCGGGGTGTGGGAGAAATCCCAGAATGACTGGCATCTCAAATCGTGAGTTAACAAACCCCACCAGACACCTGTCGCCTATCGTGAGCTTTCCTTCTTCTTTGTACGCTCTGTAGTCATAAGCCTTGGTGGTAAATCCTCCACTGGTTCTTATGACTCTTTGAAAGAAGTTGTTTACCCCGCTGGTCCATTCCATCAATAATGCGTTCTGGAAGACATGGACCCTGCCTCCTGGCAGAGTACACTTCACTGCATACTTCCATCTGACAGAATCTGGATCTCCAGTATTTCTAGATGGGGTGGCACTGACCACCTCTCCATACATAAGATTGGCAAAAAGAGAGCTACTTGGGTCTAATGCACTCATTGCTGTCCCTCTTCTACAGTCTTTGTATCCATTGGACTCAAATCCTTAAGCCCCTTGAAAGCTTCTTTGTAAGCGTTCTTTGTGCTATCAGGAGCTTCCATATCATCTAGGTTTTCTTGCTGTGTTTTGAATATATCTAGATTTGCCTTCAGAGAAATTACCTCTGTACTGACAACGAGGTCATGAGTTCCGACAGTGTCTCCAGCGGCTGTGTTTGCATCAATGGCAGACAGTGCGTTAGATTGGCCAAGTCCTGAGTCAGCAGGGAGTTCTTTAGCTCCAGACCCGTATATCGGGGGCTTGTTGAATACAGTGTCTCCACCAATAAGTAATGTCTGGTCACCGTATGTGAACAGATTCTCATCCTTTCTGCCAAGATAGAGCATAGGGTAAAGCTGTCTCTTCTTGTTTACCGTGCCGTCCCAACACATCCTTGAGAAGTAGATATACGTTTCACAGGTCGTCAAGCCGTTGTCTATTTTGTATCTCTCTTCAATGCCTTCTACATGGGCTACGTACAGAGGGCCGTTGTTGTTGAGCTTAAAAGAGATGTTGTTTCCAACACTTATACGAAACCCTGCGTCCTTAATCTTCAGAGTGCCTGTGTAGAAGAGGTCTTTGTGTCCATCAAATTCAACTATCTTAGCTGCCAGAGCCTTGTACCAAGTCGGAGTTATCTCGACAGCGACGTCAGCCTTAGGGTTTGTGCTATTGCTATCCGCAGCCTTCTTGTTCTCTTCTTTATCAGTGTTCTTAGGTTTCTTGGCAGTAGCATTGAGGAAGTCAACCATACCAAGATTTCTAGTAATGGTGCCGAATCTGGACATCATTGAAGGAATCATGCGAGCAGCATTGACGAACGCATCATTTTGAGAGTCTACATCTGTAACGTTTCTAGCCATTATTTCTGGGATGAATAAGTTACAACATCCTTCCATACTCTTTGTTGTATCCAAAGAAATAATATGCTCTGGCCATATGGATGTTCTTGGAAGACTGTCCATATATGTCCAAGGAACTTTATCGTTGTCTTTCAACTTCTTGAAATAGGACAGAGAATAAGGCATATCGCGTACAACTATGGTGGGGTGGACTTCACACGAGCCATTCTTGTCCAGATAGTACAGAAGCTCTGTATATACTTCTGTAGATGCAGTAGACCGACACATACCTTCCAATGCACTCATGACACTTTCGCCATACAGAATACTGGTGACGTCAAACATGCTTAATGCACGCTGAGTGTCTATTGCATCGTAATACAGGAACTTCTCTGGTGTGTTGGCCATCTCCTTAGACGCTGTATAGCCCCATCCTTGCTGATGTTTGTACCAGTCTCCGTTGGCGTCTACTGGCTTCCATACACCTGATAGCACCTTAGAAAATCTAGTTGCCCATGAGTTTTGATAGTCTTCTGTAGAATTTGCTTTAGTCACAGTGGCAAACAATGCCCCACCCGCTCCTCTTGCTGCTGTGGCCGATGTCTCTTGGTCTTTATACAAGGCTCCCGTCAATGTTTTAGGAATAGCAGGAAGTCTAGCTATCGTCTTAGAGAAGAGATTAGCTGGGTCCATAAGGGGCTTTACTTCTGTATTCGACGCCGAGTTATCTTTGCTTGCTGCTCCAACAACAGCAAGAGCAAGAGTGCATTTCCCAAAGATGGTGAACATCGATGTTCCAATATCTTCCAATACCCATCCACTCTTGAACATCTCATCCACAGCCTTCTGCACATTAGACAGAGATGCAGGAGGTGTGACATTCGCTTCAACTGCTGTGGCATTGAATGCTCCAGGCGTAGACAGTGCATATCCCCACTCTCTAAGAGTTACTTTATGCACTCGTCTCCTGGCTCCATTTGCATCTGCAAAATGAGAGGAGTTTACAGAGTAAACCTGTCCAATGAACTTAACTACATAGTTAGGGTCATGGAAAAGCTGGCTTATTGTGGGAGGAGTGGAACCAGAGCCCATATGAGTAGTTACTAGAGCTACCCATGTTCCAATTGATGCCATGTTGCTGTCTAGCTTGCCCATCCAGTCTATTACCAGACTGCCTCCAATAGCTTTTCTCTTAGACCTAGCGATATGCAATATACCAGAAGGGATGGGTTTACCGTATCCATCTGTGTCGTGGAGTATGTACGGCTGACCTTCCTCAAAGATATCATCGTGTCTGTGCTCTCTCGGATACAAGGCCCTATCTACCCATGGGAATACCACAACATAGGTCTTGTAGCTAACTGATACAGTCGTGACTCCGCCATCTGGAGGTAGGTCGGACTCGTTTTCGAGTGGCCCAGTGCTCTCCCATCTCTGAGCCAAAGGCACGTCTGCAAGACTGTAATGTCCCAGACCGCCTTCTTCCAATATCAAATCTTCTTCAAAGAATGAGACTTTCATTACGGAACCTCTCCAACAACCCCGTTTTTACCGATGTTAGGTATTCTTGGCTTATTAGGATTGTATCCAGCCATGGCTGATGCCACACTCAAGCCAACTTCTGAAGCATTCGTTATGTAGACATCCTGACCACGCCCATAGGTCTGAGCGGCCATTATGGACTCTTGTATAGCATTCATGCCGCCAGTCTGAGCAAGAGATCCCATGACTGTTTTGACTTCGTCTGATGGCACCACGCCGCTTTTGTACTTCGGGTCCATCACTCTCTTTAGCGCTTCCTTGAAGTCAGCCTCAGTAATCTTCTCCTTGCCTCTAAAATTCTCCATTATATTTTTAGTGACGTAGCCTCTGTATAAGGTTCCAGCAGTCAATTGCTCAAGACTTAGAGAGTCAATCGTTTTGCCTGAGGCATTTCTTGCCACAGCCTCAATAGCAGGCTTATCAAAAGACTGAGTGAACATTCCAGTAAGCATCATGTCCATAGCTTTTCTTGACCGAGAGAACATAGAAAACCTGTCCCCTTGACCAAAGCCTTGTTTGATGCGCTTCTCATATTCTGCTCGGTCCTCTGAGCTTAGACCGGCTAACGAAGGGTCTGTAAATGCCATAGAAGTCAGAGCCTGATAAGCTTCCGATGAACCACCAGATATTCTGGTGAACCGTTCAGTAAGATCTGAGAAAGCCTCTCTTACGGCATCTGTTTTAGGCCCACCCGTCTTAGCGTAAGCCTTCAATATCTCTACATTCTTATCAAAAGAGGCATTTCTCTCTCCAATGGAACCCTGCCCAAAGTTACGAGCAAGAGCTTTCATTACTTCCAGAGGATTAAGCAGATTGCCTTTCAGGATACCAAGTTCTTTGTTTCTCCAGTGACTCGACACCACGCCTTGCATGGAAGGAGGGAGTTTGTTCAGTATTGCGTCTGCTTTAACCCTGTCGTCAGCTTTGTTTGGGTCCAGTCCTTCAAGCTCTGATGCAATCGAGGCCGTACTAAAGGCTCCAAGAGGGTCCTGAGAAGCTTGCCACACAAGGTTGGAATATTTGCCAGCAAGACCGCCAGTCATCTTGTAGTTAATCAAGCTAAGACCTTGGATTGCTGGATTCTTGTATATGTCTCCAATCTGAGCAGAGCCCTTGGCGAAGGCATAGAAGTCAGCCTCGCTGCCGCCCATCCCCATTCCACCTTGTGCCAGAATGCGCTGCACAGTGAACGGGTCACGAATGCCAATTTTGGAAGAGATGTCCGTAGACATCTGTACCATGGCTTGGGCTGTTCTGGAGTTGTCGAAGCCACGCTTAATGGCTTCTGTCATCATGTCTTCCAGAGACTTCTTAGCCTGAACATCAGTCTGTCCAGTCACTGCCGAAATAGAGCCAAGATTTCCAACAAGCTGCTCAACAGAGCCTGTTCCTGCCAAACTCATGGCTAGCAGTCTGCTGGTAATGGAAGTGGCTTTGTCTCTTCCAGCAGCACCTCCCTCCATATTCCGACCGGCAGCAGCAACGATTCGAGCATGAGTGGATGCATATTCCTCTGGGCTAAAGCCCATGCGCATCCAGTCTACAGCGTTGATACGCTTAGACGCATTGACCAGTTCTTCTTGCATCACCTCAGCTTCTGCTTGATCCCTTTGCACACCTTCTTGGATTAACAGATTGAGGTCGGCGAACTTTACAGAAGAGGCATATTGCTGCTGCTGTTGAGCCTTTTTGCTCTCTAGCTCCTTAATCCTTTCTTCATCGTTGGTAGGGCCACCAAATAATGAAGAAATCATGCCGCTCCATCCAAAATAGCGGGCTGCGTCTTCTCTCTTTTTCTCTGCCTTGCTTCTTGGAGCTTTAAGCCGATCTAATTCTTCGGATGTCTTTGTAAGTTCATCCAGGTATCCGCCGTATTCTTCAGAAGCCTTTTTTCTCATCAGTTCTTCAGATGGGAGAGGCCCATACTTATCTCTGTTCTTCCTCCATCTTTCTTGTGTAACTGCCGGGTAATCAATGTTCCCTTTTTGAACAAATTCAACCAAATCAAAAGCCCGCCCTGCTCCAGCCACTCTTGCATTTATTAGATTGTTCGCGGACAGTTCCATGAAGGACTCGGTGGCACGGACTCGAAGTTGGTTACGGCCCATTTCTTGAGCACGCAGAGTTTCTGCCGTCCTCTGAGCCATCAGAGCATATTCTGCCTCTCTTTGCTGCTGAAGCAAATCCCCGACTTCAAAAGGTACATAGCCTTTTCTTTGGGCATATTTACTGCCCATGAAACTATATGCTCCAGCTGCTGCAAATCCCAATCCACCAAGGGCCATGACAGGGAGGGCTGCTGCGCCACCAATCGCAGCGATTGCAGAAAGAGCGCCCCCACCAGCAAACCCAGAAGAAAGAACCCCTTTGACCATGTCATAAATATCTTTTGTCTTCTCATACTCCACAGCCTGAGCAGCCATGCCTTGAGACAATTCTGCCTGTCTTCTTCCACCAGCAAAAGTATTACGAAGGCCGGGGAATAGTGCAGTCCCCCCATGTTCAACTAGATTGTATGCGCTCATTGACAAAGCGCCCATCAGTCTGTTCTGGTCAATTGTTCCAATTTCTTGTTGAGCCGAAATTACGGCCAGGGGAGACTTGGCCATAGTGCCGTAATAGTCAGAAGCCACACCAGCGAGAGCTGGAAGTCCTGCTGTCACAGCAGTGCTTGCCAAAGAAAGTTTTTTTCCTCTTAAGTTACGAGCATCTCGTGCTATTTCTGCTTCAGTCTTTTCAGGCGGTTCCCCACCACCACCACCTGCTCTAAGCAAAGGCATCTTAGACAGAAACGGATACTTCCTGTCCAGCTCTCTATCAAGAGCAGCTTGTCTGCGTTGATAGTCCTTAGCTCGTTTATCACTCTGTTCAGACTGCTTACCGATGCCTTTGTCGATGCGGTCCAGATAAGTATTGGCTTTCTCCAACAGCTTGGCCAAATCCAAAGTCTGTTTATCAGCTGGGGATTTGGTACCGCCTTCAGTTCTCTTGTCAAGCTCTTTCTTAAGACCTTCTGCAAAACTCTGTACGTTCTGCTTCTGTTCAACCAGAGGCATTACACGAACTTTGCCCTCGGCATCTCGGGAGACGTCTGACTTAGCCTTGATGAATTGAGACATCCATCCTTGGACTTCTTGTTGTACTGGACTAGCTGGGGAGGTTGTAAGAATCTTGTCAGCTCTACCACCAAACTTCTTCTTAAAAGCAGCAGCTACAGTTGGGTCAGAAAGTGTATTAAGAGGGTTGCTAATGAAATCTTTAATTGTCTTAGCATTTTCCAAGCGCTCTTCTTCTGGAACATTTCTACCTAAAGAAGAGGCTGCGCTCTTGCTAAGAGTTTTATACAGAGCTACTCGTCTTCTTTCTTCGAGATTGCTCATCATCTGCTTATGTTTTTCGGATTCTGCTGGTGTTAGGAACTTACCAATAACCCCAAAATCTTCATAAGCGGCTCTCATCGCTCTGGCGTTTTCACTAACACCTGTCTTAAAAACATCTTGTATATTATCTGAACCTAAGTCAGACGTTTTTATTTCATAGCGATGTTGCCTGATTCTTTCTGAAGCTGCTGATTGCACCTGAGCCCTGAATTTAGATTCAAAGCTTCTTATGGCAGGCGTTCCAAGAAAAGGCTTTCTTGCAGACGAAGCGTAGGAAAGATCTCTAAACAATTCAGGATGGGTCTTCAGGTCCTCTATTTCGACAGAACCGGACTGTATTTTTGAATACATTCCCGATTCGACAAGTCGGTTCATAAGACCGCTAGTAGCAATTGGGTCTGACAGATGCCTCTCTGCAAACTTCTTGGCATTTGTAGCTTTGTTAGCGCCCACTCGGGACTTCATTTGCAAGTTTCGTATATGGTCGGCAGAACGAGCAAATTGCCCACCTAGATTGCGAACCTCACCCATGAATTGCTCTAGGGCATTGAAGTCCCTATAAAGAGCGTGTGCCCCTTCACCAATTAGTTGGTCGATGGCCGCCCTTGCTACAGGGTCACCTTCACTCACACCTTGCGCCTTTAGCATCTTCAGGGCTCTTAGGCGCTTTTCTACTTCCGGTCTGAGGTTGTTAGCCATCGGTCATTGTCCTTTATTTGTCCAGCTCCTTGGCGTATTGCTCCAGAGCTTCTTCAAGCTTTTCCCTAAGAGCAACGATAGGCTGAATATCAATCATGTCCCACACGCCCTCACCCTTGAACCAGGCTGGAGCCTCTTCACAGTGTGCTTGCAGTTCACAAACACTGCGAATAACGGAACTCATAATCTCATCCTTTTCGTTCCCCACGTCTCTCTTGGAGTATTCTACGGCCAAGGCACTCCTCTGCTTAAGAGACAGAAACAGCTTCATTACGAAACGACCCGTGTAGGCCAGCCCGCTGTTTTCGCCCTTAACGTTGACGTCAAACGAGAACTTTCCACCATTGATAAAAGAAACAGTCATATTTACACCCCTTTTTCGGTTTGGACACTGAAATTGATTTTCTGTTAACTATGAGGATTAGTTCTTAAGCCTAACGACAGAAATGCGGGAAGTTTTGGAATCTCCAACTATTGTGATGGGGCTGGCCGTTCCATTGAACAGCTTGACTGAGAGCTGGTCTCCAACAGACAGGTTGACTGCATAGTCTCCTTTGAGATCTTGGCTCCATACACTAGGCAAGAACACCTTGTATGAGTCAAGGACACAGTAAAAGAAGCCATTTCTGTACAACCTGAGTTCAACGAACTCATCTTCTACCTGTGTCCATTGTTCTATCCCCGTTGAAGCACGGACGTAATGAGCCCCGTCATATTGAGCAGTGAACTTCCAGTCTGGAGAAGTTTCAACACTGTCATGGCTGTCATAAAGCTGGACTGCATAACTGACAATTACTTCTGATGCAGATGGCACCACCGTGTCAGTTAGGTTCATGTATTCTGCGAACACATGGATACCTGCGCCTGGGGTAACCCCTCCTCCGCCTCCTGTTGCACCGGGCGTTTGGGTAGCTGTAGCCGTACCTGTTACTGATGTGATGTTGCCAGAGCGGTTAATGATGCGTAGGGAATACTCTCTGTCGCTGGCTGGGGCGTAGGTGTTGGCAATGGCTTCGGTGTTTTCTGCTGTTGGGGATAGGGAGTAAGTTCCTTCTGTACCAATGTATGTATCCAATGTGTGGTCATACCACTGGTAAGTGATGAAGGCGTTGTCTGGCTCTGAGGGAGGTATGGACAAGTAGATGGTTCCAGTGAACTGGATATCTGGGCTACCTCCTGGCACTTGTATCTTGCCTTTGGCTTGTCCAGAGCCACCAGTGACTGTCAATACACCTGTGTTGTCGTCAAACTCCGCATGATCTCCTATATCAAATCTATGTCTCTGATATGTGGTGTTGCGGAAGCTTCCCCAGAGTTCTCCAGTCACGCAAAGTCCTCCTCCGACATCTTCCATTCATCTGCTTCTGGAAACTCTGCCTTAACAAATTCCTTGTCTGATTCATCCAAGTCGTCAAAGATGGATGCCAGCTCTTCGGCATGTTCGTTAAGTACGTCTTTCTTCATCTCTTCATCAGAGATATCTGCATGCAGATACATCTCAAGATAGAGGTCGTACACTGAGTAAGTTTCAAGGATTGGGTCCTTCATGGGCCGGTTGTAGTGCTTGCTCCACCAATATCGAAGAGCTAAGATATGGTCTTCAAGACTGTCGTAGTTGCCCTTCTTAATACGATACGCAAGCTTCTTAGCTTTTTCACCAAATATAGCAATGTGGTTGTCTTCAGCTATCAAAACGCAGACCCCTTTATCTTTGACCCATAGTCATTGAAACCATAGTCTGTCCATCCACTCAGTCCCTTAGCGTTCAATACCCATATTTTCCTAAGTTGTGAGTATATGCCGGTAAGATTTACTGAGTAAACCTCCTTAAGGTCTCCGGAGAATCTATCCGCAGGTTTGGCTCTAGCTGACCTGTTTGGATCATCTGCTGCATGCAAATCCCAAGCCTTCAAAGTAATGTTGTACTGAGAGGTGTAAGGATTGGAGGCAGTCTTAGAGAACTGCACAGCCTTTGGGATACAGCGGTATCTAGCATTGGACTTGGCGTCTACAAAGTAGAGAGCGTAGTCTTGTGGCCTCATGGCCTTTTCTCTTTGATAAATAAGGAAGAATTGCCTAAGCATCTGGTCCCAAGCGAATCCATTGGCGTATGGAGTAGATTCGTCTTCTATGCCCATAATCCCAGCAGTACCGATGCTCAATATCTTGTTGCCCAATTCTGTCAGAGGGTCTCTCTGTCTTGAAGGATCTTGAGTGAAACGGTTTATGGCATCTTTAGGAGATTGGACAGCCGTTCCATATTTAGCGAACGGCAATGTCACCTCTGGAGTAAGTGCAAGCAGATTGGTTACCTTGTCAACAGCCGAGATTACTGTACTGGCAGTTCTGCCTATGAGATTGCCTTCTCCAGATATATCTAGATACTCGGACCTTCCAGATGTTTCAAGCTCTTGATTAAGCTCTCCTTTAACACCCTCTGAAGTTCTGGTGTTTGCGGCTCTCGTGGCCATACCAGTAGTTCCTACAAGAGTAATCATCCAAAACACCTGTTCAGACACTTCTTCAACAACGCCACCCATGGTAGAGGTAGCTTCAGTTGCGTTAAGGGACTGAATCGTTAGGTTCTGTGGAGGTATAGGGAGATACATTCTTGTAACAACGGCAGGAGGGAGATTGCCCTCGGCTGTATCTGAGTTGAAATCAACGCCACCGAGCTTGGCAGACCTGCCCAATATATCGCTCACTTTTCCGTCACTGTAGGATTTAGGCTTCAACACAGCGTCACTTGTCATGGCCATACCATCCAATACTATCTCGAAATAGTAAGGATAGGTCTTATACCAATCATTTGGATAAAACCTGTGGAACAGGTTATAGAAAGGATTTGCATTGTCAGGGCTTGATGTGTAGGCCATGTCGTTTTTATCCTAACAATCCAACTTGGGACGCAAGTCCCGTTATTGCTCCAAGCTTAGCTCTGCCCAACTGAGCCGCAGCATCCAATGGTCCAAGATTCCTAATCTCTGGTTCAAAGGCTTGCTGGTCGTTCTGACGCCAGTAATATCCTGAAAATTTAACAGACTCTATGCCTATCTTGCCAGTAGACACGGAACCTTCTAGGTCAGTGAAAGACCCTTTGGCTATGAACAGTGGATTGCCAAGTCTGTCTCTTATTTCTATTGTGGCAGTAGGGGTGTGAAGAGCCGCAGTGATGATTGTGAACAAGTGGTCCCCAGCTGCTGTTCGGTCTGGATGAATGAGTCTCCGTAGACTGGCGTTGACTTTTATCTGACCAGGAACCAGTTCCCAAGGCATCTGGGAGTCAATGGTGCGTATCTCTTGAGTTTCTACAGATATGCTCCAAGCTACATCCAAGCACGCGGCAACCTTCTTTTGATTGACATACACCACTGCTCTGGCACCCGTTACATACGATGGCAAGAAGGCAACTGAGGGGAGGCGTCCTTCTTTCTTATAGAAGTTGCGAACGGCGTTGGCTCTGGCCTCTACTGTCTGTAGAGCTGGGTCGAGACTTGCTATAGAACCAACCAGGTTATCACCCGTGAATTTAACAAAGTCTTTTTGGATGTCCTTAAACGCCTGTTCAATTGTTGCCATCGTTCCTCCCAATAACCTCAATCTTAAGATTATCAGGGTGTTGATGGCTTTAGATATACGACAGGAGCTTTTCTATCATGTACTCTGTAAGATTGTGTTTTTCGTTTCTCAGGATGTCCTCACAACTTGAAGTATTAAGGCTGTGAGCCATCTTGCTGAACCTGAGAGTACATACAGAGTGATAGTTGAAGGAAGAGGCGTGAGCAGGGGCCGTGCAGCATATCTCTAAGGTACCTAGATCTTCACTGAACGTGTAACTGGTGATTGCGGCAGTTCTCTGGGGAAGAATGATGCATAGACGAACAGAATCCAACACACACGCCAGATCGTTTTCTTTAATGAAGATAAATCTATGAATTTCCTTGAGTTTCTCTGTCATTCTCTACCCCCAACACCCAGCACTCAACTATGGTATCTTCTGGAAGCTCTTTAAGAATCTTAAAGACAAGATAACTCCAAGCAGCCATATCGTCCACCATGGCTGCTGCGTCTGGAGGTATTTTGGAGAACGGACCACCCCAGCATACCCACTTATCGTTCATGGATATGCCAAAAGGCAACGGAGGATATCGACGCAAAGAGATGTGTTGAGACTTAACGACACTCTCTAGCCGATTCGTCAAAACAGAATAAAGCTGGGGCTCTCGTCGCATCGAAGTTATTACAGCCCCTAGAATAGGCGAGATTTCAGAATCTCCTATTCTCAAGATATGCAACAGAGCCATAGCTTCACCCGATATTGCTAGAGAAGTTGAACACAACCTTCATCTTATCCAGTTCAGGAACCTCAAACGAGCATTGGTCTTGAACTGAACGCTCTAGTTCCGTGAACCACATGCCACACATGATGACCTTGAATCTAGTTGATTGAATGCTCTTCCTCACTACCTTCAGTCTCTTCTTGGCATCTTCAAGATTGTTCGCAAGCCACAGTATTTTGTGGTCTACTGTACAGCACTCTCCACCAGACGCAAAGGTTGTCTCATACTTCTTAACCGGCTCAGCAATAAGCTTTTCAGACTTAGTGAGCGAGGTAGGACGTTTCATCTTCTCCATCACAGCAGGGACCGCTGGAAGTGAAGACAGACCTGCCAAACCTATCTTGAAGTAAATATCTGGAACATCAGGTTCGTAAGGTTCCTCACAATCTCTCTTGCTCTTTGACGAATAAATCCCAGATGGTGAAATCCCATGTTCAGCAAGGAACTTAATCTGCTGCTCTGAAATGGTAGTTGGCGGCTCGTCGCTGTCTTCTGGCTTGAGGTTTTTCAACAAGTGCTTGTACACTTTGATTTCACCCTGGATGGACATCTCTGTATATGTGTCCTTTGCCAGTTCATGGGCAGAAACATCGCCTCTGAGCATCTGATTGTTGACGACAGGTATCTGGGTAAAATCGAGTATCACCCCGCCTTCTACAGAACACTTTTCTGAATCAGAAATACATCCCAAATCAGCCAGCTTCTGTTTAAGCTCATCGCTGCACGTTATGGGCAATCTTGTGAGGTTGGGCGAACCGTCTCGTATCAGGGTGTAGTTCCTGTAGAACGCCACCGGGTAGTCGGTAGACAGACCCACATTGTTCTTAGGCAGTGTGTATTTGCCTTTCTGCAACGTAAGAACACTGAGATTGAGTCTCTGTTTATTCCATACGAGGTCACACAGCTTTGCCCCAGCATCTTTGTCAACCTTCAATCCAGCATCAGTCACAGTCTTTGTTTCTGCCTTATAGGAGAAATCAGAAGACTTGGGATAGATGGTAAATGTTGGGTCGTTAGAGATGTCATCGAGAAGGTCCAACAAACAATAGGCATCGTCTGCTGGGATGAACTTGTCAGACCTGCCCTTGGCATATCTCTTCTTCACACTGTTACACACAGTGTCTGCATAAGCCTGTAGCCCCTCGAAGTCTGTCTTGGCAAAGGAAGTGCTTGCCTTCTTTATTAGGGCAACATCTTCTGTGATGCCAGCAATCTTGGTAGCCACAGCACCACGACGCTGCTGTGAAGCCATGACAGACAAGTAAGCGGCGTAGCGATACGGGTCCTTGACGTCATCAAGGCTTGCATCAGGTAGCTCTTTGGCACATTCAACAATGTATCCAACGTCTACTGTGCTGGAGTCAGTGATCGGAACCACAAACCCATTCTCGTTGTGAGCTATTGGTAGATAACCTTTAGAGGTAAGCTTGATGGCAGTGAGAACTGTACCAGCTATGTCCTGTGGAACGATAGACCTTCCAGTAACACCGCTAGCCTCTTCCACAAACCCCTTGAACTTTTCAATGTAAGTGTTGAAGTCAGAGGAGCACACCAGACCACCCGTAGTGGTCTCAGCCATGGCAGACATAAGCGACAGGTTGTAGTCAGCACCATAACTAACGTACAGAGAGGACGTAAGGATTGGAGCCAAAGCTGATAGCATAGCTTTCACTATGGCTATTTCTTCATCCAGTCTCGCCACAGTCGGGTAACCATCAGTAAAGAACGTCAGAGAGATGTTCTTGTCTGGTTCGTCTTTGCTTAATCTTTGAATGACCTGTACCGACCTTGCCAATATTCCAGAGAACTGAGTGCATCCCACAGCTCCCAGACTTTCAATGGCGGTCTGTACACTACTCGTCAGAGTTCCTTTTGTGGTTACAGGAACTACGCCTTCGGTATAGAACCCACAACAACCTTCACTTGAAAACCACCCAAGGGACAATGTGTCCTTGTTGCATAGCGTGTTCGCCATGCTTATCAGGTTCTTCTTCATCGTTTCCATGTGTCTGTGCATGGAACCACTACAATCTGTGAGCCAGATATGGTGGGTGCCTTTGTATCTGGCCTTTTCTTCCCAATCTACTGTGCATCTCTGCACAACAAGTGCATATTTCCTGTCATTGACAGAAAACTTCTTATAGCCTAGTAGCATAGTTTCTCCTAAGAGAGGCTCATTCGGCCTCTTCTGAAACAGCCTGGTAATTGGAAACAAACATCTCAATAGCTTTGCATACATCAGGCGAGAATCCTGCAATGTCCAAACAATTGGTGTCATTGGGGTCCACCAACGTAGTCTTACTAGAACCCATGGTCAGATAGACCACTTTGACATCAGGATTGATGCGCTTGCGGTAATCTGCAAGATATTGGAACGTATGGCCAGTAGCCCCTTTCCAAGACTCGTTGTCCGTAAGGCAGATGATGACATCTACCTTCTCGTTCTTCTTGCACAGGTACTGGAAGGGCAGAGAACAGTCTGTACCGCCTCGCCCGCCGTTCACCTTACGCAAAGCTTCGGTGTAGCTGTCTGAGGCACACACACCGAGGTCGAACAGGCCGTTGTTCATGTTGCCGTTCCATTCATCACCTGCCTTGCATGAAGAGAAGCCCACAATGAAGTAGTCCTTCACCTTTCTTGCAAGCACAAGAGCCATCACAGCTGCTGCTTCAGTACAGGTTGCCAGACCCTCAAACCCTTCAGCTACCATGTTCATAGAGCCTGACACGTCAATGAACATTCCATATCGCAAGTCATCGCGCAGTGCAGAACGTTCAAAAGAAAGTTCAAGGGCTTTGCTTACTGCATCCTTGATAGGAGCAATAGGGGTCCATGAAAGCTTGCCTCTGTTTCCATGTCCAGCGGCATAAGTCTTCATTGCCTTGAACACAGAGACAGGATGTACACCACCACATCTAAGGATTTCATGATTGGTCAACGTACCGCAAACACGAGCTTTTGAGGCTGTGTCGTCAAATATGCCCTTAGCAGTAAGAGAGCCAAGATTTCGAATCAATGCCCCAACAGGCATATGTTCGAACACAGCCTTCCAAGCTTCTTTGTTCTGACCAATAAGCGAAGATACCATCTCATGAGACAGCCTTCCCTTAACGATAGCTTCTGCCGCAGGCATCTTTTCTTCCCTAAGCATCCTAAGGAATCTAACCATGCTAAGGGAGTCGGGAATCTCTTCCATGGGCACAGCGTCTGAGCCTTTAACAAGCAACTTATACAATAGCGTTTTGTCAGCGTCTTCGGGCTTGGGTCTAACAAGCCTCAGCACGTCTCGTGCCGTGTAGGTTTCGCGCTGAGTGTACTTAAAGAACTGGTATGCCAAGGCGCTTGCGTCGCGGGTCTTGAACCAATCCCTTGCACAGTCCAGCATCAGTCGCCCCATGCCTCGCGACAACCTAGTAAAGTGCAACCAAGTGTAAAAGTGAGGTGCGATGCGAATGACCTTAGGAAAGATTTCCCTAAAGGCTTTCTTTGCTTCAGGCTTCTCACTTGCACCCAACAGAGTCAGTGCAAGGATAGGGCCAGCTTGCTTAAGAGCCCTTCTGTCAGCTGCATACACAATCTGCTCGGCAGCCTTCACAGGGTCAAGCTCAATTGCTGCCGCAACAAGCTCTGCAAACTCTTTGGTAAGTTCACTTGCAGAAGCGTAAAAGGTGTTTTCTGAAGTACCAAGGATCAAAGCTCTTCGCAATGCTGCAAAAGGCTCCATCTTAAATGCATATCCTCCAGCTCTGTTCTTGACCATTTCTGCTTCACGGCCAGGAACAGGCATAGACTGAGGAGTGTGCGTCTTCTCCTTCTTAGCCTTCTCAAGGAACAAACGGTAGCTGTCTGCCATTTTCAGTCCTCCTAGACAATTTGGGGTGTTTGCTACTGGTAACAGGTAAGCCTAACCTAGTGCAGGTTGCTAGACAACCTAGCAACTTGGCAAAATTCAATTGTTAGTTAACTGATAAAACTGAGTTTTGGCGTTTTGCATTTGATTACAGCAAGGTGTACGCTGTAACTAATACAACAAAGCACAAAAGGGGACCGCTGCTATGGAAGGCAACAACGATACCGCCTATATGCTGACAGAAACAAATTGGAAGGGTTTCACCGTAAGAGTGATATTCAGAAAGACAGAATCTTACAACTGGTCCTACTTCGACTGTCTCACACAAACTTGGAAATCGGCAACAAAGACTCCATTTGAGCCAACGTCCTCTATGGGTTTACTGTCAGTACAAGACCTGCTATTGTCATTGGTCAAGTGCAAAGACATACATCTCATGGAAACCTTTTTGGAGTACATACTATGAGTTTTAACTTTGACCGTGTTTACCACAAGACCCTTGAAGCTCTTCTTTGTCATGGCAAAGAGGTCCGTCCTCGTGGCATCAAATGCCTTGAGTGGCTTAACTATCGCATGACTCTCGAAGACCTGTCTGACGATGCCAGGATTACATGGTGTAACCTCAAAGACCGTCAGCCTATATATAACAGGTATCTTCAAGAAGAGCACAAGTGGTATCTCTCTGGCAATCTCAAGGCCAGCAGTGCTCCTAGTAAGTTCTGGCTCAAGCTTGCTGACAAAGATGGCAACATCACCTCCAACTATGGGCACATGGTCTTCTTTGACAAGAAGATTCCTACAGCTGGCCGTGGTAACATCACTTCCTTTGACTATGTAACTCAACTCCTCAGTGTTGACCCTGATAGCAGACAAGCAATCATTCACTATGGTCACCCTGCTCTATTCTGGGAAGGCCAGCTTGACGTTCCTTGCACCTGTCACCAGCAGTTCTTCATTAGAGGAGATTGCCTTGAGTGTATTACTACCATGAGGTCACAGGATGTGTGGCGAGGAATGGTATATGACGTGCCTTGGTTTGTCTATGTACAAGAGAAGGTGCGGCAAGAAGTCAGTAGATTGCTCGGTAGGGAGATTGAGATGGGAGCCTACCACCATAACGTAGGCAGTCTCCACATCTATGAATCCAATATTGAAGATGCCAAGACTGAGCTTGGCATCACAGACCTTTTCTGAGATTAAACTCCAGCAGGGCTTTCCTTCCAAGTCGTATCCAGCTGCTGAACAGCGTTTCCATTGGTATCCCAGTGAGACACAGCCAACAGCCCCTCAAACGAGAACACTTCCTGAAAGATTTGAGCAGGTGCAAGATTGGCACTACCAGAGGTCAATCGAGCATCTTTAATCTGCATGAAGTTAGTAGGCTGGATAGTGTAGTTTCCAGCACTAAGGAACCCATCAGAGCCGAAATTACCTTGGTTAACCACAGGAACACGCAGCTGCAACAAGATGTCAAAGGACTGGCTAAGGATAAGAGCCCAGGGGTCCAAATGACGGTACAGAGCTGTCTGTGAAAGCACCGTTGACTGACCACTGTCAGCAGATACCGTAGAGTCAGCTCCAGCGATGTCTGTATCCGTCAAGAAGTTAGTGGCTACGCTCTCTCTGGCAGTATCAGCCCGAACAACATTACGAGCATTCTGTCTTGATGTCTGAGAAATCAGACGAACAATACGGAATGTACCCGTCGTAGGGTTGACCATCAGAGGTTCGATACTTTCGATGGAATACTTTCCAAGAACCTTCACAGGCTCCACAGCACAAGAGACATTGAGTGAAAGTCCAACAGCATAGGCAATACGTTGTCCACCGACCTGGATGATGCAACGAGGAGCTGCTACGAACAGAGGCATTTTATGAGACATAGTTAAGCTCCCTATTAAGCAAGAGTGATGGTGTTGGTGTCTTCAAACGAAGCATTCGCCACAGCCTGCATATCTTGGATATACCGACAAACGAAGTCCACGTTCTCAAGCAACAGCTGTCCAGGAACAAAGTCATACGAGTAGTTAGTCAAACGGCAATCATGGAACTTGAAGATATGGTTTCCAAGGTTATTGGTAGTACCATCTGCCTGTATCTGCCTCTCCCACACGTCAATATCGAAGGTGTAGCTGATGAGCAGCTTCGCAGGATTGAACGACACAGTGTCAATCATCGAGTTACCATTACGAAGAGAGTCCACGTTAATCTGATCCATGTTCTCAGGATTGAGACCGTGAGCGACACCAGTAGGAGGGGTAATGGGGTGTCTCTGGTTAATCAATTCCGAAGTGTACCGTGTAAGGGTGATGGAACCTGATGCTGAGTAATCGACGGGTTCCAACGCATGAGCACTATAAGAACCAACTCCCATAACTGGAACATGCCTAACATTACGTTGAAAACTAAGGTTTTGAGCATAAGCTATCTGTGCATTTCCAATCTTGATGGTACAGTATGAGCCCGATACTTATGAGTTAGAGAAATAAAAATGACGGAAGCTTTCCTGCCATTCCTAATCTCCTTTTTCTATTGGAGGAATGTTGCTTCACCAACTACTTGCTTCGTCGTTGATTACTAATTACTAGTATACATTGACAATAGTAAGTACATGAGGTAGCTTATTAGTGGGAGGTTTTTTGTTATGAGTATAGCAACACAAGATGTAGGAATAAGTCTAGAACAGAGTGGAATCTACTGCATTGAGAATCTAATAAATGGGAAAGTATACATAGGTTCTTCTAAACATCTCCGCAAAAGAAGGAACGACCATTATTGTGCCTTATCCAGAAACATGCATAGAAACGAACACTTGCAAAAGTCATGGAATAAATATGGCGAAGAATCCTTCATATTCTATGTAGTAGAGGCCGCTCCTTTGCATCTACTGGAAGTTAAAGAGCAAGAGTACATTTCTCATTGGAAAGCTTGTGACAGGTTTTTCGGATATAACAAATCTCCTACAGCAGGGTCTATCAGAGGAGTTACTTTCTCTGAAGAAATAAGAAAGAAGTTCTCTAGAAATAGGAAGGCTTTCTTTCAAACTGAAAAGGGACAAGAAGAAAGAAATAAGTTATCCATAGCCCTGAAAAAACGAATGAACGACCCAAAAACAAAAGAAGCTATAAGAAAGAAAATGTCTATTGGTATTACAATAGCAAACGCTAATCCATTGCTAAGAGAGCTGCACCGCCAAAATACATCTAAAAGACACAAAGACCAAGAGTTTAGAGAGAAATGGCTTAAGGCAAACGGATGCAAGCTTTTTGCCTGTGAACAGACAGGAAAGACGTACATGACTACTCTTTCAGCTGCTGAAGACTTAGGGATTAGTCAGGCAGGGCTATATGCCAATCTAGTAGGCAAAACACGTCAAATCAAAGGCTATACATTCAAATACTGCGAAGAGGGTGAACTGATTGTCCTAAAGCCATTAGCAGGTAAAACTAAGAAGTCACCATCTTCCAAGCCTGTAAGGTGTATAGAGACTGGAGAAGTTTTCTTCAATGTAAAAGAAGCTTCTGAGAAACTTGGAGTTCAGACTTGCGCCATTTATTGTGTGTTAAGAGGTGAGTGGAAGCACACGCACGGTCTGACTTTCGAATATCCAGATCTCTCTGTTTCCAAACAGGAAAACCCGCTGCCTGAGGAAATTCCGACAAAGCCAAAACGTAAAGCGAACAAGCATATAACAGCAGAAGAGTTGAATCAGAAGCTACCAGAACATCTGAAGATTAAACCAGAAACTTTCACTAACATGAAGACACCAGCCATATTCATAGATTCTCTATATGGAGAATTTGAAGCTTTGCCTATTAAGGTTGTCCACAGAGGAAAGATGCATCCTCAAAGGTGCAAAGATACTGCATCTGATAGAGCTAGACATGCAGCCGTTAGTGGAAGGAAGAAAGCAAGGCAGACCTGTAGAGAGAGGTATGGGGTAAGTAGTCCTTTACAGTCAAGGAAGATTAAGGAGAAAGTCAAAGAAACAATGATGGAACGTTACGGGGTTCCTTACGCCATGATGAGCGAAACAGTTAAGGCCAAGGCTGTAGAAACCAATAGAGAGAAGTTTGGTAGTGATTGGGCCGTGGGCAACAAGGAGTTTCGTAACAGATGTCTTGATGCCTTAGAGGAAAGGACAGGCAGTAGGATTCCTTCTGGCACTCCTGAAGCTATCGAGAAGACTAAGAAGACATGTCTTAAGAGATACGGTGTGGACAATGTCTCTAAATCTACTAAGGTGATTGAGAAAATCCTCAGTAAGCAAACTCAGTATGTTTCTGCTCCTGAGAGGGAGATTACAGATTGGATTGAGTCTCTTGGACTAGAAGTGAAGAAACATTGGGTTGGAAGATACAGTCTCGACATCTTCATTCCTCTATTGAACATAGCCATTGAGTACAACGGGCTCTATTGGCACTCAGAGCAGAGGTTAGAGGTTAGACTGCAAGGCAATGCCAAGAAGTATCACCTAAACAAAACAGAAGCGTGTGAGGAAGCAGGGATAGCTCTGGTGCATGTATGGGGACACTGGTGGGAGTGTCGTAAAGAACAAGTAAAGAACTTCCTCTTGTCTAAGCTGGGAATGAACTCTGTGGGTGTGGGTGCTAGGGGATGTGTATTCAAAGAGATTGAGGGATGGGAGGGAGCTGAGTTCTTGGAAGAAGCTCATATACTAGGTAGTTCTGGCAGAGCCTGTCTTACACTTGGATGCTATTACGAAGAAGAGTTGGTAGGGGTCTGTACTTTCTCTAAACACCACAGAGGAAGAGATGAGTTTGTGTTGGATAGGTTTGCTTGTAAGACAGGCTGGACCATACATGGGGCCTTGTCTAAGTTTACTAAGATGGCACTTGTGATGCTCAAAACAGACAGACTGATAAGCTGGGCTGACAGATGTATCAGCAACGCCAACGGATATCTAAGAGCAGGTTGGGTGTTAGAAGAGGTGTTGATGCCAGACTATTTCTATTACAGTCCAAGGAAGAAAACTGACGGCGGCTATATCTCTAAGTTCTCAAGGTCAAAGAAGACAGTAGGCACACCAGAAGGCATGACCGAAAGAGAGCATGCGCTTCAAGATGGCCTCTTCACCGTCTGGGACTGTGGCAAATATCGCTTATCTTACTCCCTTTGAATGTTGTGCACACACTGAAGATGAAGTGCTGGTGCATCTAAACATTCCAAGAACTACTTGGAAATCGCTCTGAGCCCCTTTTGGATGATGAACAATAAATCTAATCTTATTAGTGTGATATGTCGAGCTATGACGCATGTTGGCTGGATTGAGAGTAGAGTCAACCATCAAAGAATTGCCCTTAGACCACCTTAGATGTGGGTTCTGGATGAAGGCAATACACCCTCCCATAGACTCTGGAACATCAGGCACACCCACTGCATGGAATTCCCAATAGTCGTCATCGCTGCCCGCTAGTGTGTCAGGCACATAAATGGCTCCGCTGGCAATCTCGTAACACCAGGACGGCTCGAAATCTATCATCGTAGTCTCTGCGTCAGCATTCACTGTGGTCGGTTGCCCGTTCTCATCAAGCATCTTGTAAGTAACGTCCCCTTGGTCTTGGAGGAGATAGTTGTGGTTACAGAATGTTCCTTGTGAGGCGGTGGTGAATGAAATATACCTTCTGTGGAGACGTCTTCCGAATCTGTTCGTGGTTATACGAACTTCCTGAGCCTCGTTGACATTACACTTCATCTTGTAAGTGGACTCGAACTGAGTTGCCTCAGTTTTGAGCAGTTTTGGAATAAACATCTTTTGACTTCTAAACGCTGCCCAGATGTAGTAATAGTCGCCCATATCTACATAGTTTAGATAGGTTCCCGTCGCGTTGTCATCATAAAACTGTTTCATCTGCGCCCAGGTAACCTGTAGCTCCCCTACTGTGGAAACTTCTGTTGCCCCGTCATGTTCCAGATATTCCCAAGCATCTATCACTGATGTCTTGAAAGCATCCATATCTCCAATAAGAGCAACACCGTTAGCAACATCTTGAAACAGTCTTTGGTCTGAGAGAAATCCGTTGTAATCTGCCGTCTGCACTTGATATATCTCATTGGGCTGGAATTCTTTTCCTCCCCAGGTCTTTGTTACTTCTGCTGTGTTCTTTATTCTTATATTCATGACCCCTCCTTTTACAAACTTGTCTGGACAAACATGGTGATAGCAGGCTTGTTGAAACTTCCAGATGAAACTTTCGTTACCAACTTATCATCCGCCAGAAGAGGGATGGCCGCGTTAACTTTGGTGTACATGCTAGCTGTCAGACTCACGTCCAATATAGGATTCACCAAATCCGTACTCTTATAGAAAGACACGGTTCCAGTCGAGTTCGCAACTGTGGACAAGGTAACGGTTCTTATATATGAAGCTTCTGGAATAGGAAACGGAGAGGTATCACTGGTCTGACCTGGATACCATTCAAAATACTTTCCTGTACCAGCATTACCATTGTAGTTACAGATAACTGAGTAACGGTCATTGGATGGAGTGATTTCAACGGTAGTTGCCACATATTGGATACGGGCTTTAGGAGTATTGGTGTAAGCAGTATCCGTTTGCCACACAATCTTTCTGTAGTAATACATCTCTTCTGAGAAGCGTCTTGGGAGAACTAGACCTGACCGGGTGTTAAAGTTGATGGCACTAATCAGGTCAACATCTTGTCTCTGACCGAGAATAGTGATTACCGGCTCATTAACGTCATCCGTATATACCAGCCAAGTAGCGAAGTAGTATCCGTTTGTACAGGGTTGCAGACTCCATGTTCCGGCATTGTACATATTGTAGTAACAAGTGCCGGGAGGGTTCTGATATATGGGATAGAAGTCTGCCGCTTTTCTTCTCCAGCTGTCTGTTCCAGTAATGTAAAAGACAGGTATCTTAGCCGTTGGCGTCAAATACTGTTCAAATGGATTGGCTGGAACGGCGGCGTGTTTGATGTCAATAGCCAAATCTTCATCAAAGTAAGTTCCATCTGACACGCTGTACTGAGCATGAGAGTTTAATGAACCGTCACCATTTATCGTGTAGTTGCCTATGGTCAAAGCGCCCACAGTTTGTATATCTATCTTGGCACCTTCTGCACGATGCAATAGACGATGAGTGTCAAAGTCCATCGTAACGCCGTGGCGCTCTTCGTTTTCTCTAATCCACATTGCATTGGTGGAATCCCAATAGCCTGTAGCGATAGGAGCCACGGCAGCGGTGAGGTCCCATGGCGTTTGAGTGATGTTACAAGAGCCCGTCACGTCAAAGTAGAAGAACCACAGTCCCTCGTTAGCCACTGCTGGAATCTGACATGTCTGAATAGAGGTGACTGTATAGACTTTTCCTCTGATGTAGTAATCAAAGGAAGCGCCAGTTGGAGCAACAGAAATAGTTCGATTTGCATCATCGAAAGTCAAAACAGAGTCGTTGTATTTGTTCACAAAACCAGTCGGTTCTTTCATTACTGAACGGAACAAATGGAATATGGTGTTTAGAGCAGTTTGAGTTTCATATGAAATCTCTAAACCTTCTATAGGCTCATGCGGAACTGCTCTAGCAACGGGAGTAACTCTTACGTGTGGGTCATTACTCATTTAGGCACCTTCAGTCACTCTTACATTTCGGTTAGTTGCTGCGATGAGCCATATAGTCACTGCATCGCTGACAGCAAACGTCGCAAACTGGTTACGGAATATTTCGGTTCCTGTTGATGTGGTCACTGCGTTAGTTAGTCCCCAAAACACAGAGCCATCCGTAGGCATCACAGTAAGGCTCTTGCGGTTCGTATAGTTAGCCCCGCCCACTCTTGCAGCCACAGCAGTAGCGCCCACAGTGATAGCTCCTTGAGTGCCTCCAGACACCAGCACATCTGCTGTACCGAGGTCACCGCTGGGAGTCGCTCTTACTGGCGTAGTTTCCACACCATCTGTATCTGCCCCGACTATATAAGCAGGGTCTGCTGCGTATTTCTGAATAATGTCACCCATGGGAGTTCTCCTTCCTAATTAGGATAGCGCATTTGGAAAGAGCGAAGGAGGCATGAGGTGAAAATGTTAAGCATGTCTAAACTGAGGTGCTCACAATGAAATATTCAGCTCCGTTCTATCTCTTAGCTGGTCTTCTTCCACTCGTAATAGCCGCTACAGTTCCTCGCATATTCCCAGAAGGTGTCAAAACTGACTCTATTACGGGAATAAGTGGCACTAACCCACCTGGGATGGTTCCTCTTGGCGGGATGGTTGCAGTGATGGCATCTACTTCTGGCGCGTGGGCTCCGCCTACTTCTGGACAGTGCAAGGACGGGTTTGCTCGGGCAGATGGAGTGTCTTTCTCTGGTCATGCCTCCTGCACTGGAGCAGTCATTACTGCCACGCCTCCTAATATGGTCGGAAGCTATCCAAAAGGAGGGTCAACAAGCGGAACCACTGGTGGAGCGAATACTCAAGCTACTAACGTAGCCCTCTCTGCTCACAGCATTACTCAGCCCGTGTTGTCAGCCCACAGCATTACTCAGCCTACATTCAACGTACCCGCTCATTACCATGGCGTAGGAACGGGAGCATCGTTAGCTAGCTCTATAGGACTAAGCGGGTCGAGTCCGACATTAACAGGGACAACAACTTTTGCTTCAACTACTCACTATCACAATGCCGGGTCTAATCTGTACGCCTACATGCATGTATCTGGCGGTTATCTAAGATTTCGATACATGGCTACTGGCGCTTGGACTTCAGAATATTATTTGCTGGCTAGTTCATCCGCTGGCAATGGTGATTCGGTAGCTGAAGGTATGGAGATAGGAGGGTACACGGCAACCTCTACAGGACAGGCGGGAGTCGCCATATCGGGTGGAGCTTACTCTCTCACTGGCAGCAACACTGTGACAGGAAATATCGGTCTTGTGACTGGCGGGTCTAACGGCAACGCTGCGTTCGCTGCTTCAAGGGCTACCGATGTTGCCCTGTCTGCTCACTCGCTCTCCACTAACGTAGCTGTTGGGGACCATACAGTCACAAACAATGCCGTCAATAACGAACCAGCCTATGTTGAAGTAGTCTGGGTCATCAGAGTTAAGTGAGAAAGACATGAGCAGACTAAAAGACAAATTCATGAATCTTGGCACTGGCGACTCTGACACCAATGCAGACGACTTTGCAGTTAGACACACTCCTCAGAACTACACGACATCTGGAAGTAGCGCAGAAGACCACATCATCGGCATTGACACCGCTCTTGGCAATATTACTGGAAATGGGGCGACTACTGTTTCGCTATCTAACAACGCTACAACGAACATCGTGAACTTTAGCTCTTACCACGGCGGTTCAGTTCTTGGAAGAGTGTACGTGAACGCTACAGCTAACTTCATGGGGATGTACGACATCTTAATTTGCAAGAAAGCAAGTACAGGAGACTACATAGGAAGTCCTAGCTTAGTTACTGGAGATGTAGACCCTGGTGTTGTTGTGGATGTTTCGGTAAGTGGCGTTCTTCAAATCACCTTGCCTAATATCAGCGGATTCTCTACTGCTGAGTTCAAGTACAAGGTGTCGTATCTGTAATTCACTCTCCAATCACAACGTATCCAAACCTGCCAAGAGACGCAAAATGCTGAGCATCCTTGTTCAACGCTTCGACTGAACGGAAATGCTTGACGTGGTCAATGTCGTCCAGCATCAAGACCTTGAGTCCACTTACCCGGCTAATAGACTCTAGAGCCAAGGTGAGTTCGCATCGTCCAAGTCCACCAGCAGAATCCAAAAAGATAAGCTGACGTCTTCTGTCAGAGATGAAGAGGTTAAGCAGGTTGTCTCTAGCTGTGTGGTTGGATGCAATCTCAGCCAGATAGAAGTTTCTATGATGGCAGTCTGTATCGGTCTTGATTCCTTCTGGAACTGGACCGTCATACAGAGAGTCTGTCACTATGGCTTTCACTGCCGCCTCAAACGGTACAGACAAGCCATGAAACACAGTGACGTTTCTGTACTTGGCCAGATTCCTACGAGCCTCTTCAACGTAATAAGGATTGCACTCTATCGTATAGACGTTCAGTCCAGTGTCAGCAAACACACGAGTAGAGCCGGTTCCTCGATGGGTGCCCGTCTCAACTACGTCTTGAAGGTCGTATTTGGCAACAAGCTCGTCTACAGTCTTTTTGAACAACTCGTCTTTGGATACTTCAATTGGCCTTGTCACAGCTGCACCTCCCGCATGAACAAGGAACAACCAAGCTCGACACTTCTGAGGCTGGAATGCAAGCCCTAAGAGCAGCGATGGCCTCATCGAGTTCTTCGTTGGTGTAGTCCATTGCGCCTTGGTTCTCATCAACAAAGCCATTGAATCTATTTGGGAAGTAGGTCTTGGGATATTCATCTTTCATAAGGATGGTGTAATCAGGATAGCCAAGGTTCTCAGGATAGGTTCCGCCCATAGCCAGCACACCTTTCTTGTCAAAAGCTGCACCGATATGAGACACACAGCTGTCAACAGCAAACACGGCATCACAAGCCTTCACAGCGGCAATGTACTGCCTGAGGTTCAGCTGAGAGTTGAACACGTTTGGCAAGTCGATGGGGATGTGTGACAGATTGACCAAGGCGTAATCACTAAGGGAGTTGGCGAGGTGCTTGATGCCACTGATGGTCATAGACCTATTGGTGGCGTCTGTTACACCGTCTACAGCGGTAATGGCCGTCGAACCGAATGGCTGAAAGGCAATCGCCACCTTCTTGTCACCTTGGGTCTTGACGTGCTGGATGAAATTGAATGCCTCTGTCTCCTCTTCCTTAGTAAGGAAGATTAGAGGCTTGAGCGGAACCCCAATATTTCCATTGATAAGACGATCAAAGGTATGAATGAGGTGTTCTTTCTGAGTGTAATAAAGACGCTCATGATAAGGCTCTGGGTGTACGAAATCCCCACGCTTAATAACGTCATCCCACATATACTCTCTGTTAAATCCATAGAGCTTGTGGATATGAGGATTGTTCCAAAGTGCCTCAGGATGGGAGGCAATGACAATAGGCTTAAGACCGTAATCTGCCATACGTTTGATGGCGGCTGTTGCACAGATTACCCGTCCAATACCGCCATCAATCTGAATCACCTTACGAATTACTTCTGACATGTTCCTCCGGCTAAATTCAGCAGTCTTTTGGGGCTGAATCGCTGTAAAACACTTTAAGGTAGTCGTAAGCACTTTTCAACACGTTGTATCCGTTCTTTTCCAAGGCTTCTTTAGAGAAGAAGTTTCTCCACGCTTCGTCTTGCTCAGAATAAGCAATTGGACGAAACACTCTTTCCACACCATCAAAGAAGAAAGTCTCCTTTTCGTCTTCAATGTAGATAGGAATTCCAGAGAACATATAGTTCCAGACATCACCTTCGCTCCAAGTCGCCGTGGCTCCAAAGCTACAGCCCCAGGCTTCTTCACAACCTTCAGGAACGACATAAACGTCGCCAAGCTTTGGCTTTGTGGGAGGCTTCTTTGTGGTCCTGGACTTAGCTACCATTCGCGGCTGGGGCTTGACCAAGGAGTGATGCACTGTTCCAATGAATTCATATTTGTCTTTATTAGAGTAAACATGAACATTGAATCGAATACAGCTTTCTTTATGAAAGTCTATATTCTCCACGACTGCGTAAGAACCTTTCTTAAGAATATTGCTTAATGCCATGACATAAACTCCTTAGTCAACCCACACTCTGTAATCAAGAGCAACGCGTCCAGCTGCCCCATTAGACCCATTTCCAACCTCTGATTCGCTGGCCAATTCTTGTGCAGTACCTGCCGAACCTGAGGCAGCGGGACACGATGCTCCGTATGAAGGGTATCCTGCTCCGCATCCACCAGCACCGCCATCAGCTCCACGATGACCAATACCGCCAGCCCCGCCAATGCCTCCGATACCGTATCCACCCCAGCCGCCAACAGGTGCGGGGGCCGTGCCTCCAGATAGGCATACATTACATCCTAGCCCAGGACCTCCTCCACATCCGCCTGTGGCAAATGCATGGGCGTATCCCAACCCAGCCACACAACCATATTTAGCACACCCACCGTTTCCACCGCAACCGTGCTGCCCGCTACCAACCCCACCAACAGCTCCCGCAGCGCTGCCTGATACAGTGTATGTACCAGAGCAAGCACAACATGTTCCTTTTGAGCCAATCGCAACTTTAGAAGCACCACCAGAACCAGACGAAGCAGACAATCGAATAGTTTGTGCTACACCCGTTGATTGTGTAGAAGCCCCTCCCGCAAATGACGACGTGCATCCTCCTCGGTCAGCTAAAGCTACATAGTCAGCACAGCATAGGTTTCCTGATACAGTACATCCAGTCAAAGACGCACCACCAGAACCTCCAGCGCCGCCGACTCCATACCCGGTGTTTGAAAGCTGATCCGCTCCCCTGCCACCCCATGAATTCAAAACCAAATATCCAGAGAGGCAATAACAAGTACAGCATCTGCCAGATGTTCCAGAACAGCCGCTTGTACCAGAAGTTCCTGTCGTTGCCTGAGCCGGTCTAGTACCTCCAGTTCCTCCAGCAAAAGTGGCAGTGCTCTTGTAGCAAGCACAACTCGCCCCCCCGCTTCCTGGAGTTGCCCCGGCACCCACCGCTCCAGCGCCTCCGCTTCCCACAACTATACAAACAGAGCATCCGGGCACAGGAGCCCCAATGTTCACGCAAGTGCCAAAAGTTCCTGCGGTACCGTAGTTTCCACCACTTCCGCCAGAACCGTTGGTTCCTCCATTTCCTCCTGAGCCACCGGCACCGCCAGCCGTTATTTTATTTAAGATACAGCACCATGTAGTGCAGGAGGTGTGACAAGCTGTACCATTCCCTCCCGTACCTCCACAACCCCCGTTACCTCCCAATCCCCCACGACTTCCGCCGCCACCACCACCAATTCCAGCTGCGCATACGCACGTTGCAGTGTCTACGTTGACAGGCAGAGCAAATGACGTAGTAGAAGTGAAGTAGCAGGTACAAGCCACTCTGTACGAGGTCTTAGCTGAGCACATATTAGAAAGACTAGAGCATCCGTATCCATTCCAGGCTCTTACCTGATAGCAGTAGCAGGAGTTTTCAGCCGTTCCACTGTCGGTGTAGCTGTTGGTCAATACTCCTGTGATTTCTGCCTGAGCTACTCCAGCACACCATTTGCAAATGGAGTAGCAGGTAGCCGGTGGGTCAGCAAGAGGCACTGTCCATGCCAGATAGTTGTTCTTTGTGTATTGAACTCGACAAGTGCAGCACAGAGTAGGAGCAAGCGGAGGCCCACCAGGAGCAGCAATAGCGAACGGTACAAAATGCATAAACGAGTCCTCCTTAGTTCATTCCCATAACGGCGGCACCGAAGATTACACCACCTATTTTAATGAACGTGTACATGTCATACCTGCTCGCGGTTGTTGTCGGAGTAGGTATACCCAAGATGTTCCACTTCACTCCAGTGGCCCAAGTAATTGTATAAGAACTTCCAGAAGAAGCAAACAGTACATTGACGGTCTGTCCTTCAGATATCGAATTGATATCCACTGTAATCGTAGCTCCGCCAGTTCCAGGAGCTGACAGGTAGTGAATATGCTTCTGTGCACATTGAAGGGTGTATGTCCCGCCATTTACAGTCGGAGTAGCAGACTGACCTGGCGAAACGATTCTGGAATATCCATGTGCAGTTTGCATTCCAGATCCAAATTCGATGCCTAGGTTCCAACTGACATCTCCGGCATTGTACTTGCCCCACAGTACCTTGCTAATGCTTCTGTATATCGAGAGAGAAGTGTCTGCCCTTTCAGTCTGGATCTTCCATGTGGACTCGCCTGTCGCAGTCAAAGCAAGTATGGCGTTCCCTTGAAGGTCATTAGACTCAAGTGCAAGAGCCATGTCTCCGTTTGCAGAACCTGATGTAAATGAAGCTTTCTGGTAAAGAGTCAAATCAGTAGATTCACGTCCAGATGGGAAGATTTCCAAAGTTCCATAAACTCTGTGGACAGAAGCGGGGTCGATAACAGGTTCACCTATGGTAATCGCATTTGGAACTATGGTCAAATAGTCAGAAGAGCCATCTGTAACCCTTGCTCCTGAAGCTGTCATCAAGATATCTAGATTACCAGTAGATGTACCGATGGTCAGGTTTCCTGTGTTTCCACCATCTGTGATGAACTTTGTCCAAATAGCAGCTGCATTCGTGTTCTGTCTGTTTATGTAGACTTCGGCATTGCCGTTATCAATCCATAGAGAACCAACTTTGTAGTTGTCGATATCGTCGTTAACGGTAGGAGCAACTAGAGCAGCATGCCAAGTAGCTAGATTGAAATGGCCACCATCCGAATACTGACCGCCATTGAGGTTAGTCAGGATAAGGTGGTCACTTGGGGCAGGTCCACCTGCACTGTCGATAGGAATAGGGGCAGCGAAGCGATAGTCATAGACTTCGACAATCTTGCAACGGTGCGTTGCCAAAGTCCAGGTCGAGTCAACCTGGAAAATAAATCGATACAAAGTCTTTGCTTCAGCAAGCGAGATTGAAGTCCAGTCAAGCTCAGAGGTAGAAGCTGTGCGAGCGTCTACTACGGTAGGATAAGACTGATTGTGAGGTCTAAGGAACACAGACGTTCCATCTCCCCCATACAATTGCGTGCTAGTTCCCAAAACCCAGTAAACAACAAACTCACCATCCGCAGGGTCCGTGGGGACTCCGGTGTTGATGTACTGAGGTACGCCATTAGCTCCGCTATACAAGAACGGGTATCGGTTGCTGTCAGGAGCGACGTAAGTTGCAAGATTTGATGCGTTCACATACAGGATAGGGAATCGTCCAGCTGTAGCTGATGTAAGCCCTGAACCAAGGTCTTGATCCCATTTAGCCGCAGGTGCTATTGTGTGAACAACGTCTACTTTGATGTCTTCGTCAAGAAGCCGACCACCAGTAATGTGAAAGTAAGAAGTTGTGTCATCGACTGGGGTTCCTACTGGTAGCGGCGCTGACGTTTCTTCAAATCCACTTACATACCGAGTTCCTACTGTCGTGTGCTTCCAGTAGTGGTCTTCTGCCTCGGTCATGCCGTGGAGTTCCCACCCAAGAGAGTGAGCAACTGTGCCGTCCCAATAAGCGACAGCAACGACTGCTGTATTAGCAAAGTCGAAACCTGTCGTACCGATGTTCAGATTTCCTGAATAGTCGTAATAGAAGTAACGCTTGCCAGGAGCACCGTTAATAGCCAATGTCTCTGTTGAATCTAGGCTGTAGTAGCGACCTCGCACACAGAAGGACCTTGCTCCGGTCATCTCAAAATACCAAACACCAACATCGAGATATAGGCGCTGATACGTGGCTGAAGTTGAGTAGAAGCCTGAGTAGCCAGACTTTACATTAGTGAAGTCCAGCAGCTTCCAACCAGAATCAGAAAACCCTTCATACGCAAGCATATCGGTGTTGTATCGGATTCTTCCGTTAGATCCCAAAGGCTTTTGAGCCAGAGTTCCTACGGGAATTTCCAAACAGCCCGTTCCATACATCTTGTGTATGTTCGGTGAGCCAGCTAGACCAACAGTAAGCTGACCTGTCGATGTAAGTGCTCCAATCTTTGTAAGAGTGGAAGTTTCTGCACCAGGAGAGCCCACATACCAATTGTAAGAAGATACTCCTCGATACACACCTTCATATACCTGACGCAAACGGTCAGTCCATTTCTTGGAGAGTGTACCAAATTTGTCCAAATAGTCAGCTCCGTACCCTGTCGTCCCATATGTAGGATGGCTCAGAGTTCCAACTATGTCGAAGTCGGTATCCCATTGAGTGTCTGTCTCCAAAAGAGACAACATGTGGGTGGCTACAGATGACTGGAAGTTTGGGTTTACGTTATCTGTGACTGTCTGAACGTCTATGGTCTGTGATGTTGCAGAAAGTCCATTGATTGACGTAATTGCCAGACCAGAACCAGAGATAGTGCCCCAATAGGTTCCACCTTGGCCGTCAGCCAGCAAGAGTTCACTTGCCCTGCCGATAACAGATTCAATACCTGTATTAAGCTGATAGCCAGGGCGGGGGATATAGTCAACGAAGCTTGAAGCGATATAAGGGGCCAGTCCAGTACCGATGTAAGACTGAACAGAAGTAAACAGGATTTGGTTTGTTCCGATGTTTCCAGTGGGAGAGCTTGTCTCAAATCCAATCAGATATCCGCCAGCAGGAACATTGATTTTTACTGCAAATCGCTCGGACACTTCTGAAAGTGTGAAGTCTACAGTGTTTCCGCCAGTTACCGTCCCTGTACCACTCAGGATTTCTGGAGTCTTTCCAAAGCTAAGAAGAGTTCCGTTCTTGGAATATACCCCGATATAGACGTGACAGTCTGTAGCCTGGAGCTTTCTGGCATAGAAAGAAACTATACGACTTTCACCTTCAGACGCCGCTATGGACGCCATGGAGTAAATCTTCTCTACTTCATTAGTGTAGTCGTTGGCAAAGCGAACACCTGCGCCTGACCCGTGGCGGTTAACAACGTGGTAGAAGGACTCTACACCGTTCCCACAGTATTCCAAATCGTCGGTTGTACGCCATATAGCGTAAGGGGTCGTGCCGTCGTATGAGGGATTAAGAGTAATGGTGATGTCACTGTTTGAAATAGACGAGAAGGTAAACAGGTCGCATACATAGTCACATGTAATGTTTGAACCTTCATCAGGAGCACCCACAAGGGTGAAGTCCAGATAGAAGCTGCCTTCGGTATTGAACCAGCCTACTTGATTCGCTCCTTCAAACAGCTTATAGAATCCTGGATGCAGCGGGTCCACTGTACCAGAACCAAGAGCAGAAATAGGTGAACCCGAACGAACGTACTTGACCACAAACGCAGAGCTTGCTGCAATTGTCGGATATTTAATCTTGTATTCAATGCCTGGGATGACAGCATTGGATGCGTAATCTATGAATTCGTCAGAAAATACACTCTGCAAATCACTCTTAGTGACGTCGGCCACAGCGCATGTGGCCGCTCTGAATTTGCTGTTAGTCGTGTCCCACCAGAACACCGATATAACTGAAGGCTGTGACCTGTCAATAGTGTACGAAGAAGGGTCTACAGTCCAGGTTGTTCCAGAGACAAACGTCAGAGGCTTAGACACCGTGCCTCTGGCAGCTTTTCCTAGATATGCAGGAGAAAGCACTGACTTGACGTTGAAGACCGGAACTGTTACGGACACTTCGGCAAAATCCCTAGCACCTTCTGGCAAAAGCCATCCTTCAGAGTCGTAAGCAAAGTCGTTACCTACCGCCTCGGTTGCCAAGTTCTTGCGGCTCTTATGTTCCTTAACAATTCCAGCGGTCTTCAGCATCGCTTCATTCCTTCTCTGTATAAGCCAGGTCTGGGTTCACTAAAGATGTCAGACCGATACGCTCCAATGCCTTGGTGTGTTCATTCTTGAACGTCATCACCATATTATCCAAGAATGCGTACCATGGAGTGATTGAGGTGAGTTGACCATCTTTAGCAATCTTCTCTTCAGATTTGTTAACAAATGCCTTGACACAGGCTGTGGCCGTCATTGGGTTGATACCAAGCTGCTCAAAATACTCCAATGTACCAACAGAAACTGTCTTCATAGAGGTCATATCTCTCAAGGCCAGTCTGAATGCCTGCTTGATGTGATGTTCAACTTCGTGATTCTCGAAATCAACTTCATCCCAATTTTCTCTAATATTGTGCTTCTTACGAACCTGCTCATAGGCGTCCTGGTAGATACCAATCTCCTTGAAAGCCCCTTCAATGTATACATACGAATCTTGGATTTCATTGTTTATCTTGAATGCCCAGATATCTGCATGAGATGTCAATTCTGACAGCTCTGACTTCTTAAGTTGGATTTGAATCAAAGCTTCTTTAATAGCCTTGCGCTTGTTCTCAATCTGAGCCAAGCATTGACGCATTACGCGATAAGGACCCGACTCAAGCATCGAAAGAGTCAAAAGCTTAGCTGTCGTCTGGGAGTTTTCTCTTCCAAATGAACGCATAGCCCGGTCACACTCAGGCATTTTGAGCATGATTGCCTTAAGCTTTTCGTCATCAAGGGTGTGAAGGGGCAAGTTTGTCAGATTGTCAATGGACTCAAGGTCCATTGACTTCTTCTCTACTACTTCAGTCATCAATCAGTCTCCTGATGCGGCGCTTATCTTGCTTCTGGCTACAGACAAGTTGCCAAAAGATGCAGCGTTGCCAGTGCTCTTGATTGAAATGTAGTCCATAACGGTCGAATAGGCAAGAGCTTCTTGTCCACCAATGAACACGCCTCTTTCGCCATCAGAGACCCCAGCAAGCCCCCGACGAGCTACTGACAGAGTTCCAAAAGTTGAGGCGTTGCTCTTTGTAAGGAGAGTTACATATTCCATTGTATCTACAGCAGCTGTGGTATATCCGCCACCGAACACTGCTCTAGTACCATTAGACACACTAGCGAGAGAGGTCTTGGCCACGGCCAGCGTTCCAAAGGACAATCCATTCCCGCCAGAGTGAATTGGAAAGTATTCCATTGTGTTTAGATTGGCCATGCCGTTGTTTCCACCAGCCACCACAGCCCACGAACCGCTAGACGCCGCTGCTGCTCCGTATTTAGCGGCAGTCAATGTTCCAAAAGAATCAGCATTGGACAGAGTAGCAATGTTGACGTAGTCGATTGTGTTCTGAGCCACGCCACCAGAGTTCTTGCCACCAATGAACACACCCCGAAGCACAGAAGAAGCCCCTGCAAGCTCATTGCGCTGTGACGACAAAGTACCGAACGAAGAAGCATTAGCTCTTGAAGCAAAGCTAACTGCCTTGATGATATTGGAATTTGTATTCGAATCACCTGCAATAAGCATCCGGACATTATTAGTTATAGCGGTGCTGCCAACATATCCAGACACATCTAGCTGCCCGAAAGTGCTGTCATTGCCTAATGTAGAAATGCTAAAGTAGGTCATTTGATTAGTAGCTGCCAGTCCAGTGTAACCAGACGAAACAATTGCTCTGTCACCAAACAGATGCTCAAAGTCCAAGCATCCTCTTGCAACTACGTCACCAGTAACTGCCACATTTCCACGAAAACGGTTAACGTCAACATCTTCAGGAGAAGGAATCATCTCTTCGCCAACTTGTACCGTCTCTCTTACAGTGAGGGTGTGCTTGACGATAGTATCGTTATCAAGACGGCTTACGTGAAGGTATTGAGAAAGGTCTCTCCAGTAGAACTGGTCGCCTTCCCTACGACCCATGAAGTAAAGGTCTGTGTTCAGTGCTGAAATTTGAACTGCATCCTCATTCTGAAGACGAGTCGGGTCCGTTGGAGAAGTGAAATACAGGTCTTTACTGTCGTAGTTAGCTCGGAACCACTTGAACTTCTCAATACTAGGAGAAGGAAGAGGAGATTCCAGTACAAGGCCAATGACAGAAGGTGTCGCCACTGCACCAATGTGAGTTTCTACGTTGGAATTGTCGATAGTAAGGCCGATAACCTTGTGATAGCTCATGTAGCCATCTGTTACGCGCCTGATGTAATCCCCAACAGCGATTCCTGTAAAGTCCTGTGCAACGCCATGGACACACTGAGCTTCAGGATAGATTCCTATGTCACCACCATCACCCCAAGTCACTTCCTGGTCATTAACTGCCCCAGGAACAGTTTCTCGGTCTAGTTTCAAGAAAACGGCGCTTGTAGAAGGAGCGAGGCTCAAATCAACGCTGAACAGCGTACTGCTGAAGTCCCGCGTGTCAGTAACCCATGACAGGTAAGGAGGGGTGGTGGCTGTGTCAAAAGAACCACCAAGATACCATTTGAAGTTGCCGTAAGATGATGCCCATTCCATGGGTCCATCTGTACCTACAGCATATATAGACTCAGACCCACCCGTATTGTCCCATTCAAGACCCAAATCTCCTTTAGGAACAGGAGCAGAACCGTTGATGCTGTCGAAATACAGAATTTGGCTAGTAAAGCTGGACCCAACGGAATACCAAAACGGAGTTCCTTTAATTTCCAACAAGGCCGTCATCACGGCATCCATCCATTCCTTCATGGATGTAAGAGCCTTATCGTTACGAGCACCAATGCCGTCTTGATAGTAGTACGGGTTTTCAATCGTAAGCTGTCCAAGCTTTGAGGCATCGCCGTCAATCAGCGCTTCTCCACGAGAAGTGGACCATGGGTAACGATTAGCGTAGTCAGGCACTGAGCCGCCTGTTGCCAATCTATAGAACATATCTCGGGAGTCTGTGATAGTCGTCACGCTAGACGGACCTGACACAACCTTCGCGACCTTGATTCCATTGGCAGTAAAGCCCGAGGTGCTATATCGGAACTTAAGTTCGACGTATTCTTGGAAGTCCATGGAAGACGTAAATTCAGCACCAGCCGGAGTCTGCTCTGTTACTGCTCCTGGGTCCCACTGAGCAGTAGCTACAGGTGCAGAGGTGGTCCGTTCGAAATAAGCTTCAACGAACAAAGTAGATGATGACGGCAAGGTCATCTCATAGTCTGCTTCGTCAGCACCGCTCACATAGAAAGACGTGGCGTTGCTAGTGGGACAGATAACCACCGAGCTTCTTGTAGAAATAGTTATCTTGAGAGCATTCCGACTTATGATTTCCAGACCCTTCACAACATAGTTCTGTGTAAGGCCCGACAAGATATAAGAAAAAAGCCTAAAGTCATGTGCTGCGAAGGACTGTTCTGCAACCATATGTTGCAAATCCACACGCTGTTGAGACATCCAGTTAACACGAGCATGAACGGCCATGGGATTTACCCTCTGATTACAGTTGACTGAAACGGGTTTATTACTGGCTCATAGAATTTTAGGTCAGGGGTTTGAGCATCTACCGTAATCTTGATACCACTGGCCGAAACTTCTCCGAGTACGTCAGAAACCAATTCTCGGGCACTCATAGCATCCGTTACATACACTGGGTATTCAGAAGCTGTCTCCCCCACCACATAAGGTGAAGAAGACCTAACTAGACGCACTTCAGCGTTTTTGCCATGGGTATTCTGAAACACATAGGACTTATCTATGAAGATTCGGTACGGTCCAGTACCAGAATATGAGTAGTAGCTAAAAGGTCCCTCTGACCTAGGGGTTCCATAGTCAATCATCAGCTGCCCTTGTGACGGGAATCCCTCAACAGAAGTAACTACCAGTTCTCCTGGTGCTTCCTTCTCTCTAACTACAAACGGGCGAATGTTGATTGGCGGGTCATTGTAGTCCAGTGTCGTGCTGACGCCCCCGACCACCACTGTCGACTTGATACCAATTGGGTCGTACACAAATGAACCAGCGTAACTTGGATTAGATGCAATTTCTCCATCCAAGAAATACATCAGGGCATCTTTGAACCAGTGGTCTCTGTTCCAATTGACTGGAGAGAGGTCATAGGGATTGATGATGATGTGACGGAAAGCAGAGCCGCCAACATAGCAAGACCTTAGACACTTTCCGCCGCCTATGACAAGTCCGTCAAACAGCACAGCGCGACTTGAACTCAGATATACCGTATCGTCAGACTGGCGGATAACAACCAGCGGAGTATCTCTAAGATAGTTCGCCATGACGTTGTTGTATATCGTTCCGTACTTCAGCAGACGAACCTTCATGCCATCTACAAAGCCTGCACTGATGCGGTCACTCTCACTAGCGAACTTAAACTGGATGTCTGAACCGCCTACAGGATAGGAAAGACTGTAAACATCAAATCCTACGATTTCGGCACCCGTGTACAGCTTCGGCTTTCCAGCTGAATCCAGTATCTCCACCGTGTATCTGTATTTACCAGACACTGACCTGACAATATGCCTCGTATTCAGCTCTGAAGCTAGGTAGCCTCCATCCACGCTTTCCACAATCGGAGACGTGTAAGAGAGGTCGATACCTGACCATTCAATTTCTTGTCCTGGAGAAAAGCTATGTGGAACGTTTCTGGTAAACACCTCGATCGCACCAGAGTCTATCTCTAGATACACCGGGTCATTGATTGCAGAGGCGGTAAATTCAGCAGTACATTCACCAACTGTCACAAAAGGCATCAAAGCCGTGTAGTTGGGGTTGTTAGGAAGAAGGATTACCGTATTCCCACCAGAATAACCAACTCCAGTAAATCTAAAGAACTCGTCGTCGTTACATCTCTCAATTGTTTCTTTAGACTCAAACACTGCGATGCCGGGTGCCGTAATGTCTACTATTCCGTTCAATGTTATGGAATATCTCGTGAACCCAACCACACTGACCTTGATGCCATGCAAGTGAGCAGAACCTTCCAAATACAGTCGTGTAATGGGAGGTACAGGAGGCACAGAAACCACTACTTCGCCAATTCTAGGCTCAGTAATGAGAGCAAACTCTCTATTGTTATAGATAGTTCTGGGAGTATAGCCAGTGAAAGCTATATCTGCTTCTGAAAGCTGCGTGTACGATACAGGGAACGTAAGACTAGGGTGCAATTGGAATTGCAAATTCCTAATGGTGAAATAACCAACTCCTGGAGAGACCAGTCCACAATCCAAGACTTCGTAGCTTCCATTGAGAAGTGAAAACGGCTTAAGAACAATGGAAGGGTCCAGCGGGTCAACTTCATCTACAAAGTTTCTTATGGAAACAATGTCGTTTATGTCCAGGAGAAACAGGTCAGGGGCAAATCCAGAACTATAAGTAAATGTCACTTTGTCAGAATACTGCTTATTGTTCTCTTTTGTGAGAGTCCAAACAGTTCCGTTTGCTCCAAACACAGGTTTGAAGTCAGGAAACCTCAAGACGTTCTGAGCAGAACCCCCAGAAACACGCAGGTAGGCTTCTACACCATAAGAACTAGAAGTGATGCGCAGTTTCGCAGCGTTTGCTGTTCTGTCAAACACAGTATCCGCATAAACCAAGCTCTGCTGTGAGTTTATTAGACTCGCAAGTTCACCGGCCTTAACAGAAGTAATGTCAGCAACCTGACTGGCCCTGAACGTAATAGACGTCTCGCCTGAATCTGTTTTGAAAGATAGGCTGTCTCCGTCTATCAAAGAGTATGGTTCGAAAACACTGGAGAAGAACGAAGGATGCAGAGTTTCTCTTGAATAGAAAGCTTCCACAATCTTCTTGAATGTATCTTTGGATTGTTTGGGGAGAAAGATGGACGGCAAAGCCAGACGACGCAACCCGTTGGTGTCAAGACCTGCCCATCGTGGTACCACAAAGCCATATTGACTGGCCAGGGATACCAGATGCCTGCCTGTGGCAGTAGTCATGAACAGTTCTGCCCTAGCATCAGGCAGTTGCTGTTCTATAAACTCAGCATCTGCATCACCAATGGCATCCAATACTGATTTAAGAGCTTCAGTCGAAGACTTACCGTAAACCTCTGGCAGAAATTGATAAATCTGACTGGCCATGTCTTGCCCTTTAGATTGATATATCCGACTGATCCACCACCCGAGCGACTTCATAAGAGCCGGTGCTTATGACGCCATCAACATTATTGGGCGAAGTTGATTCGATTATCACGCTACGCACACCCGGAACTTGCTGAACACGCCGAATCATTTCTGACACAACAACCTCTTGACCAACGCCAAGTGAGTTCACATAGGAAGTGATTGCAGACTTAACTGGCAGCTTGATGGAGTTGAGGTCCACTCCCTCGTTAGGGACAACCGTGAGCGAGGCAGAAATGCTCTTAATCAACGGTGGCAATATTTCGATAGCTGAACCAACAGCTCTTACACCAGGATAGTCAATCGGGTTTGCTGCCGAACCGTCAATTACCTTATGAGCCTGAGCAATCAATTCGGTGTAGTAACGATATGCATCTAGACCCTTTTCTGGTGTAGACGAGTAACCGAGCTTGCTTACTGCATTCAGAGCAGTTCCGTAAACTGGCAACATACGACGCAACGAAGTCTGGGGAGCAACGTAGATATCTGAATATGAGGCGTTGCCTGCTGAATGAGCATGCCCAACGACCCATTTGTATCCCTGGCTTCTTGCGCTTTCAGTGCTTGCAAACGCACGTTCTTGGAAATACACAGAAGATGCAGATGCGCCAAGAACAACGGTTTCTGGGGTGGCAGGGGCACTTGGAATATCGCAGATAACATACACGTTGTAATTGGAGTCAATGCCGAGTTCTTTGATTGCCCACGTTCCTATCAAGGAATTAGAGAACCAAGTAGAAGCTCCGACCTTAGGAGATGTAATAGTCAGTCTGTCACCAACAGAAACAGACTCCGCATCCCAAATTCGCACATGGCGTTTGTCGGTGTTAACCGTGTCTCCATCACCTATAGGACCGGCACCCCAATACTGGGTAGTATTGGAAAGCTCCTGGACACCACCAGAGACATGATTATGGAATACAACAGCATTAACACCATTGTGAGCCACCAGTCTGAATTTGCCAGTATTAGCAGACAAGAATCCGTCTGAGAACTCAATCCAGTCGTCTGAAGAAACCGACATCGCGTCCAGTTTCATGTCCAAAGGATAGTGTGTCGTGAGGTCGCCATAACTAAACTCTGCGTACACCATGCCATTACCAATCGGACAGATACGATAGTACAGACTGTCCTTGCCCACTTCTTTCTCACTGAACTTAATACCCGGCATGTAGTTCGTCTTGATGTTCTTTTCTGCCACAACCATCGGCACAAACATCAAATCGGTTTCAGCTGTGAGTGTGATATTTGTCGGGGTTGTGATTGCATTTGGAGCAAGGCAGTAAATGACGTCCAAAGACTCCACATGAACCACCGGGTATCCAATGTATCCATTCTTCAACGGAGCTGCCACGGCCACACAAGAGTAAATCGGGTCAGCCAGGGTAGAGTTAATGACCAACATGTCGCCCACACGGGCATTAAGTTGGTTACTCCCTGTAGCCTCAACTTTCATCACAGAAGTTCCAGTAAGGCCGGTGATACGAATAGACGATGACCCACCAACATAACCACTAGAGGACCGCTTGAAGGTGAATTGGCCAACGCCTAAAGTCACCTGACTATATTCCACTTCGGTCGTATCTCTGAAGTGTGTATTGATGTCAGCGGTGTTGAAGGCGGTGATAGCCGAATATCCAGTAATATTGGACGGCGTCGACCTGTAGGCTCTTCCTATGGTGACTGGATAGGCATTGGTTACTTCTACTAAAGCCCCTCTTGGCAAAGACTGTGCTGATGCGAATTCTATTGCACAAGTGATAGAACCCTGACCACCATCAGTAGGAACATTTATGAGATTGATAGTCTGGGTATTTGCGGTCACACCAGTGACAGCCACCGCTCCCTTAGAGCCATATTCAAGAGACGCCAACTGCAAAGTGTCCTGAGCCTTAACAGATTCAATGAAGCACCTGGTTGAAAGTCCACTGACAGCAGTAAAGTTCATCCAATGCTTCATAGCTCGTGCGTTAGCGGGAACCAGGTAGCATTCCTCATTTACATAGGAATACGTGGTTCCGGATATCTGTGCAGTAGTAGGAAGCAGAGCTTCATCGGACTGAACCGTGGCGATTATCTGATTGCCGATTGCATCGTATGTATGGATGTTTGCAATGCCACTAAAGGACCCAAGCACAGCATGATAGTCGATTGACGCACTGACGCTTGTAAGAGAAGTGTTAGCCGTCGTCTGTCCCTGAACGAAGTAAGTAGGATATTTCACCTTGATCGTTGGGTCTGTGGTCAAAACCTTAAGAGTGACCACAGGGTTATCAGCAAAATAGCTCACGTTAATAGCTGTAGACAAATCGGCTATGGAGGCTCCAGGGTTCGCCATAGAGAACAGAGGATACACCGCAGGCTCAAGTCTAGTTGGAGTAAGAGGATAACTAGCCAACCTTACACCGGGGGCCGCGACATGGATTTCTGTTGCAGAAGCAGAGATTATCGGGAAGCTTCCAGAGTACAGGTCATGTGCGCCACCAATAACCAGAGTGCTTCCAACTTTGAACTCGCTAATCGGATTTATAGGCAGACCATCATAAGACTGGATAACCAGCTTCACTATTTTGGAACCGAAATCAGGGACATCGTAGTCCATAGGCTGGACTGTATAGGACTTGTTGTACACAGCCTCGACGTTTCCAGAAGGGAGAATCATGTACACATGATTCGCAACAGCATCATTCGCGCTATTCACATAGTAGTTCTTGTGAAAAATCTGCACAGTCGAACTGTTCGGAGTTGAAGCATAGATGATGCTTGCGCATACTCTGCTAGTCTTTCCGAACTGAGTGCTGTACAGAGCGAATGTGTGTTTGTTAGCATAAATCGGCAACTTAGTCATGGTGTCTTCTTCATACACGGAGTTGAAGCAGAACGACCTGAACAAAGCGTTGAAATCAGTAAAGTCGAAGTCTCTATATGAAGAAGATGCGTCGAAGAATTCTTTGAATCCCGACATTACAGGATCTTCTGGGTCTTTGAGTGTGAACGTGATCTGTGACCCCTTGGCTCCACCAGTAATGGATGACATGCTGGACACAAGCGCCCGCTTGCCCATAGCTACAGAGGAGATTCCGTTTACAGGGTCGGCGTCCATTTCCACAACCAACTTATCTGTATAAGAAATTGGTAAATCTTCCAGTCTTATGGACGTGCCTTCATATCTTACAAGAGAGCTTGCAGAAACACTCTTAACTGGCGGTTTATACGTGTCGTCGCCTTGTGCAAATCCTGTAAAAGGAGCAACCGTTGCATTGTTGTAGATTCTGGAAACAAATCCAGAATCTTTGGTGGTTATCGCAAACTCTTGCAAACCAATAGGATAGTTCACTACAGAAGAATATGCTCTTGCAGTAGGATTCAGGTTATCGTCAAGGATTTCTGTATAAGTCGGTTCGAACTTCATTGCACCGTAAGTCGAATAGAAATCGGCAGGCAAGGTGGGTCCGTCAATGGAGGTTACCTTAACAAAACCTCCGTCAATCTTAGACGAATGCTTGTAGGCAGTGTGAGGTTGCAGAGCAGAGGCCACAGCAGGCTGGATGATGCCATATGCGGTGCCGATTGAAACGAACACGGCGACGGTACTGGTAAGGTTATCGTAGTTGTAGCTTCTCAACATAAACTTACGAGGAGAAATCTTTACAGCTTCTCCACCAACTAACCCAGTGTTGATTGTGGACACAAGGTCATCTACCGTAAACACGGCAGCTCCACCAAGGTCTACTGCCTGCGGCATCACTCCTTCAGACTTAAACGCATACATGGTGTCTGGAGAGATGTTTATCGTCGTTCCGTCAAATATTGCAGCCGAAGCATCGTCAGCAATGATGTACAGCCTTTGACCGTCGGTCGACTTGACTCTGTACAAGCCTACCAAATCAGCTGGAACAGGGCTTACATGGCTTATGTTTCTGACCAGATAAATCCAATCATTTGATTCAATCTCTGTAAAGTATCCAGTTGAGCCAAAATCCAGTTCTACGAGTGTTTCATCAACACCGAGCCTGGTCGCTGTTACAGCTGTGTTGTTAGGAATATTCAGAACTCTATTAACAAAGTTTCCGTCAAATCCAACAATAATAACTGGATTTCCATAATCCGAAACACCAGCTCCGAATACGCCAGTCTGAGATGACAATGAATACACTGATGCACGGGTAAGTTGTGAACCAAGAGCAACGTTGTCGCCAAATGTAGGCGGGTTAACTAGACGTATTTGACCACTGATTCGGTTGAAATCGAAGTCTGCGGCAGCACCAACGTCATAGAGCGGAGCTTGGGCTGTAGGAGTAGGCCACATCTTATCCGTACCAATCCATCCACCAGAAACTATCTCCACTGAACCAGACGCAGATTGGTCTTGCCATGATTTCCATATAAGAACGTCTAGATTGTCTGCTGAGGTGTCTTCATATACATGAACTCCTGCCACCTTCTTAGCAAAGACTTCTGCCCATTGGCTGAGAGATGCGGTTGTGACAGATGTTCCATATACCTGGAAGTCAAGGTCAGTAACGGTGAATGTCTGTTGAACACCGTCAACACTAACAACGACGTTAGACATGTCGCCAGCGGACAAACTTCCCCATGGGAAAGGAGACGTTTGAAGCGTAGCTGTTTTGCCCTTGAACGAAAGCAGTTCGTTGTTCAGGTAAAGGAAGATTGAGCGAGTTTCTGCTGTTGGGAAACCCAGAAGCTCTTGAAGCTCTCCAGGATACACGCTGAGTGTTTCTGCATCTCCGATAAGGTCAAACACAGTAACGTACTGACTACCACCCGATGTACGGAATCCGACTTTCACAGCCTGTGAGTTGAATGCATTTACGATTTCGTCAGCCTGAACAGAGTTGATGTTTCTATAATCCTCTGTTCTTACGGTAAAGGTTTCAGTGATACCATCTCTCTTTACAATCAACGTCCAACCTGGGGTTAGTTGATATGGACCGAGCTTCGTACTCTCAAGCAAGCAAGCTGTGACAGGGTATTTTGAAGTACGAAACAAAACCTCTTGCCCATATGCACTGTTGAGCAGATTTTCGTATGTTTGTCCTTCATAAGAAGGTTCAAGACCTGACCCATCATCAACAAAGCATTTAGCAGCTTCGCCTGCGCTAATGGGCTCAACAAGGTTCACAGAGGTGATTGTCTTGCCTGAAGAAGGGTCACGCAACCCTTGCAAGGCACCGACGATGGCCAAGCGCGTACCGCGAGACAGAGAGGCATAGTGGTTACGAATTCTTTGACGAAGCTGTTCGTCTGATTCAGAAGGCTGACCATTAGTGAATGACAGACCATTAGTTACCGTTGCTCCAGTGAATGGGGCAGAAGTAAACGCCTTTACTGCACCAGCAGCAACGTTTCCAGATTCACCAAATTCTGAAGCAGTGGCAGCTACATCTGCTTCTGATTCACCATCTAGCAAGGTAACGAGTGCGTCCGTATAAAACAAGACCTGAGGGCTGTCGTCAGCAGCAGGTGCGACCACAGCAGTACCAGCAGAAACGGTTCTTATGCCTCCCTGGGCCAAGACCACCTGCTCTTCATATTTGTGGTTCTTAATAAGCTGGTTACCAGCTGCGAGCTGGATAGAGTAGTAGTTCACATGATGCGTGATGCTTGTGTAGGACAGTGGGCCTTCTTCATTCAATGAACCACGTCCAATGTACACCTGACCTGTAGCGGGCCAGCCTGATGCGTCCTGAACGTAAATGACTGTGGTACCAACGTAAGGTGATGGCTTGGCCAAGTACAACGAGGATGCCTTTTTAGTGAATCCTGAGCCAATCGTTACCGTACCGTTAGACCTAGTGGCGGGTTTGCGGCCAAACCCTCCCACGCCATCCGGAACGGCCATTTCAATGGCCTTGTTGTCGAGGTCTGTACCTACCAAACTTTCGATTCTTGAGCTTTCAAGAATCTTCAGGACAGATAGATTGTTCTGGAAGTCAGACACAGCGGCTGCTTCCAAGATTGTTGAAAGCACCGACCCAGCAGACACATCCGTAAGAGGAGTTTCTGCCAACACTCGCCTGACCATTTCTGAAAGTATTTGAGATACAGACCTGACTTTTACTGGCATAAAACCCTCATATCACAACGCAAACGAAAACGGCATGAGCGTGGAATCTCCGGCAACGGACGCAGACATAGTTATCGAAGATTCAGTATGCCCCACGTCAATACTTTTGACTGCCGCCCGTGTAAACCGAGTATCTTTCATTATTGCGTCTTGTACAAGTGCAGAAAACTTCACAAACACATCTCCACCCAAAGCCAGGTCACCAGCCTTTTCAGGAATGCCGTAGTCAGGGTGTAACGGCAGTTGACCTCTGCTTATCCTTAGGGCGTTCCACAGAGCTTGTCTGACAGCAGCCATACCATACCTAAGTTTGATGTCTCCGTCTTGAGCAATCATCAAATCTCCAGTATCTTCAGACAAAGCCATATCCACACCAAAAGCGTACAGAGTAGCACTCAGATTCTTAAGCACCTGCAACTCGGGGTCAGGGATGTTAGCGTCTTGGGCTATTGGAGCAGTGAACGGAATCTTTACAAAGGAGAATTCTTGAATGGTCTCGGGTCTGTACAAACGCACATAGGCGTTCTGAGTTGACTTGAGCTTTGACAGGTCAGGGCGTCCATCCAGCAACAAAGTAGCCGTACCGTCTCGGTTATCTGTATAAGATTGTACCTTCCTAATTTCCTCAGGAACTGTAGAGCTACCTACCTTGACAGACGCTCCAACTCTCATCCTTTCTGGGAAACTGGCATTTATGTGTACAGACAAACCTGCTCCAGTTTCAAGCAAAAGTTCCTTGTTACCATATCTATCTATATAAGGAGGTTTCAGGTTATTGACCGTAACCAGTTCGTACCACCTTAACTTATCTCCAAGGTAGTCAGCAGCCATTTGCTCCAAAGAACTCTGGAAAGGTACACTCATATAACTCTGATAAGCAGTTTGGAAAGCTACTTCGCTGTCATCACTCAATTCACCTTGAGCAAATTCAAGCAAATCTGGCCCAACTTCTTGGTTGTTCTTGAAGTCCAAGATTACTCCAAGCACCATTGCTTCCATATCCATAAGTCTCTGAACATATTCCAGATCTTCAAGGGTATAGTCTCGGTACTTCTTCAGTGTGCTTCTTCCTCTAATAGAGGAGTAGTAGTCATCTCCAAGTCCAACTCTGTCAAACACCCCGTCCCTTCTCTCCTGAAGAAACCTAAGCATGGCTTTGAACGTCTCAGAGGTGAACAAAGCAACCCGCTTATACTCTTCAGCTATAAACCGCTTTTCTTGTTCTGTGAGGCCCAAGGATGACAAAGGGATGAGCAACAAAAGCTCAGCTAGCTGGTCGAAGTATTGGGTGTTACTTAGTGGGTTAATGCCTGACCCAAGCTTCCAACTTCTTACGTTATTGTCCAGTTCTCTGATGAGATTGTCTAAGTATTCATTTCCACTGGAATACTCTATGTACATAGGTTTCAATACATTGGTCCAGTTGTCAGTAATCCACTGCCATCTGCCTTCTGTTACCTTAGGAATATGAGCAAGGGTAAGGGATTCACCCTTCTTCCATGTCATCCACATAGTGAGGTCATGGAACATTGAGCTTTCGCTTGAGTATTGGATTTGATTCATTGGTTGATACCCTCTCTGTTTCTTCTATTCTCTTACTCCCCCCACGTGTTTCTTATAGTGGTACGAACTATGAATGTCTTTCTTTGTTAAAGGTTTATCTCTAATTGTTAATGAATATAAGAGTTTTAGTAAATGTGTAATGAATAAAGACCCTTAGTGGTCTGTACCACTATAAGAAACACGTGGGGGGGTATTTAGTAGAAAAGGGTATTAGTAAGGGTTGTCTAAAGCAATAGGGCAGGGTAAGCTTAAGCCAAAGCACTAGACATTCCAAGGAAGGAATAACTCCTATGAACAACTCAACATACAAAATGTTAGTAATTGGAGATATACACATCAAAAGAAAAGACCTAAGCAGGTCTTCTCAATTACTTGAAGCTCTATCTGATTCAATCAACTCTCTTAAACCAGACATGGCTGTAATGCTTGGGGACGTGTTCGATAACCATGCCACTTGCTATGCAGAGTGTCAGGAGTTGTTCTGCGATTTCCTAGACAAGACCAGAGGTACAGTTAAGGTACATCTCTGTGGAAATCATGAAATGGAGAATGGAGTAGAGCTTTTCCCAAAGACTAACTCTCTAAGTGTTTTTACCAGACACTATCAAACGTTAAGCCCTCAGTATTACAACGAGCTACCTTCTTACATACCTGTAGTCAAGCCCTCTCTGCTTGACATAGGGGTTTGTTCAGTGGGTTTCGTTCCTTATGCCCCTCCTGGGATGTTTAGGGAGGCTTTCAATAAGCTTGGTGCTGTTCCTGACCTGATACTGTGTCACCAAGAGTTTCATGGCGCTTCGTATGTTAAAGGCACTCTTTCTGAAAGAGGAGATGCCATTGAACCGTGGATGAATGTGATTGCAGGTCACCTGCATAACTCACAGACACTTGAGAAAGATGGAGGAAGGATTTGGTATCCTGGAACTCCAATACAACACGACTTCAGTGACAGAGACGATAAGGCCATTTACCTGATTGAGGTGAGTGCTGGCGGTAAGTACACGATCAAAGAGACGATACGCTTTAGCCATCTGCCGCAGTTTAGGACAGTGAGGCTCAGTGCTAGTGAGGTAGCAGGGTTTAAGCCAACTGGGATGGCTGGGGATAAGCTTAGATTCGTCATTAGTGGCACCAAGGCCGAGCTTCTCTCGTTGAGATATGACGAAAACTACAGAACCTTGGCGTCGCTTGGAAAGATAAAGCCAGAAGTGGTCAAAGACCAGACTCCAACGCCAGAAAAAACTGAACAAGTTGAATTTGAAAAACTACTCAAGACTTATTGCGCAAACGAAGGGGTTGAAGATGCCTATAACCTTGTCTTTGAATAACTTTAAGAACCACAAAAAGTTGTCGCTAATATTGCCAAAGACAGGCATGGTCAAAATTGTTGCTCCTTCTGGACATGGCAAGACCAACGTAATGAAAGCTCTGATGTGGGCGTTGTTTGGGAAAGTGTCTGCTCCAGTTAAGTATGGGGAGGAGGGGTGTAGCGTAGGCGTGTCTGAGCTTATAGACTTGGACATCAAGCGTTCAAAGAACCCAAACCTGCTTGCAGTAGACAACGCCACCAACTCCACTGCGCAAGCTTTCATAGAAACAGAACTCGGTATGTGTTACGACGAGTTCATGGCCTCTTCTTATGTAATGCAAGACCAGAAGAACAGCCTGTTGTCACTCTCTCCCTCTGAACAGCTGGACATGATCTTTGCTCTTGCATTCAAGAACAAAGACCCAGAGGATGTAAAGAGGCGTATTAAGGATAAGATATCTGACCTAGCTGTGTCTATGGATAATCGCAGCTTCAAGATATCTGTAGCTAGCAAGGAAATTGAGTACGCTGACTGTGAGATTAAGAACCAAACCAGCTTGCTGAATGTCATAGACGAAGACAAAGATGTCTTGGTTCCTATGATTGAAGAGTTAAATGCAAAGATAACTGCCATAACAGACAGGCGACGAGTCATAACCGACGAAAAGGTTGCCTTGCACTCCCTGAGACTGTCTGGAGAAAGAGCCAGGTACCTGGCTTCAGTCAAGCAATACGAGAATCTGAAGTCTCAGGTTGCTGAACTTGAATCTTGGATGTCCAAGAATCCTCCAGGAAGTGTGCTGCTGAACAAGAAGCTTACAGAGGAAGTTGACCAGCTTAGTGAAGAACTGAAAATCCTGAAACACAAGAAAGAACGCTACGAAATTGCGTTGAACCAATCCAGAAACAAGTCTCTCACTGAATCGAAATACGTCGTGAATCTGGGGCATCTGAAGAAGATGTGTGACGACATAGTCAAATCAGAGAACGTCACTGAGTTCATGGCTCAGGAGGTTTGTACAGCATCTGAACTGTATATTGCTTCTCTCAATGCTTACCAGATGTGTTCATCCACATCTGAAGTCACAGAAGACCCCACAGACAAGTACAACGAGATTAAGCTCAGATATGACGTGGTGAAATCTCAGCTCTCTTCTGTAAGGGATAAGGACGCTGTCTATAAGAGCAAGACAGAGGAAATGGCCAGCAAAACCAAGCTGCTTGAATCCTGTGCAGAAACGATTTCCTCTGGAGCTTCTAAGTTCCTCAGTGAAGAAGAACTGTCAAAGAAGCTTTCCAAAATAAACGACGAAGAAAGCCTATGCACAGACGAGATAGTTAACGTCTCTTCTCAGAAGAATTCACTTCAAGCAAGGCTGAACAAGATTCTAGACAACGAAAAGATTCACAAAGTTATTGCTGACGCCAAGAAGAGAAAAGCTTCAGCAGAAGAGCGTTCTGCTAAAGAAGAAATTCTCCACGCTAATGACATGAGACTGTTCAAGAAACTGAACAGGGTCATGGAATTGGCTAACAAGGCCGCTCTGGACTCTGTAGAAGCCACCATAGACAGCATCAACGCAAACGCTGAATACTGGCTCACTGAAATGTTTGACGGCAAACTCACTGCTACTCTCGAGACAAGCAAAGAGTTCAAATCCAATAAGCCAGCAGCAGACAAACTGAACATCCTTATCCATGAAAACGGTCAGAAGATAGATAAGAAAGAGGATCTTAGTGGTGGTCAACAGAGTCGCCTGTGCCTTGCGTTTCAATTGGCTCTGTCTGAAATATACGATTCTCCGATTCTCATGCTCGATGAAGCTTTCAAAGGGCTTGACAGAGCTACTATGCGCATTTGTCTCAATAGCGTAAAACGTATATCTGAAAATAAGCTAGTTTTGGTAAGTGAACACTTTGCTGACGAAACCCTGTTTGATGAGGTAATCACACTTTGACACTATTCTCAACCTATGACGAATTCATCAATGTTGTGAAATCTATAAAGAATGACTACCAAGGGACCAAGGGCGAGTCTATAAAACTCAATGCCGCTGGTCTGTTTACCATGGTCATGGGGGGTGTCTTTGACTCTACTGTCAAGGAGCAACCCGTGTCCTTGTCTACCAGATTCAAGATGATGGACATGCTCAGGTCTGCTCTTAAGACCAAAGCCTCAACGTCTAAGTCCAGGGACTCGTCCATTTTGCCTATAGACGAAATAGATAGCGAGCTTACCCGGCTAATGTGGCTGTCCCAAGTCAATCCAGCTTTCGTGTTCAGGATTTCTGACCAGTACACTGAAGCAATGAAGGTCATGGGCTATGTGGACACTGGTGCTCCAAACATGAAGTACAGAAACCAGTGTGAAGACATCTTCACTAACTTCAGGGCTCTGTTCTCTGAAAGGGCTTTAACCTACTATGGAAACAGAAACGTAGACAGAGTTCCTGGCATCATCGCCATTTACCGTGGGTACCAGACGATTTCTTATGGTGAGGGAAAGAAGATGATGCGGGTTGCCTTGTACGATGGCTCTACGGAAGAGTCTGGGGTCGTTTGGTCGAAATATAATACGAATGACGAGTTTGACCCAGGGGTGGTCAATGCTCTAAAGAGCTACAGGAATAAGGTCTGTATAGTCCTTGGCAAGGTATCTAGGTCCTCTCGGGGATATCCAAGTTTCGCCATCAGAAATATGAGGTTGATTGGCTGATGTCTGACTCTTACATAACTTCTGACCTTCATCTTAATCACTCCAATGTGATTGCTTACTGCAATCGTCCGTTTTCATGTGTCGAGGAAATGAACGAGATATTGATAGATAACTGGAACAGGCTGGTAAGACCTCAGGACACCGTGTATCTTGTTGGTGACGTTGCCATGGGTCCATATCAAGAGATACCTAAGCTTGTCTCTCGTCTACAGGGCAACAAGGTCCTCTTGCTTGGCAATCACGACCGAGGCAAGACCAAGCTGATTTCACAGTATTTCACAGAAATCTACCATAGTATGGAAATGGAATTTGAGGGCAAGCAGATATTAGTCAAACACCACCCTGTTCCTGACCTTTCCATTGATTACCACTTTCAGATTTGTGGTCATGTACATAACCTGTGGAAATTTAACGACAAAATGCTGAACGCCAGCACTGACGTATGGGACTACAAACCAGTCCTTATCGAAGAAGCAGTAGATATGTATCTGGCGCAGTGCAAAGTTTAACTGTTGACAAACTCTTCTATTAGCGATACTCTTCCAGTGTCACCTGGAGGCTTTCGCTATGGCCAAAAAACGTGAGTGGGCACTCAAGCCTACTGTCTTCTCCGCTCTTAGAAGAGCCTGGAGAAACTGCCCCGCCCGTAGAGAGGTCTTGGCTAAGGCCAAGAAAGAATACTTCGTCAAATGCAAAAACGGCAACTCCAAAAGAAGAGTTCATTTCAAATGTGCCGTGTGCGGTCAGTATGTTGACGGCAAGCAGATAAATGTAGACCATATCGACCCTGTAATAGACCCAGCCACAGGCTTTACTAATTACGATAGCTACATTGACAGACTCTTCTGCCCCATAGAGAATTTGCAAACCATATGTCGATTTTGCCACGACCTCAAGTCAGCCAAGGAAGTCAAGGTCAGAGCAAAGACGAGGCGTACACAGAAGAAGTCTGCCCAGAAAGACACTGGAAAAACTAAGACGGCCAAGGTTGCAAAGACCGCAAAACCAAGACATACTAAACGCACTACCAAGGAGAAATGAACATGCACTATTACGACCGTCCCTATAAACTCCATTGCCTTGTTGATGTCAGTGGATTGAAGCTCTCTGACAGAGAGGCCGTTACCGAGTTTCTTACAAGAGAGCTTAAGGCGTTCCCCATTATCTATCCTTCAGAGTTCGCTGTTGCCTCAGCTGCTGAAATGGCAGACAAGGGTCATCCAACCATGAAAGAGTTTCCTTGTACTCTGTCTAACGACGAGGCAGTTGAGCTTTTTCTCAAGTCAATTGCGAAGATAAACCCAGCAGCCCAGGTGCGAACTGTTCCTGTGGCTGGGAAAATCAACAAAGCCTGCAAGAACGCCAAGGACCTTAAGAGAATCGTTGATGACCTGATTGCACAACAGGATACGATCTCTGTTTCTCAAATCTATGACCTCGCCAACAAGCCAAAGCTTGCTTTCACTGACAAGGACCATTTCCTGAACACCAAGCTGTCCAGGATCGTAATCAATCTTGGTTCGGAGCCTATTGGCAAGAAGAAGATGGACGAGCGCATCATTGCTCTGATGGAAGAAATCCAGACGTCTTTTGAGATGGCCAAGGAGCAAGAGAGAGCCAACCAGGTTGAAGCCAAGTACATTCCACGCTAAAATCGATTTAGTCCCATTGCAAGGGACTTGTTTGTCCACTAAGGGGCTCTGAGAGCCATAAGGAGTATTTATGACCAAGGAAGGTAATTATTCATTTGACGATTTCGAGAACACGGAAACTGAAGTTGGAGCAGACAAGAGTGCTGCCGCTGAACGGGTTCCTTTTCTCCCAGCTAAAGGCCAGAAGTGGCCGTTCGACGTAAGAATTCTTGTTAACCCCATTGCATCAGAGCTTGGCAAGATTTACCACGAAACTAACGTCCATCCGATTCAGGTAGGCGGTAAGTGGCTGAACATCCCCTGTCCTCGCTCTCTTGGCAAGACTTGCTATATGTGTGACACCCGTTGGGGTTCAGAAGACCGAAGGAAAGAGCTTGAGGCCATTGGCGCAGGAGCTAGCGCCCACCCCGAGCACAACGAGTTCAAGAAACATGAGAACATCATTGCTCTCTTCAAGCAGAAGAAGCAATACATGTTTATGGCCGCTCTTAGGAATGATCCTAAGCTTTATTTCTTCTATGCAGGACCTGCGCTCATCAAGTCCATGTTTGGAGATAAGGCTAAGGCCACCAAGGGAGCTGTCGCATCGTTTAAGGAGTTTGGGGTATCTGCCTTTAACCCCAACAACACCACTGGCTGGATTACCGTCAACAAGACAGGCCAGAAACTTGATACAGTGTACACAGCCACGCCGACCGTACAGACAGTCGTCAAGGACCGCGTTAAGTCCGAGATGCTGGTGGAGGAAGCTCTTCACCCTGATGTGGTCAATGCCTTCTCGAATATTGAAGGGCTTCCCCGTGTGCTTGAGTCCTTTAAGAATCGCATGTGGTCTGAAGACGAGATACAGACCTTTGTGGACTCTGCGTGTACAGTGGTGCCTGAGCGCATCGCGAAATGGGTAGGAGCTATTGAGAAACCATCAAAGGTAGAGACCGCCAGTTTCACTGAAAACTCGCTGTCGGTTGAAAGCTTTGACCCGTTCTGATAGCCTTACGACAGACACGATGTCTGTCACACTCGCCCGGTAGGACAGCATAGGATTTGCAGTCTCTACCGGGTTTCTATTTGAGGTCAACATGACAACCGCAATGGAAATTACAGAAAACGCTGTGGAACAACTTGCCCCATATCTTGCTAAGTCCAACTCTGCTCCATTGGTAACCGAAGCTGACGCCCCTGTTTACCTTAAGGACATGGTTAACGGCATTATCTTGGCTTCGCGCTTGTTTTCGGAGTGCTCACTTAGGGCAACCCAAGCCAAGCACCAGAGGAAGCGTGCTGAGGCCGTAGCTTATCTTGAAAAGTACCCTGCTTACATTGCTGAAAAGGGGCAAAAGAAAGGCACTGTAGCCGAAATAGAGGCGTTCGTGACGCTTGACCAAGAGGTTCAGCAAGCTCAGGACAAAGAAGCTTACTTCGACTCACTGAGCACCTACCTTCTCAACGTCAGACAGTCTCTCATCCTGTCCCATGACGATGTGAAGAAATCGGTGTACAGTAGAAGCCTGAACGCAATGGATCGCTCGCAACAAATGGCTTAAGGAGCAATTGATATGGCGCTTCCAAAATATCTCAGTGAAATCATAAAGTCTTCAGACAAAGCAGTTCTTGCCAAACAACTTCTTGATAAGAAAGCCGAGTTCATTACTACTGGTTCTGTATCTATGGATTGGGCAACAGGTGGAGGTTTTACTAGGGGCACAATGACGACTCTTTGGGGACCTCCAGGTTGTCACGCTAAAGGTACCAAAGTCCTCATGTTCGACGGTTCCATGAAGAATGTAGAAGACGTTGTTGCTGATGATTTGCTTATGGGTCCAGACTCTAGGCCAAGGGTGGTTCTGGGTCTGTGTCGTGGTTCCGAGATGATGTACAAAATCACACCTAACAGAGGCGAACCATTTGTTGTCAATGGCGAGCACATTCTTTCTCTTAAAGAAATGAGGAGAGGTTTTCATGATAACGTAGTGAATATTACCGTTGAAGAGTTCCTTAAACAATCGAATACATTCAAACATCATTTCGGTCTTTACTATGCCGAGTGTCTTAAGTTTCCGGAACAGACGACTAAGTTGCCGATTGACCCATATATCTTTGGTTTGTGGCTTGGAGATGGCGATTCTAAGAATCCTGGTCTGACTTCTGCTGATAGTGAAATAGCAGAGAAATGGAGTCAATGGGGTGAAAGCGTTGGGCTAGTAACTAGGGTAACTGGTGAAAACAATCCAAGAAACAGTAAAGCTAGACACTATTTCCTCGTTAAAGAAAATAGTGACCACAAGAAAGGCTCAAACCCACTCCTGAATGCTCTTAGAGACATGAACGTGTTTGGAAATAAGCATATTCCAGATTGCTACTTAGTATCTTCTGTTAAAGAGCGCAGGGCTTTGTTGGCTGGTCTTATCGATACCGATGGAGACGGTACTTATGGTTTCAGCCACAGCACCAGCATTACTTCTAAATACGAACATTTGGCAGACCAAATGGTCTTTTTGGCAAAAAGTCTGGGTCTATTTGCTCAGAAAAGAGAGATTTGGAATAGAGCCCACAAGGACATGGAGAAAAAGAAATACTGGAGGGTTTCCATTTATGGGGATTTGTCAGTAATTCCAACTGTTTTGCCTGGTAAGAAGTTTATTAAGAAAGATTACACTCAAGCCACAGTTGACCTCATCACTGGATTTACAGCAGAGCCTATTGGTGTGGATGAATATTACGGGTTTAGTCTAAACGAAGACCATCTCTATGTCATGGAACATTTCTTCGTTACCCATAACTCCGGTAAAAGCTTGCTCATGTTAAAAACCATGGCTAACGAACAGAAAACCTTCCCCAACAAGGTCGCCATAGCCATCGATTCTGAATATTCATTTGATGCCAAAAGAGCTGAAGATATGGGCGTAGACCTGTCTAGACTTATCGTTATTCAAAGCAACACAATCGAGGGGGCCTTCGGTGAATTCGGAAAGATATCCGAGGAAATGGTGAAAGCTAAGGACGTCTGTTTCATTGGGGTTGATTCAATCAGAGGTTTTTCTTCCCTTAGTGAAGAAAAGTCCGTTCTTGAAGGGGATATGGACAAAGCGATTAACGCCTACGGAGGCGTAGCTAAAACCATTGGCCCCGTGCTTAACCTTCTTAATAGAGTGACAAACGAAATCGGTTGCACCACAATCCTCTGTAACCATGCCATGGCTAACATGGACTCTAGAACCTCGGCTTACTATCCTTACATATTGTCCGGTGGTCAAAAGCTAAAACATCTTTGTTCAACTATATTGTTTATCGATAAGGTCAATAACAAAGCTTCAAGAATTGTTTCCGAGATGACAGACGTTCAAGGGAATCCAATTACCATCGGCAATCTCATGCGTGTCAAAGTAACCAAGTCTCGTAAAACAGTTGAGGGTAAGGTTGCTGAGTTCTATTGGAATCTTGAAAATGGTGAATTCGAACAGAAAGAATCGGAACTCTTTAATCTAGCTAAGTCTCTTGGGGTCCTTAAAGGAACTGGCTCGTGGTACACTTATGGTCCCGAAAAGATGGGACTTAAGAAGCAAGGGAAAGCCTGGATTGACACTTTGACTTCTGATAAGAACATGTACAACAAGATTCTTAACGAATGTCACAGTGCCACGAGTCGCCTTGGTGCAGAAGACGATTTCTGTGCTGACATTATTGATATTTCTGAAGTTAAGGAAGAAGGCGGAAAATAGCAGCTTCCATAACTTGAATTCGCCACCGACCTACCCCATGCTTATCAATAGAGCAAATGCAAACACAATATGAGTGCAACTTCTGGAGGGAAGTATGGGAAGGTCAATTACCAAGGACGACCTGCTTGACGACATTATTTCCGTAGCTTGTGATGCATCTCTTCCTATTGAGGAAGTAACCTATAAATTGTACGCGAATAAAGGCATCTACTCAGAGAAGACGGTATATGCCAAGTTCAAAGGAATTGGTTGGGAAAAGGTGCTAGAACATGCGGTGCAAAGAGCAAGTCTTGCTGAGCAAGACAGTGAAGATGACGTTCAAGACAGCAAAAGAAGGTTGGAGAACATCAAAGACGAGAAAGAGATTTCGGATGATGAGACTAGCGAACTGCATCTAGACTTCGATTTCGATCTCGAAGCCGCTCTTTCAATTGGAGATAGCCCGTCATCTCTTTCTACGCCATCAATCCATGAGTTTGCTGTAGAGAAAGGCGATGTGATGTTCTTCATTCCAGATATCCACTCTCCGTTCTTTAACAGGAAGTGGATGATCTGGGTAGTTAAAACCATCCGCCAAGCACAGAGTGATCCTAGCATTGGAACCATTCATGTGATTCAGCTTGGCGATGCTCTGGACCTTTACTCTTTTGGCAGGTTTGACCGAATACAACAGGTCTCTCCCAAGACAGAGATTATGATAGGCATCAAACCAGTCGAACAGATGTGGAATGCGATTGGTACAACAAAGACCAAGCGATATCAGCTTATCGGCAATCATGACGCAAGGTCAGAAAAGTTCTGCATCAAGAATGCAGACCATCTCAGAGCATTCGTGCCTACAGCCAAGACCATGCTGACCTTCCCTGACGTGTTTACTGTTAATAACGAAAGTGACGGAATCCTGTTCACGGTTAATGGTGATACCGATAAACTCCTGGCTATACATGGCTACTTGTCAGACAGCCTTGCTCATGTTAGGAAGCATGGGGTAAGCGTTGTCCATGCTCATACTCACAGAGGTGGGGACACCGTGTTTACGGGAAGGTTCTGTCTTGATTGTGGCTTTGGTGGAGACCCTAAGGCTTTCGCTTTTGGGTATACAATGTCAGCTATGAAGAAAGATTGGAATTGTGGCATGGGAAGAGTAGATGTTCTTAAGGCATCTGGAAGATTTCAGCCAAGATTCTTGAGATATTTTGAAGGAGAGTGATACATGTGGAATGTTGCTGATGAAGAAGATACAAAGCTGTCTAATCTATCTTCAAAAGACAAGATAGCAATGCTGACTACGATACAGAAGTTCATTGAAGACGCCCCAGTAGCCGAGATGGTTCAGTCCAGGTATCCTAAGGTATGGCCGCTCATTGTCCATTCTTTGGACACTGCAACAGAAGAACTGCTGGGCACTAACAAGACTGTGGAAGTTTCTGTTGACAGGCTTACGGCTAAGGTAGACGCATTGGCTGCCTCTCCTTTGCTCAATGTCCTTGAGGCCATGATTAAGAAGTTCGAAGAAAGAACGTCTCGACCTGCACAAACAGAAACGGCTAGACCGAGTGTTCCTCAGCCTAGCCCTAACGCAGCGAACGTAGATGAACTCTCTCCTCAAGAGAAAGCTGAACTCATAAACAGGCGGTTTTCCTCAAGAGGACAGAACATGCCTGTCGGTGGGTTTTAAGCCGACTGAGCCGACTTCCAGACCAGATAAGCTCCTGCCAGCGTAACGAGCACACCAGCAATCATCTCAATAGTCCCCTCAAGCTTGTCTTGGGGGATATCGAACTCAGCCACAAGAACTTCCTTGACCTCAGCCATGGCTTCAGGGGTAAGCTCAGCGATAGCGGCAGGGAGTTCCTTGAAGTTGATTTCAGCAAGAGCAGGAAGCTCGGTGACAATGAAGCCCAGAGCGGGGGAAATGTCAGCGAGTGTGATTTTCCCATCCTCAAGCACCTTGCCTGCAAGATTCATAACGTGAGCAACAGACTTAACAAGAGCGATCAAATTAGCATTGGCCATAACGTATCTCCTTTTCACTTCTTGACATCAAATGTAACAGAATAGACCCATTTTGTGTCCACCTTAACATCCATGGTTCTTCCATCCTTGGCTGTATTGAGGACCGTTTCAAACTCTTTGGCTGTTCCGACGGTATAAATCAAATACTGCTCGTCAACAAAAACCTGAGCACCTACTGGAACATTTTCAAGTTTAACCACAAAAGGGACACCAACATTTACAGAATTAGGAACAATAATCTTTGAGTTTTCTGGTGTTGGAGGGGGAGGTACAGGTTTGTTACCCCACCTCTCTTCCCACTTAACGGCCAACTCTTTATCTTCCTCTGCCTCCACCTTACGAATCTCGGCTGCGCTAGTCACACCTTTTTCGTATCTTGCGAGAGCAGCTAGCAGATTCTTCTTTGCTCGTTCCCTATCCTCTACGTTCTTTATGAAGGATGGAAGTAGCTTTAGGATTATTCCTATGATTCCAGTAAGTAGTCCAATCATAAGTTGCACCTCACCATGTGGCAGAAGAAGATGCTCTGCTAGGCAATGCATCGGTAATCGTAGTGTATCCAAAAGTTGTCAATCTGAATACTCGTTTCTGTTTGTCCATGAACTTGTACACGCACCAGCCTTCGGAGATATTGTATTGGTATGCGTATGCCCCAAAAGCCTTCTCAAGCTTTACACATCCTGGTGTAAGTTCTGAATACACGACTTCGGTGTCGAACTCTATCACTTGAAGCAGCTTGGCCCTACTCTGACAAAGCTCTGCCCCGATTCGGTCCACAGTTCTGAGATTGCACTTAGAGACAGCTGGCAGCGTTTCTTCTAGTCCTTGATGGAATTCAACGACGCCTACGCTGGACTCCCCATTCTTTGTAAGAGCAGTTGCAGTCAAGAAACATGAACCCAGATTACCGACATACATAGTGGGGAGATAGGTCCACTTAACTGGCTTTCCATTCTCTGGGTTTGGGAAATATTCCTCTCCGTTGCACAAGGTTACCGTGAACTGAACAGTGTCTTTCGGAGCATGGAACGTAAAGTTGATACTCGACTTTCTACTAACAACGCCAATACCCTGAAACTTTTGAGCATCAGCCTCAAGCAACATCGTTGCCCGGTTGTTAATCTGTGGAAGCCCGCCATCCGAGACTGGAAACGCAGGGACAGAAGAACATGATGTCACAGCTATCAGTGTGCAGATTTTCGCAATCAGATTCATGTTCTCACCCCTCTGTGGCCTTACCAGCCTTCTTATAAATCTTAACTGTACTCCAGCCTTCTTTAGGACACTTGAACTTTGGCAGCCACAGGACCCCTTTGGCATCAGCCTCTATCACTCTCTCGTAGTGTACGTCTTCTCTTAGAAGCTTCCCGTTAACAAAGATTTCAAGATAGTCGCTTTCGGTCATTGGAAGGTTTATTAGGATACCTTCAACCGGTTCACTCCATTCAACTTCTTGTACTGACAATTTTCCATAAGGAGGAAGTAGGCGGTATTTGCGCTTGGACATAAAAACTCCCTGGTTACCAGAACTATTAAAGTTTTAGCAATCAGGGAGGATGGGGTGCGTATTAGGCAAAGTAGATAACCTGGATCTTGTCACCAGCGGCAAGTCCAAGCTGGTTCATTCCAAGTCCGTTCCACGAAACGGTCTTGCTCTCAGCGCCATTGATGGTGAAGTCAATGGAGTATGCCTGAGGAATACCGCCAACAGGGAACAGGAAGATAGCCGTGCCATTAGGAGCAGAAGGAAGGTCAAACGCCTCAGCAGTAACTTCATCAGCAATCAGCGTATGCAGATGGTTGACGGGGGCCTTACCTGCCAACTCAGCCAATGCACCTTCCACTGTAGTAGCAGTGAAGTTACCAGCCGAATCTTCGATTCCAATGAGTGACGCGCCCTTGCCGGTTGCAGTCGAAGCAAGGTCTGTTGACAGAGGACGGAGACCGAGAGCAGTGTCGATAGCCGTGAAGTGAGCTGCAACGATTCCTTCATCGCCAACAGTGACCGTGTAGTTGGTCTGACCAGCAGAACCAATGTTGCCGATGGCAGCATCAAGTCCTTCCATTGCAGACTGAACATTGTCACCAAGAGCATGGTAGCTGGCGGTGTCAACAAAGGAGATGGCAGAAGCAGCGTGGGCTCCTGTGGTGTCGCTGATGTGGTCTTCGAGTCCAGTTTCAAGAGCTTGGAGAGCACCCTTGATTGTGGAAGCGTCGGCAATCGTAGACCCAGTGAATGTTCCAAGGTCTTCAGCATTGGCAGCCACACCACTAAGAGTGATGAGGTCGTCAATCTTGCCTTCAGCTGTTGTCAAACGGCTGTCAAGGTTTTGGCCTTCAAGAGTTTCGATACGGTCATTGAGTTCGACCAGAGAGCCTTCCACTGTAGTAGCAGTGAAATTACCAGCAGCATCTTCGATTCCAACAAGAGAGGCACCTTTGCCAGTAGTCTGAGCAGCAAGGTCAGCCACGTTGGTCTTGAGGGCAAGAGCATCAAACACAGCATCGCCAGAAGGAGCGTGCGTTGTGTCGCCGTCTGTAATTGACGAAGCAACCACTGCGGTCTGAGCGCGTCCGTCAGTGAACCACAGATTGGTGGGCGAGCCATCTTCTGAAATATCGTCAGTATAGAGGGTCACTGCACCTGTCTTGGTATTGACAGAAGTCACCGCGTCAGAAGTATCCGCCTTTTCCCACACCTTAGAACTGTTCAAAATGGCGTAATCGCCAACTTCGAACGTAATGTCTCCGGCACCAAAGTCGTGAGTACCGGCGACAGAAGCACGCCACACGTTACCGATGTCTTCGTTGGCATTGCTTGCACCGTTAGCAAGGGTCGTTGTCGTAGGATCAAACGTGCCTTGGTATTCCATGATGGCGTTGGGCAGATTGGCTACAGGGACCTTGCCGCTGGCATCCAATTGCACCAGACCATTAGCCACGTTAATGAGAGACGGAGCAATCTTGCTAATACTGTTAATGCATTCATCCGCAAGCTTTGCAGCTGTGACGTTTGCATCCTTAATATTGATTGTCTCGACCGCATCAGACGCCAAATGCTTGTGAATCAACTTACTCATTGGGACCCTCCTTGAATTCTTCTAAGTCCACCATATCCCAATATTTGATTGAGATAGGATGTCAAATTTATACCTTCATGTTCAATACAGCCGAACCAAATACCAGACCACCAATCTTTATGAATGTGTAAAGGTCATAACGACTTGCTGTAGAAGTCGGAGTCGGTGTGCCCAACACATTCCAGTTGATGGATGGAGTGTTCCACGTAATCGTATAAGCCTGACCAGAAGATGCAACCAAGAGACTTACGGTTTGCCCTTCTGCGAGATTCGTTATTTGCATAGTCACAGTGGCACCAGCAGAAGTAGGCGCGGCGTAGTAAAAGATGTGCTTTGTCGAACAGTCAGGCTGATAGGTCTGCCCATTAACCAAGGTTGTGGAAGATTGCGTTGGAGACACAATTCGACAATATCCGTTGGCGTTATGCATGTTGCTCCCGCCGCTTGTTCCAATTTCAAACTTACCCAGCTGAGTAATAGACATCAGAGTTCGTTCGTCAGTGGTCACCAGGGCATTGTCTGACCCACTCTGGGCGGTTTTGTTTGACAGAACCTTGTAAACCACAGTGGTTTCAGTCACAGTATCCGCAGCTGCAAGCTCAATTATTGAATAGCCGTTTGTATTCAGACTTTTGGAAGTACCGTTGTTGTCAGCGTAGGCGTTTGCGCCAATACGAATGCTGGCCGCCTGCGAAATTCCCTGAGTCGATGAAGAGAATTTAATAGACGAAAGTGATAAATGAGGGAGGGTCATTCCTGCCCCACCAAGTACCCATTGTCCACCGGCTCTTATGCTACCGAGGTTGTATGAAGTTGCTTCTGTGTCAGATACACCAGAGTATGTGCCCGTCGAATATCTCCTGAAGTCAAACACTGTGGTAGTGTCAGAAGTTCCGGGGCTCATGTGCAGACATGTACCAGCTGTACCATCTATTGCAAGTTTCATCACTCCATCAAAATAGAGGCCAGAGAGAAGGTCTCCTGTTCCATCGGACTTGCTTGACAGAATGTTGAAGAATCGGCTACCAACAACGAAGTGGCTGTTGGAATAGTCTTGCTGAATTATTCCCCCAAGCACCAGTCCATTGCCGTTGGCAACGATTATTGCATCCGACCCTGTCATGGACGCACTGCCAAGAATGACCTTACCGTTGCCCATCACTTGCAGCAGTTCAGTAGAGCCTCGCCTTACACGAAGAGCGTTCGTGGTCGCATTGCTATTGATGCCCGTGACTATGTCAAGACCAGCAGCTTCAGCTCCTGTTGAATTGTTCTCAATAGAGAGAACGAAGCCTGTGCTGTTGGAGTTTTGTATCTTGTGAGCAACAGTCAGTCCCGTGGCTGGACCAACAATAAAGTTGCCATTGTCAGTCCAGCTACCCACCTCTGCACCAGTAGATGACTGGAGCTTCATTCCATTAGTGTTGAATGCCTTGAGAATGGGCGTAGTGACAGATGTCATTGCCACCAATGCATCGTGTGTATGACTTGTGTCAGACTTCCCACTCAAAGCAGTCTGCACATCTGGAAAATCTGCAAGGTCCAAATCGACAACGCCAGTGTATCCGTTTACAGAAGCTACTGCGTCTGTTGTATCTGACTTTTCCCAAATCTTAGAAGAGTTGAGTACAACATAGTCTCCAATTCCAAAAGTCTGATTCCCAGAACCAAGATTCTGCGTACCTGCAACAGAAACTCTCCACACGTTACCAATATCTGGATCGGCATTGCCAGCACCGTCTGCCAGAGTAGGCGTGTTCGTGTTGGCGTTCCAGGTTCCCTGGTATTCCATGATGGCATTGGGAAGTTGGGCAGAAGGAATCTTGCCAGAAGAGTCCAGCGTGGCAAGACCGTTAGACACGCCATAGTCGTTTTCGATGGTAGTAATGCGCCCGCTCAATGCACTGTCGCCTGCTTGTCGGTCAGCGATTTCTTGTGCAAGGTCACCTGCGATACCGCCAGTAGAAAAGTCATACCAAACCTGAATGACTTCACCAGCAGCCATCAGTCCATCAAGACCAAGACCATCCCAAGATACCGTGTTCCCAGAAATGGAGTAATCGGTTCCTTGTGTAGCTGTCAGACCTCCCTCAGGCACCAACATGGTAAGACCGGGGGTATACGGAGTATTGGTAAGAGTGAACCCTTTGTTATCAATGTCCGTGGATTGCAAGGTGATAGTTTCGTGAACGAATCCTTTGCCTTCCAAAGCATCCAGTCGGCCTTCGTGGTCAGCAAGCTGGTCAATGATGGTTTGAGGAATTCGTTCAATTGCTATATGGCGAGTAGAGTCAAGAACAGCTATGCCGCTGGCCTGATCCACAATAGTAGAACTGAACTTGGCCATTGTGATAGTGTTGTCAGCAAGTTTCGGATTTGTGACGTTACTATCTATGATTTTCTCTGTACTAACCGCGTTAGTATTCAAGTGCTTTACGGTCAACCTTGACATCTGAGCCCTCCTTAGCAAGTCTCCACCTGACTTAAAGGATAACTCATCGAAAGACCGTTACGAGCTAGTTAATTTACAAGATTTAACCCAGCGAATGGTATGCGAAACGTACTATGGTGCCGATAGAAACGACTTGTTCCATGCCAAGCCCGTTCCAGCTTACGGTTTGTCCGGTACAGACAAAATCGATTCCTGGACACTGTGAGATGCCTGTTATTACATCGACCATAATCTGCGACGAGTCCCATGGCTTATGAGGAAGGATGAACCTCTTAAGTGTTACATCGTCTTCTGTTAAAGTGTGATACTCGACGAGCATTGGGCCATGGTTAGAAGTCAGAGAAGAAGTGAGCCAGGTCCCTTCTGACGTGGAGTTGTCTACCAAGACCAGCTTAACGCCTACGCCAGGATACACGGACTCAATTACAGACGGTGTAGTGGCGTCATATGTAGCAACTTCTATGTTGGCCACCGATGCTTCATCTGTATAGATGTTTATTTCCCAGGCTACTGGAAGAGTGGTTGCGTCTGGAAGGACGACTTGCTGGGTCAGGTCGCAAGACAAGATTATCCAAGAAGGGTCGTTCGGCAATAGAGATTTAGAAGAGGAAAGGGCCTGCCGTTCAGATTGGAGATTGACACGCCTTGCGGCAGCAGTCCCCTTGACGATTAAATTACCCTTCAGTTGCATGTCTCACGGCCTTTCGCTCAGTGTACGCGCTACAGATGTTTATTTTCCGCCATACAGGGACAAGCGATTGCGGCGAGCGACTTCTCTAGTTGGATTGTCGTTAAGCCTTCTAAGGAAGTTCCCCTTGAGGTAATTTTCTGTGTCGTTGCTGGGGTCGGTCAGGTCTTTGTTGTCGCTGTTCAATACTCTTGTGAGCGCAGGCATCCCGTACATGTGGCTATATCCAAGAGCTTTGTAATAGTCTGACGTGCCTCGTTTGAATCCTTTCTCAGTAAGCTGTCTGTCTGTGTCAGAAAGCAACTGCTCTGCGAGAAAGTCATCAGTCTTTCGGTCCTTAGTTATCTCGTTGATCTTTCTACCGAAAGTTACCGGGTCGTTCTTGTATTTTTCTCCGATAGTTCTGATCTTTTTACCAAGTTCAGAATCTCTGACTTCTGGAAAGGTATTGGCCATGCCCAAGACTGTCTTGGGCATCAATCCATAAGAGGAATAGGCTCGGGTCTTGTAGTGCGTGCTCTTAGGATTGGTAATGATCTGATGTACTCTGTTTTCGTGTCCGCCAGATTCAGCAGCAGCGAATGCGTCATAGACGTTGTAGTCTGCATCTTTTGACCATGAAGGAGTTTGTCCATATTTGAACGGCTTTGGTTCATAGTGCTTGAATCCTTGGAACTCGCCAATATCTGGCGTTGCCTCAGGTGTGGCCGTTGGCTCTGGAGTAGCTGTAGGTTCTGATTCTGGAGCAGTGACAGCGGTTTCCTTAGGCTCAGCTTTACGTTCAGCAGGCTTATCCCAATCTTTTGGTTTCGTTAAATGGTATTTCCCATCTATTCCAGCAAAAATTCCAAAGACAGGATTCTTGGCGTTCTTGAATTTATCTCCTCTTTTTCTAGCCTCTTCCCGCATTGAAGCGCGAACCTCAGACAGATGCTTGTGACTTAACATGATCTTCTCGTCACTACGGCCTTCTCTAATAAGTTCTTCCATAGGCCGGGGTTTGCCTTTGAACTCAGGAACTCCTTTGAATTCTGGAATCTTATTCTCTTTATCAAATCTGCGTTGCTCACTTGCCGCTTGTAGCTCAGAATACTTCTTCTTTGCTTGGGAAATGCCGCGATCGATGCCTTTAGTGGCTTCAGATATGCCATGGCTCATTGCCTTACTAGCATCCATGGCATTTTCGATTCCTCCACTCATGTAAGTCGCACCTAATGCTCCCAGTGCACCAATCCCTAACATTTTCTTTCCAAAGCCTTTGGTCAGCTCTTCAGGGTCAGTGTTAAGCTCTGCCTGAACCTTCATCTGAGAAATTGGACGAGAGTTCAGGTTGTAGTAGAGGTTGCGCATATTTACAGACATGCGGGCGAGGTCTGTGTTTTCACTCAAGTGCTTTCTAAATTCATCGAGATAGTCGGCATGGTCATAGTGCTTAAGATTCTTGTCAGCAACCAAGGCCATAGTCCTTGGGCCATATCTGTGTCCATAGGCCAGTGCTTCTACTTGCTTTTCTACTGGAAGGTCTTTATCTTTCAGGATCTTAAAAAGACCTTTGATCTTGTAATCCATCAACAGGTCATCAATCACTTGATGACTCGTCAACTTGTTGATTGCTCTGCCAAATTCAGCATTGTCTGGAAATTCTTCCCTAAGCTGAACGATTCGTCTGCCAAGATCAGACGCGGCAAGTTCTGGAGTGTTCATCACAAGATTCAGCACACTTAGCGGCATGAGCTTATAGGAACTGTGGTAGCGGGTGCCTGTATGCTGGCCACTATTTACCACGGCTCCTAGCCTATTCCTTCTCCCTCCGCTGTCCATCGCAGCAAAGGCGTCGTGTATATGCTTGCCCCCGGCCATAGGCCAATCAGGAATCGTAATTATGATTCCGTCTATTTTGGTATGGGCAGGTTTTGATGTCTGATACGCCTCGTATGTATTTGTCAGAGATGGTGCTGGCCCGTCTGCATAGCTGCGTATGGAATTGTCAAGTTCAGAAAGCAGCAGCTTTGTGGCAGGGTCGCTCTTAGAGAGTTTCTCAAGAAGGTCGAAGCGCATGTGGTCAATCCTTATCTAGCCTGCTGCACCACGACCTTACCTTGGTATCTAAGGTCTGGTTCAGAAGGCACGTATATCGTTATGTCTCCGGTTGCCGTAACTGACACATTGTCTGGTTCGACTACATCGTACACAGAGCCATTCAATACATAGCATTCTATTCGAGGCTGTATGCCTTGAAGATGCTGAACTACTCCAATAGAGATTCGGTAGTAACCGCCCGTAGGACCAGCCCAATCTGTTGTGGCGTTATGGGTCTTTGTGTAGACCCGCAACAGTCTAATGCCTCCGCTCTTCTCAAGTCCTGATTCAGAAGACAGCCTTGTTTCCAATGCTCCTGCTACATAATCTAGCGTTCTGTCTGTAGACAAGCTTCCAGAACCGTCGGATGCAAGACCGGAAAGTCTCACACCTAGCGCCGTTCCGTTGTTGTACAAACCATCAGAGACAGACACAGAAGAAGGAGAGAAGGAAGACACAAGCCAGTCAGACACGAAGGCTGGGCTGTTAGCTTTGCAGATTATTGTGGCTGACCCACCTGGCTCTACCTCTAGTAGAGTAGACCCAAGAAACTTGATGGAAGCATTAGCTGTTGACCCTGAGTCGTTATAGATATCAGTGGACCACTTTGCATTCACATTCGTCGGCAAGGTTATGTCAATTGGAGCAGAAATGGTAGCAACGACAATAGACTCACCCGAGGCGGTCAATTCCGTTGTGGAGTTAACCAGCAGCAGACCCTCTTCTGCTCTCTTGGCGCTAAGGGTCTTGGATATTTCTATGTCAGTAAAAATCTGCCTCACTCGTTAGCTCCTTAAAAGAACTTATGAGATATAACAACCTTGCCAGCAAACCGACAATCGGGAACCTCAGGAACTCTAAACGAAACATCTCCCACAGAACTAATTCTCACTTCGTCAACCATGACCTCTACAAAGTCTGTACTGTCTTCTTCATATATAGATACTGACGGTGTCATACCTTGGTTGTGAGTAGCTTCCCATACAATAATCGTGTAATAACCTCCAGAGGCAGTGCCCCAATCAGTATTCACATTGAAAGCTTGTTGATAATCTCTTTGAGTTCTGAGACCTCCAGAAGCAGAGTTGAACTTCTCCAACCCTGACTCACTGGATGCTAGCCTTGTTTCCAGAGAACCAGATGAAAAATCTAGGGTTCTGTCTGTAGCCAGCGTTCCTGTTCCGTCAGCAGCTATGCCCTTGAGACGAACGCCTACTTCGTCTCCAGACTTATAGATACCGTCACCTGCTGAAACATAGTTCCCGAATTGCTGAAAGGTCATGTCTCCACCAGGAGACGCCTGACCCCAATCAGCCAACACAGGTTCCGTGGTCATCACGAATCCACGGTCATGGTGACTTGTTCCAAGTTCTGCGATTACAAACGCACCAGCATTCAACTCATCAAAGGAGTTGGCGTCTATGGTACGAGTGAAAACGATAGCTGATCCTACTCCACTCACTTCATAAATACCGTTTTCGTATGGGTTTGCTTGACCCATAAGCAGCACGCGCCATCCGTCTTGGATGGTCACGCCGTCGATGTCAAGTGTAGTCAGTGCCGTTGTGAGAGTAGACTCCCCAGCAGCGTAGTCGTATGTACCCGCTAGGTCTGAATCACTGACAACCTTGACACCAGCCTTAAAGTCCATGCCGTTGGCAACGGTATCAACGTACAGCTTGGTGGCGGCATCTGTATCGTCTACTGGCGCACCAAGATTCGTTATCTTGCCACCAGACAGATTGAGGTTGTTGGTAACTGTATCGACGTACAGACCGAACCTTACTCGCCAAGCTGAGGGACTAGACGGTGTGTCTGAGGTAGACACGATGGTCGCATATTGACCCGGCTTAAGGGCAACTATCGTAGAAGAGCCCACCCTGACATCTAAGTCATGAGAAGATCCTGAATGGTTATGAATGTTGAGTCCCCATCCATCGTACAGCCCTGAACCAGGAACCGTCAATGTCTTGGCAGAGGTGATGGTAGAAACCACCAAACTAGGACTGTAAGCATTCAAAACCGCACTGTCGGTAATGTACATTACCGTCGTGTCCAGGCGTCTACCTTTTATGGTCCTGTAGACCTGCAAATCTCCATATACCTTCTTCATCGTGCTAACTCCTTAGAAACCAAACGCCGCTTGGTGTTGTCCAACACTGCAAACGGGCCTATGCTGCTAGTAGCATAACAGCCAACTTATCTACTGGAGAGACTCCCATGACTGAAGAGTCAGTGTTTTCAGCACAAGATATTGCTGACGAATTTGCTTTAGGTCTTCTTAAGGATGACGCCAGGTTAGAAGACTATCTGCTATATGTTCCAAACGAACAGATGAAAGACTTGAACACAGACGGCAACAAGGCTATCCTAACAATAGCCGGGATGATAAAGGTGAGACCCACCAAGAGTCCTGTGTGGGAATTGATCAACGTTCGCAGAACATCTCTTAAGGAGAACTTCGAAACATGTCAGGTGCACTGAACAACACGCGCAAAGAGTTCATCGAGAAATCATGGAAAGAACTGGACTGCCTCACAAAGAAGATGGACATTCCGTCTTACAAGAGACGAAACGCACGATGGCTCTTGGAACATGCAGAAGAGCGTAATGCAGACAATCCTGACTTGCCGAAAGTTATCGAAATTGCTGAGAAGCTTATCTCGATTGGTGTTGTTGCTGGCTGAAAAAAGCAATGCCTTAGGGCTTGTCCAAAACGGCAGTAGCGGCTAAGTTGTTAATAGGTTAGCGCATACGTTGTCGCTTCACCGAGACGAGCCAAAGTACGCATTGTCCATGTGAACTCTCCCTGCTAGTCTCTGTTAAGAATCTGTGCGTATGTGCGTTCCTGTTGCGGGAGTAGTTTAATGGCAGAACGTCGTATTAGACTTCGACACACACTTGCTTGCAAGAGCTGATGTTTGGAGTTTATTGCCAACCACGCCGAAGATGGTGGTTCAATTCCATCCTCCCGCTCCTTATGGGTCGGTAGCTCAATGGTAGAGCATCTGCATTATGGTCCCTTGTCGTTAACTTGCCAGAAATGGCTGTAGATTTGGGGTTATTACGGGGCGGATGGTTCCAAGTTCGATTCTTGGCTGGCCCTCACTTTTAGATTAAACGGGTAGTTGGAGGAAGTGGTAAACTCAGCGGTCCAGTGTCTCTTATCGCTAGCTTGCCAGAAATGGCTGTAGATTTGAGGTTATTGCTATAAACCGCCGCTCTAACGAGCTTCCCAGTTCAAGTCTGGGGCTACCCACCTTTTCAATATCTTCTGGAAGTCTCATGAAAAGAAATCCTCTAGTATTTGTGTACGGAACCCTAAGGCAAGGCCAAGGGAACCATCATCTTCTGAAAAGAGACGGTGTGAGTCTTGTTGGCAAAGGGAAGACTGCTATAAAGTACAGAATGTTTGTCGCAGGTGTACCTTTCGTATCCAATGTGGACCATCCAGAGTATGTACCATTCCCAAGAACAAACATAGTTGGAGAACTCTATTCAGTGCCTCCCGAGGTCTTTAAGTCCTTGGACGCTCTCGAAGGACATCCAGTAGTTTACGAGAGAAGATTCACCCAGGTACTGCTTGACGGTCAGACCAGAAGAATACAAGCATGGCTGTACTTCTATGACGTGGCCAGCGGATACTATGTCCCAAGCGGTGACTTCGCAAAGTTTATGGAAGAGCATCCCTACCTATGAACATATCTACCTTTCATTACAGAGATGTGCTGGTTGGGCGGTATGACTTAGAGTCTGGTGTTTTTGAACTTGGTAAAGACGCGAATCTGTGTAACTGGAGCAAAAGTGACTTAGCCATGTTCACAAGTTGGCTAATCACAGTGGCTGCACACATGAACGGATGTTCAGTAACTGGCGAAACTATACACAGTTTTGAGCTACTTTAGTGTTGTCTATGTTGGCATTAGGCGTTAAGTTAACCCGACGCAAATGTAATAATCAACTTTGCGTCCAATAGGAAAGGAGGGCACAGGTAGCGGGACGTTGCGCAAAACAAGAAAGGAGGACAGATAACATGCCCATCAACAGTGTGCTTGCATCTGCCGTCATAATCGCCACATCAGCTACTCCTTACGCAACCATAGAAGGTTGGAACCCAACTTGGAACGGGTTTATATCGGAAGGAATAGACAAAAACGTAGCATTGTTGGATTCCACATATATTAGGAACCAAGATGTGAATAGCCTCTGTCCAGGCATAGTGAATGCCACGGATCAAGAGAAGAAGGTGTTCTGGGCAACCGTGATAGCGAGTGTCGCTAAGTACGAATCTGGGTTCAATCCCAATGCCAGATACCTGGAAAAGAACGGTCGTTGGAGTGAGGGACTTCTCCAGCTAAACTACGATGATGTAACTGTCAAGGCTTGGCAACCTTGTGAGTTTGATAGAAAACAGCGCAACACAACGGACCCGAAAACGAACTTGATGTGTGGAGTGTCGATACTTAGAGCCCAGATGGGTCATAGGAAGAAAGTCTTTCATGACGCTGGAGAACGGCCTTATTATTGGGCAGTTCTTAAAAAGAATCGACATAAGGTAAAGAGCTTCTACGAAGAGCATTCGGAGCAGCTTCCATTCTGTAAGTCAAGCAATTGGCTTAAAAAGTTCAGTTAACCAAGGTCCATCTGCAACCTGTGTTTTGAAAGGAAGAGACTATGAAGACTGGCTATACCCATATTGTGTACATACTTGACTGTTCTGGCAGCATGAGTGTCAATCACAGTACGGTAATCAGCGGTTTCAATGAATTTCTCAACTCTCAGAAGATCCTCCCTGGTATGTGTACCATGACGATGGTGCAGTTCAATACTGAACGCACTCGTCATGCTGTACGCTCCCCTATTGGTGAAGTGAGACCATTGGACTCATTTAACTACAGACCACGAGGGAACACGGCGTTGTATGACGCCGTTGTTTCTACTATTGATGAAGTTGGTCTGGGTTTGGCATTCCTACCTGAAGAAGATAGACCTGAAAAAGTGCTTGTCGTTATCCACTCAGACGGTGAAGAGAATGCCTCTCGTACATTCACCGCTGACGATGTGCGCAAGCGCATTCAAACACAAACCGATGTGTACAGTTGGAAATTTGCATTTGTCGGCACCGATTTTGATGTCATTACTTCAGGTAAGGCCATTGGGATAAAGGGTCACAGCAATTTCTCTTTTGAAAACACGACCGATGGCTGGCATACCGCTTATGCAGCCATCAACCGTTCTGTATGTAATTTCCGGTCTATGACGCCAACGTGTTATGCACAAACCCAGGACTTTTTCGATAGCAGTCCCATTCAAGGAGGTGAACCAGATGCCCTATCAACCAAAGAAGCTCTACGGCAACCCTAAGACAGTGTTGCCGCCTGAGATAAAACCCCATGCTCGTTTGATACTGAAGAAACTAAGGAACGAGCTGAACGTAAGCCCTCAAGTGTTAAGCGAGGGTATCGGGGTTTCGCCGTCTTCAACCAGAAAGTGGATGAATGACGGCCAGTATCCAGATAAGTACAGCTACGTCAAGCTGGTGAACTTCTACAACGCTCTGATTAGCCATCTGCCTTCACAAGAAGACCACCTGTCCAATATGCCGAGTCTGTCGAATCAAGTGTCATCCGATATACAAGTTCGTCAGCAAGGGGCAAAGAGTTTGCCGACAGGGTTCCACTGATTTTCTTGTAAGTAAGATTCGGATTGGCCATAGCAGCTTCTACTTCAGAATAGTTGAACGAAACGTCTACAGCCGCGCCTGTGGCGACATCTCTGAATGTTCCGTTTCCAATTACTTTGGAAGCAGGTACAGAAACAGGATTTCCAATAGCTCCAATAGTACCAATGAAGTTGGCTCCATTAGATGTGGTGATGGACTTAACAGGATAAGCCACACCAGTAACGGTGATTCCTGTCACTGTAGTCCAGTAACGTCCTGCCCACACTTGAACTCGGTCTTCTGCATGGGCAGAGTGAGTATCGTAAGCGGCTTTCAACTGCTCCATTGTTCCAAGAGTAGGAGCGACTGTGTGGGTCCCTTGAACTCTATAAATGACTGTTGCGTATTTTGGCTGAGCCATGTCTTTTCTCCTTAAACGCTAACGCCGCAATCAACGATTACGCCATTGCTCCAGTAAACCCCATCAAGGTCACTCTGGGCAGTTCCGTCAACAGGCTTAATGGTTGTGTTGATGTCATAAACAGCATGAGTCCCAAGGTCCAATGGAGCGCCAACAGAATCATTAGACTTCCCATAGCCCAGAGGAGAATGGTCGCTCACCCCAATCTCGCTTGGAAGCAAGCCAGTATCGGCCAACAGAGTAGTCTTGACAGACACCTTGTAGCTCTTGCTAAGAATCTTGGCATCTTCAGGAAGTGCTGGGGGAACAAACGGGATTACCGTGTTTTCCACTGTTCCAATATAAGCAGCCCCGCTAGATACGGGGTAGCTCTTCACCGTCTTGTTCCCGACAACAGTCGTGATTATGTCGGCTCTGTTGAGGTCCGTGGCGGTATCTCCGATTGTGATCCAAGCTCTTCCAGACCAAAGCTGAACATTAAGGTTGTCGTAAGTCCCAGGCACCGTCTGAAGATTCAAAAGTGTGCGAAGCGTGTCAATTGTCCCAATGGTGGCTGAGCCAGCCCCCACCTTGTACATTACCAGAGCAAATCCTGGCTGAGCCATGTTGTTCTCCTTTTCAAACGCAATCTACGCCTCATTATATGGCCGCTTGACAAAACAGCGTTTAGCTACTTGTCAAATAAGGCCAGCAAGGTTAGCCTAGCTATGCCCAATGGTGGGCACGCCTAATCAACGGCACTGTTTGCCGAGGAAATCATATCGGCTTTCTGCGTTGAACGAGGAATACTAGCTAAACTCCGAAGAGAGTCCCGCTGGCGTGCGTGGCTAGTCGCTGTTCGCCAGTCCTCGCAGAAGAAGCGCTTCTTTCAATGGCTTGGGAAGAAGGTCGCGTGCAAAGCCTATGACCCAAGGTGATGACCACCTTGGGTCTCCTTACAGGAGAACACATGAGCCTGACTGATTGGTGGCATAGACGCACCCCTGCACAACAGAAGACAATCATCAAAATTACGTCATCCATTGTAGTGGGATGCATCTTTGCAGCTTTTCGGGCCAGCAAGAAACCGCCCATCGTATCGGAGCTTCTTCCTGCTTGGGGAGATGCAGATACACCTTCGCATTACTTTGACCAATCCGAAATCTTTGACACAGATATTTTCGATTGATATGATTGGCCGTTCCACATAGGAGAGTTTCCATGAAACGATTGATTCTTGTATCTCTGGCATTGTTCGGTTGCACTCTGCAAAAGGCTTCTTTTGATACTGTTGAGGACAGTCGGCGATTGGCTCGTGAAAACTCACAGTATGTCGCTGTGGACTTCAGGCGTCAGAACACTGCATATGCACAACTTGACATCTACATGCGTGGAGATTCGACTATCTCCAGTAGCTGTCCTCAAGGTGATGGCTGGGCATCTGTTGACCTGAGAACAAAGGACGGAGCCACTGTCGCCAAGCTCAAGTGCAGTACAGTATCAGCTTCTGTCGGCTGTTTGGAAGAGAGTGACTTCAAGACCAAGGCATATGCTCAACAGGAAGGAAACTGTAGCTCAGAAATTCCTTTCCCTCTGCCTAAGCTGGTGAAGTGAGATGACGTTTGTATTTGCTGCTTTCCTGTTTGGATGGCTGTGGCCATTTGTTGGAGCAGCCAGCGCACTCATGGCACGGCTTACCACAGAGGAACTGCCTGTGTGGGTCTGGCTCCTATTGATAGCAGCGGGGCCATTCTCTTTGCTGGTCGCTTTGATTTCTGGTGTACGCCATCAGCACCTATTGCCTCAGACAGTTGTCAAGTTTCTCTTGAAGAGAGTTTAATGTTTCTGTGGACCCGTAGCAAAACGGTCAAGTGCACTGACCTCATAAGTCAGAGATTGCAGGTTCAAGTCCTGCCGGGTCCACCACCCACAACGACATGAAAGGAGAACGGACATGACAGAGAAGTAGTGGAGGTGTTTATGAAACACGCGAAACCTGTTTATTTAGTTCGTTGTCCCAAATACAACCATCAGACTCACCGTTATGAAGGCCATGAATGGCGTGAGGTGTTTCGTGATAGTTGGTCTTATCGTCATCATCAGTCCAAAGGTCGTCATCGAAAAGGAACGTCTTACAGACGTAATCCTCTTCATGTCAAGAAGGACCTTTCTGACCACAAAGCCTTGATGGAGTGGAAGAAGCGAAAGAAGGACTGGAGACATGTTCATCGTTCCTTTGGTGGTAAGTCTTATCTTCAGAATCAAGGGCACAGAGCCCGTAGACGATGGGAAGACAGATGCATTCATGCAGAGCGATATGACGATTTGAGCACAATTGTGTCTGAAATCAAATTGTTCATTGACCCATGGGACTGGGACTGATGTTCTAAGACAAGCCCCTAATCAAATTAAGCTTTTTGCACGCAAAAGCTCTTCCTAACCTAGATTTTATACAGTGAGTATAAAATTTTGATATTGGAGGAGTGTGATGGGCGTAATCCAAAAACTTAACAGACTTGGTGAACGCATGGCTGACGTAGTAGCAGGCTTCGTTGGTACATGGAAATTCATTACTCTTTACACCGTATCAATGATTGTGTGGATGGTTCTTCATGTAAGCGGAGTTCTCCATATAGACAGTCCAGAATTCATGAGATGGAATCTGTGGCTCTCTTATTTCGCAGGCATCCAAGCATCCATTCTCCTCATGGCATCTAACAGAGAACTTGAGAAAGACCGCAGACGGGCCAAGGATACCATGAAACTCACCGAATACAATCTGGACCGTGTCTCTCAACTCTCCAAAGATATTGACGATCTTGAAGCATTACTAACCAATGTTCTTGAAGATATACAGGAGAATCCCGATGACACAGATAGAAATCAGTACACTGCTGACCCAATTGGACAACCGTGTTCAGCAACTGAGCCAGAAGATTCAAGAGCTGTCAAAAGCGAAGAGTAAACCTGTGGCTAAGAAATAACGACACTAAGCCGTTTGTCAATATCGTCAGCAGCGCGTAACCTTAGTTTAGGCCCACAACCCAAACTCAGGAGAGTGAACGTATGTCTAACGTCATTGACACCACCATCTCAAATCGTGATTACGTCATCATCATCGACCGCACTGGTTCTATGTCCACTCGTGACTGTCCTGGCGGCAAGTCCCGTTACGACTACTGCCGCGAGTCTGTTGGGGCTCTTGTTCGCAAGGTAGAAGCAATCGACCCAGATGGTCTGGACTGCTACTTCTTCAATGGCAAGTTTCAGAAATACCCCAACGTAACTTCCAACAAGATTATGGAAGTGTTTGACGCCAATCAGCCAATGGGCTCGACCATCTTGGCACCTTGTCTCCAAGACGCTCTCAACGGCCATTTCTCAAAGAGTGCAAGGCCAACAACCATACTCATCATCACTGATGGAGAGGCCAATGACCCACACGATGTGGCCAAGACGCTTATCCTCGCTGCCAACAAGATTGAAGCAGACGCAGAACTGGCCATTTCTTTCATTCAGATTGGCAAAGACATCAACGCTCGGGACTTCCTGAGGAAGATGGATGATGACCTGACAAATGCCGGAGCCAAGTTCGACATCGTGGATGTCAAGACCATGGACGATTTGGACAACAAACCACTTGAAGAAATCCTGTTTGACGCTATTATGGATTGAATCTGAACGCTGACGTACCCAAGAGGCCGACGGGATTTGACTTGTAATCAAACGGCAATCGCCCACGTGTGTTCGAATCACACCGTCAGCTCCAGATTTCAGGAGGCAAGGAATGCCTGTATCAGTAGAAATCCACACAGAATTCTGGCTTGTTCATGAAGATTACTGTCAGGGATGCCCCTATCACGATGATGGCTTTTGTTGGTGTCTACACAAGAATCTACAAGAAGACGACGAAGCAAAAGACGTCTACTTTCGACATGAAAAATGTCCAGCTACCCCAAGGAAATAAGTCATGAACATCATTGGCGACATAGCAGGAAACTACAAAACTCTCATGGCTCTTGTTGCTCAGATGCCAGATGAGCCTTTCATGTCCTTAGGGGACATGATTGACCGTGGACCAAGATCTAAGGAGGTTCTGGACTTCTTTATGAAGCCTGGGAACTCAGCTATCCTTGGCAATCACGAACACATGATGCTTTCTTATTGCAAGGACCTCCATTACTATGGCAGCGATATATGGCTGTATCGTAATGGCGGGATGGCAACTAAGAATTCCTTCATGAGTGAATCTCCTGATGAGAACTTCGTCACTGCCAAGAAACTGATTCCTGAAGTTTATCTGGAATGGCTAAGCAGTCTTCCCTTCTTCTATGAAACCGAAGATCTGTTTGTCAGTCATGCAGCTAAGAATCCAATCTTGTCGATGAAACGAGTGATGGACCAATCAGATTACGATGACAACATCCTCTGGAACAGAGGAAATCCTAGAAGGATGCCTGGTAAGTTCCAGGTCTATGGTCATAACTATGGCAATGGGAAGATGCACAAGGACGAGCAGGGAGACTTTGCCATTTGTATTGATGCAACTGGTCATAAGAAAATCATGGGCATACATTGGCCTTCTAAGCAGATATATACCCAAGACTTCATTGATTAACCGATGTCTTCAACGATGAACCCACCAGTCCAGTAAACCTTCGGAACGCTGTTCACCAGAATGTCATAAGCGGTCATCGTCCCATAGGCATAGCTGCCTGTGAGGACTGCCGTGCTCTTAACATAGGACACCTTGGTTGGGTCAGGAATCACTTCAGCAGGCAAGAAAGCCACGTCAACAGCTGTGCCGATGGCAATGGCTGTCTTGCTCTCTCGCGAGAGAACCTTGTGGTCAGCGGTGCCCATAAACACTGTTCCAACATTGGATACATATTGGTTCACGGCAACAGGAGCCACAGTGGGAGTAATGGAAGTAATCCCAACCCACTGCATTCCGTCCCAGATTTCATGAAGAATTGGGTCCAAATCAGACACAACGCCAAAGGTCGCTGCACCAGCAGGAATGACTCGATAGATGACAGGGGCGAAACCAGGTTGCGACATAGATATTACTCCTTAACTTTCTTGGCTAGGTACCAGAGGTCATTTTTGATGACCTCTTTAACAATCTTTCCATCACTAATGATAACTTCCCCGTCTTTAACCTTGACCACTTCATATTCTTTTGTGTCCGTGTTTGCCCACGTCACATAAGGAACTACAGTCTTGTTCTCTATGACTATGTAATTGAAGCTTCCAGCCATGTCTGCGGTAATAAGCATAGTATGTCTCCTTCAAAATGCCTTCAGTGATTGTAGCGATGGCTTGGAGATAGAATCAGGTGAGACAAAATCGAGTCAACCAAAGGAGATGACATGACTGTATCTGATAAATTTAAGGAACTGGCCAAAATCTATTCAAAAGCGACTATAGAGTTTCCCAATCTCAAGGCAGTGACTCTAGCTCAATGGATTCTTGAGAGCGGTCGCGGCACATCTGTCCTATTCAAGGATTACCACAACGCCGCTGGGATGAAGTGGCGAGAGGAAATGGCACCGTTTGGCAAGCCTGTGAAATACGGAGCCCATGATGGTGACGACACTTATGTGTTCTTCAACAGTCTTGAAGATTTCACAAAAGGCTACTGGAGGTTCATTGACCGTTCTCCTTATGCTGGCTGGCGAGAGCACGCAGGAAATCCAGAAGCTTACATCACCTTCCTCAAGAAGTGTGGATATGCTGAAGACCCTAACTATGTTTCCAAGGTGATTAGCCTCATTCCAGAAGCAACAGAACTGCTTAAGGAATATGCTTCTGCACCTGCAACTGTTGGATGGTTCAAGCGCCTTCGTGACTCTTCTGGTACCACCGTCATCGTCGCCTGCGCTGGAGGAGATGCTGTAGAGAAATGTACTTCCGACGAGATTGTTACCCAGCGGAAGTTTGAGGACAAGTGGTTCCCGGCGACCGCAGGCACCTCCAAGACGGCCCCCGCTGGAGAAACTATCCCAGACGTGCCTGAATACACCACCGCAGAGAAACCCGAACCCAAACCTGACCCTACTCCCGCCACTGGCAAGCGAGTCCTTCTGGACCCTGGTCACAGCGAGTCTCATACTGGTGCTCGTGGAAAGAACTCTTCTGTTCAAGAAGAAGATCTGAATCGCTTCCAGGCAGAACTCATGAAGGCTGAACTGGCACTGCTCGGCGTTCAAGCTGACATCATTGACCCCTTGGACGATGACCTCTTTGCAATCGGTGCAGCTTCTAAGGGCTATGACGCATTCCTTAGTCTTCACCTGAATGCCTATGCCAACAAAGAGTTCTATACCTGTACCATGTGTCACCCCTCTAGGCAGACTCCTGGTAGCAAGAGTGCCAAGGTTGCTTCTGAGTTTGCTCAAGCTGTAGCAGCCGCTATCGGCAATCCCTGTTTCAGCGGTACTGCTGGATGGCCTAAGGGTGTGATGGCCACTGGACTGTCTGTGTTGTCTGGTGCAGCTTCTGTGAACTGCCCAATCTTCTTCCTCTCTGAACTTGAGTTCATTGACGACGAAACAACTGACGCAGGCATCAAGGAGCGAATCAAGAAGGGCATTAAGGCAGGAGCGGCCGTTCTTGCCAAGGCTCTTGGTACGTCTGAGCCACAGCCTGCAACAACTCCTTATCTGAAGGTTGTGAGAACTGGAGCCAAAGACGCCAATGGACTTGAGAAGCTTAAGCTTACCCTTGAAGGAACAGACGTACCTGCTTGGGACGTTCGTTCTGGAGCAAGAGGCTGTCAGCATTTCCTTAAGGGTGGTACTGGTGAGCTTCCTGGAACTCTCTATCCTGCTCCTCAAGGTGAGTATTCCGTGGAAAACATAAAGTGGGCCGGTGGCAAAGACAACTGGAATGCATCTCATGGACCTGGGCTTGGACCTGTGTTCGTTCCTTTTGAGCCTAAGTTCTCTACTGAGAGAGGGTCCTTTGGATTCCATTTGGATGAAAATCTCGCTACTTCGCCTGGTTCAGCAGGATGTATGGTGTTTTCTACATTGGCTGAAACGAAGCGGTTCGTAGAAATGCTTCTCAAGTACGATCCTAAGAAGTTCAGCGTGCAATGGGGGCTTTGAGAATGTTTAAGAATCTTTGGACCAGGTTTAAGGATTGGCTGTTTAAGAAGCCTGTTGTGATTGTTGTAACTAAAGAAGAGTTCGAGCGAGTTCATGACCTGTGTGACCACTGCATAGAAGAACTCAGGAAGAAAACACCTAAGGCTTAACCTCTTCAAGGCTGATTAAGCGCAAGTCACTTAATCAGCCTTCTGTATGTCTCTTTGCTAATGGCTCCAGCTTCAAGGAATCTCTTTGCCACTGATTTACTGTCTGTGGTCTGCGAAATCTCTTTAGAAAGCTCTATGAGAGCATTAAGCTTCTTCAATCTTTCTTCTTTCGTCATCGCACTCTTCCTTAGCTTGTGACGGGAAACAACACCATTCCGAGTGACGGTGTCGCTTTTCCCTCCAAGTCATCCAAGGTCCATTACTGCCATCTGGGTAGAACCTACGAAACGGAAGGTCGCTACTTCTCGGGTCTGGACCTGAGTTTCTTGTCCAATAGTTTCCGTACTTCCAACCAGGTCTAGCTATCTTTTCTCCTTGAAACGCTAATTCAGCAGCTTCATCAAATTTCATAAGACTCCTGATGTAAAGTGGTGGGCAAGGTTGGACTCGAACCAACGTAGACCGAAGCCGGGAAGTTTACAGCCTCCTGCAATTGCCGCTATGCGACTCGCCCAAGATAAACTGGCACGGAGTGAAGGGGTTGAACCCTCGACCGATTGATTTGGAATCAATTGCTCTACCAACTGAGCTAACTCCGTAAAAGTGGGGTGAGCGACGGGACTCGCACCCGCAAAAACCAGAGTCACAGTCTGGCACGTCTACTAATTCCGTCACGCTCAACATAAAAATGGCAGGGGTGGCAGGATTCGGACCTGCGAATGACGGTATCAAAAACCGTTGACTTAGCCACTTGTCGACACCCCTATGAAATGGCGGCCCAGACTGGATTCGAACCAGCTATCCTTTGATTAACAGTCAAGCGCATTTCCACTTATGCTACTGAGCCATTTACTAAACCTGGTCTTCAATTATCAAAAAGCTGGCGGAAGTTGTGCGAATCGAACGCACGCACCCTTTCGAGTGTCTCTCGTTAGCACCGAGGCCCGTTACCACTCCGGCAAACTTCCATAAACAAAACCGCCCACTCCAGTTTTCTGAGGTGGGCGGTTGACTTGCTCTAGTTGAGCACAAAATCTACACCACCCATCTCGACCAATGGTAATTACTCTGTTGGTTTTGATAAGACTGGGACATGGCGTAAACTCCTTCTCAACTAAAACCAGTATAGCCCAAAGCTACACTTAAGACAAGCCTTTAGGTGGGCATTTTTCAGAGACGTAAACAACCTCAAATTTGCCACTCTTGAGAAAGTCGTCTCCGTCTACCTTCGCTTCCCCAAGGAACAGTGTAGGTTCGAAGATTTGTTTGCCTTGCTGTTCACACAAAGCAGCGAAGGCAAGCTCAAAACAGTAGAAGGAATCGTTGTTGAGGGCAAATTGGAAATCGTACTCGCTTCCAACTTTCTCAACAGCGTGCTTGGCAACTTCTTCATGCTCCTCGTCTGTAAGGTCCTTGCACCTAAGCACAATGAAGTAGTCGGTATGGAGGAGAAAGGAAGCCAGGGGATGAGCTGTGACACCTTTTCTAGTAGCGTCTACCACAAGCTCGTCCACGATGTCGTGACCGGCGCTGCTATAAATCGCACAGTGCTTCCAGAACCCTGGGATAGTGAACGTAGTCAGTTCTCCAGACGTATGAGTAAAGATGAGATACCCAGGCTTAAGAACTTTCCAAGCTCTGTAATAGTCATCCCCCGTAGTCTGCTTATGGGACCAAGGCATATGTATCTTGCTAGTGAATTTGATGACTGGTACCAAATAGTTGTACACGATTCTCAGAGGATTAACCATTAAACATCTCCTTAAAAGACTCTGTTTACTTATATCTCAATTGTACTTGGTTGAGAGGAGTATAATCAATCTGTTGGCCGACCAGCCGACCAAAGCGAAGGAGAGAAGTATCGTGTTTAAGACTGTTTTTGCACTTTCTGCACTCATCATCTCCAGTTGTGGGGTTGCTGCCCCCGCTGCTCAAAGCTTCATGCCGGATAACGATCTTTGGAAAGAGGACTGTCTTTACTGCAAAGACAATACCATGACTCAGGCCCTGTTCAATGAAATCTGTGACGCTGGCAAGAAGGCTTTTGCAGAAGAGAGCAGAGCAAACAATGAGAGGATGGTCATCAACAAGAAATGGACTGATTCTACAGTCAATGCCAATGTGTGTCGCGGATGCACTCCTGGAGAAGTGACTATCAACATGTTCGGAGGACTCGCACGTCGTTCCGAAGTAAACCTCTCTGGCTTCGCTATCGTACTTTCTCATGAACTCGGTCATGCCTATGCAGGGGCTCCGTATGTGAACGCTGCTCGTAAGATGGCAGCTGAAGGCCAATCGGACTGGTATTCCACACTTGACGCATATCGTCGCATCTACGCTCTTGTCCCTGCTCTTCAGAGTGAATCTGGAGACTACGGCTCGTTCATTGAAGAAGTGTGCAAGGTTCCTGGAATGATGGCAGACGCAGAACCTGTCATGGACAAGCGTTGTATGAACTCTCTGCTTGGTGGTAAGGGTCTGGCCACTCTTCTGGCTAGCTTGATGCAAGAGCCTGTTCCTCAGTTTGAAACTCCTGACCCTACGGTTGTCACTCGTACTCAGCTTAGTTATCCCGAGACTGTTCAGTGCCGTCTTGACACTTATGTGGCGGGGACACTCGATAAACCGAGACCCGCGTGCTGGTTTAAGAACTGAGTCTCTCCTCTACCTCCTACAATTAAGGTAGGAGGTGTCTATGAAATATCTAATAATCTCAGCACTGTTACTTCTTGGATGTGGCGGCGGCATACACAGTTCAGATTCAGAAATATATTGGGGTAGACTCAATTCATCTCAGCCTACTTTCATAAACGCAAAAACCCTGATGATATGTGGACCAACTGAACTCCGCAAGGTAGCTAACGACGCTCTTTGGGAATGGAACAACGCAAGAGGGGTTCATCATCGCCTTATGACTGCTGTGGCCTGTGACCGCAGAAGACTGTATGATGGGTCAGCTAAGTTAAGCTTTGGTAACTGTCCAAACAATGTAGTGGGCTATCATACGCAGTCTGGCAACCATCACGATATAACGGTGTGCAATGGGGTAAACCAAGCCTATTGGTTTAAGGTGATGGCGCATGAGCTTGGGCATGCCTATGGATTGTGTGACCAATATGCTCCTGGCAATGCTTCTCAGATAGTTTTCCATCCCAACTGTGGATGGCCAAGAAGTTCTTCAGCAGCAAGGTCCATCATGGGCGGTCTGTACCAAGGCTCACCTAGCCAACTTACACAAGACGACATCCAAGGCATTCGGTACTTGCAGAAATACTACGCCAACTAACCTAGTCTATTCATCTTGTTCATGCTACACTTGGCTATTAACCAAGGAGATAGCATGAAGTTTACATACGAAACCACAATAGAACTAGAAGACAAGAACCACTGTGATGGGTGTCTATTTATGTACCAAACCTGCTGTGATTCAGGTCCAGACTATGAATGCTACATAACGAAGAGTGGGCTGGACTATGACAGGAGCGTAACTCCAAAGAAGAGTCCATACGTTCTAGCCAAGACTCTGCCGAGCCTAAGACCTGACGATTGTCCTTTGGAGGAGGTAGAAGAGAAATACATTAAGGAAGAAGGTGAGACCATCATTTTTGAATATATAGATAAGGCCACCGATTTGAGACAAGCAAAACGCATAGCTAATACCAGAAAAGCATATTACGAAACCTTAAGAGAGATTTACGGATAACTTGTACCACTATAAGAAACACGCTGGGGAGATTAACTTTATCTTTCCACAATCCCATACTCGAAATAAACCATCCTTCAAAGCATGTTCATATTCAGTCATTCCTTCAGGCGTCTTTACTATGGACTTCTGTCTAGATTGCTTTGGATACATTTTTACTTGTCCGTCTACATAGAAATAATCAGGAGGCAGTATGCTGACCACCTTCCATCCAGAAGAGAGGTAGCCTCTAGCATTGGAAATACATCTGTCTGCCCAAGACACTATTTCCTTTTGAAAATGAACGCTTGCCATCTTAGAAAACTTAGATAAACCGCCCACAACGGTTACACCGTAAGAAGAACAAAATCGGTTGAGACAAATTTCATCAAGGCCACGGTGGTGTCTAGAGAAGGTCGCCACAGATACCAGCCCTCCTTCATAAAAAGCCCCCAAAGACAGAATCGGCTTGGACTTAAGTTCCTGTATGTGATTTTTGTTAACAAAGTCAACTGCTTCTTCCGAAGTTATTGACAGGAAACTGCACTTACGAGCATACACCCGATTGCTCAAACCAAGCTTAGAGTGAAGCAAATTCTTCACTTGCTCTTTTCTTCTTAACCACCAGAAATCCCAAATATGCAACAAATCTATGCCCTGAGAATTTGCAAGATTCAGTTTATCCAAATGGTAAGAACGTCCCTTTCCCCTTGTTTCTGAATGCCAATAGCCGCCATTGTATTCAATTCCTAAATTCAAATCAGGGATGTATATGTCTATCTCTCCACTCTTAGACCCTTTCTTGGTGGTCTTGAATCCAAGAGATTCTACATACGCTGCAATCTCAGCTTCACCATTGGAGCAAAACCTTGTTCTTTTGTATTTCTTGAATTTAGTCTCAAGACCCTTGGAAATAGAACCAGGTATTTTCCATGGATGGTCAACTCCATATTTCTGCTTCACAGTGTCTTTTGCCTTGCCCCTTATAGATTCATCAGAAAGAGGAAAGCCTCCATACTTTCTTATAAAAGACGCCTCCCTCTTATCTTTGACCCATTGCAACTTCGCGTGACAGTCTACGCCATGTTCTTCTAAACATCTGCGCTTACGTTTTTTGATGGCAACTTTAGAAGAGGCTCTTATCCTAGACCTGCGCAACTCCTCCTTAGCTATCTTCTCTTCTTCTGTTAAAACTGGTGGAGGAGGTTTTGGAGGTCCAAACCTATGAAGTTTTTGTTCTTCTGTCTGTAAGTGAGTCGAAACCCCGTACTTTTCCAAGCAAGTATTGGCTTTTTTGTCTTTTATTTCTTGTGACTGAGATAGGTTCTCAACGCCGTATTTCTTGATACACGATTCTTTGAAAAGCTCTTTCTTCTGGCACCCACACGATTTACTGGTTTCAGCGGTTAAGCAATAGCCTTGAATTAACCTTGACTTTCCGCACACGCACTGACATAGAAATTTTCTACTTGTTTTGTCGTACTCAATTACTGTCCAATAATGATACTTATCACCAGGAAAAACTTTTGGAGCAGGCATAACTTCTTTACCTCCCGATTACAATATTGTAATTTAACAGGTAAAGAAGTTCAATACTTTAGAGTATTAGTTTTCAACGCCTTCGATGGTTGAATACACGTCCATGGCTTGCTTGTCGAGGTTCGTCAGAGTCACAATCACTGTGTCAGCATCCGTCAAATCCTGGGGATAAGAGAACTCATACACGATATTGGGATTGGCTGTAGAGGTGAAGAACACCAGCACAGTTGCTTCAGAAGCAGTCACACCATAAGCAATCTCAACCTTCATACGACCAGAGGCAGAAGCAGAAATCTTCTGAAGGGTGAATGTAGAAGCAGCGGTTGGCGTGTACGAATGCGTAACGGAGGCGTTAGCAGCGACAGCGGCATCCGTCTTATAGTCCATCACTCCGGTTCCGCCAGTAGAACTGGACACGAACACAGGAATAGGGTTGGACTGAGAGTAAGCCGCACCGTTCTCGTCATGGAGGGACACGTCCATCGCACACACTGTGTCGTTGGTGATGGCAGTGATGCGCTTAACGAGGTGAGTGTTGTCAGGGGTGGCGTTTCGCGTATGGGCGATATTGCCAACGTGAGCAGGCTTGGAGTTATCCGTGGCATGATAAACGCCATCAGGATTAGGAGCGCCAAGCTCACTAAGGAGAAGGACTTCGTCTCCACCTGAAGGATTATTGCCATGGACCTCGGCATGAAGATTGCCTTGAGCATCGACTGTGGTTCCCTGGGTAGGGGTCGTATAGTCAACAATCTTGGTCAAGAGGCGTTGGTCTGCGTCTTGTGGACTGCGTACTGGTAGTGCTGAGTCAAAATCGGCCATCTAAGAGCCCTCCTTAATTCTGGTTCTTGAAAGATTCTAGTTCTTTGGTTGCCTCGGCAATCACCTTATCTTGCAGAAGCAAATGGTCCTTGATTCTTTGGATTTCTACTTCTCGCTCCATTATCTGGAGTTCGAGTTCATCCTTTGCAGCATTTGCTTTAGAAATGCGCAGATATAGTTTCTTCTCTTCAATCAGAGCCTTGGTAGACATGTGTTACTCCTATGGGTTGCTGTATAGAGTTCCGTACAAGGAAGCATTAACGAAATGAGGAATAGTGGAATGATGCTGTGCGGTTATCTTAATGATAGAGCCAGCCGCAAAGTCTCCAGCTGCGTGGAATTGGACATTTCTCTCAGTCCAGGCGTTCCTCATTATTTCTTTGATGTCTCCATTGACGTACAGTCTAAAAATAGTATCCGTTCCAGAAGACCCAGAGCCACCAAGAAGGACATAGTATCTGTCAACTGGAACAGTGACTACTATGATGTCGGTCTCGGCATTAGCTGGGATTTCTTCTTCGCCAAATGCTGCACCAACAATAGACGGATCGACCGGATCTGGATTTCCGATACGAATCTGGTCTATGATGGTTTTACTGTACCAGCCTGTTGCCACGTCTCACGCCCTCATACATTAAGAGGGGAGATTAGCCCCAAATCAGTGCCCTGACTTTACCAGAAGCAGCAGCCACACCGTTGGTGTGGATGTAAATCTTGGTTTCAGCAGGGAACGTGAGCATTCGGCCACCCATGGCGTCCAAGTTGAATGACTGACCTTGTTCAAGTACGGTCCATGCCAACTTGGTTTGTGTCTCATCCTTAGGGTTCACCAGAGCCACATAGAGGTCGGTGTTGCACCCGTTGTAAATAGAGAACAGGGTCGTCTCTACACGAAGAACTGCCAGCAGATGGGCGTTTGCAAGATTCTTGCCAGAGACGGTAGCAAACCCTGCTTCGTAGTAGGTTGAGCGGAGTTTGTTTGGAGCACTAAAAATGCTAGACATTAGAAGTTCCTCAGATTAAGAGTTCATAAGACTTCATTCATTTTATAGCCGTTAGGCACGAAAGAGATAGACCTGTACATTTGTCTAATTTTACCAGTTGGGGTAAGCTTTGGGCAGTAATCCACATAAACGCATGGAGGCGTTGCCTATGAGAAAGAGAAACAAGATTTATGGAAACCTTAGTGAGTTGGAACAGAAGTTTGTAAAGCTCTACTCGATGGAGGAGTTGAAGATTCTCAAGAACAAGACTCCAGAAGAATTGGAAAAAGTTGTCACAGAAACGTCAGCCAATGTAATGAGGGCAAAGAAAGAGCTGGAAGCCAATCCAGAGTTTCAACGAGCCCAAGAAATACTGAAGCCTCTGAGAGAAGCTTTTGGAGATGCCGTGAAGTGGCAGGAAACCAAGAAAAGAGTAGCTCTGTCCATCCTTCATAAGCATGGAAGAGTAGACATTGGGGAGGATGTTGAAGGTGGCGACGAATGAACCCCACAGGAAGCCCACAGAAACCTACATCGTGGCATTTCACGATGTAGTGGTTACGATTGGGATGTTCTGTGAAGTGACAGGCATACCTCGAAATGAGTTCAAGGGCAAGAGCGACCGCAAAGAAGCTTGTAGCCGTATGCTTGAGCATCTTCACAAGACATACAAAACCGGCCAGGAGTTTCTTCAGGACTTAGAGAAAGCCAGAGCCATTGTTAGGGCAGGTTGGGATACAAGAAAGACAGAAGACACCTATGGCGAAGACAGGTATGTCCAGAAGATGGGTCGTTTCGAGAAGTCGAAAGTCAGAACGTGTCTTAACTGCAATGCCACATTCATCAGCAACAACGGGTTGAGAAGATGTGGTGAATGTAGAGATAACGCCAGAAGAATGTTTGATTTCGGAGGTCAGTACGCAAATGCCAGAAACTTTGCACACAGATGACATCATCGAAGAACACAAACCTCTAAGCGGTGACCCCTGTAAGCAGGTTGTCGCTATAGGATTTCTTGGAGCCACGGTTCTTGCAGTCGGTGTAAACGAGATCATTGATAACCGTGTGATGAACATTCCAAATTACAAAGAGATACTGAACGACCCCACACATCCAGCAAAGAAGCTGCTTATGCGCCATGCAGAGATAAGTCTGATAGACGGGATAAATAGCCTGCCAGACCTCAAGCTTGGTCTGTATGTGGGCTGGGGGGTCTACTGCTCTCTACAGCCTTGTCTGGACTGTGTGAAAGCTCTGGCAACAGCAGGTGCAGAGTATGTGTACTGGAAAGAACCAAACCGTCATCAGCATGAACAGGAGCTGATGGCCCCCTACGTCAAGCACCTGTTCAAGGAATACGCTCACAAACCAGAAGGTCTGACCATGAATGCTTATCGCTTCTAGCGATAATGGCTAAAGCTGAGGAGGCTTTAGCCATGCAAAACATCCTGGATCTCATAGAACTGATTAAATCCCAAACACTCCACAAAAGCAGTGTCCAAGCTGCCGTAGAAGACAGGCTTTACAAGCAGAAGGCAGGCACTGTCCATGCTAGTAGCCGAAAGAATGTAACAAGGCCCAACGTCAACCAGGCACAATCCATAGAACGCAAACAGCTGAACCGACCGTTACATCTGAAGAGCAACCCCATGCTTTCCAGAGAAGGAAATGACGCAGCAGTAGAGAGGGCCATCTAATGAGCAACTTGCACACACCGTATCCAGACAGGGTAGAAACTGCCAGTTCAACTAACCTTGAAATTGAAGCTGGCTTTCTTAGATTCAAGACATATCCAACACCTGCTGACGTGTTCAGGGTTGGGCTCCTTGGTGTACCTAAGAGGTTCCCGCTGACAGGCGAGCCTATAACAGAAGAGTTCGTGATGGATGTGCTGGCTGCCACCATTGCAGACATTGAAATGACAGGGCTGACTATTAGTCCTGTTATTTTCACCAAGCAAGAAGACTTCCATGATGGAATGCTTATTCAAAACTTCTTCCCAATACAAGTGAACAAGTATCCCGTCTTGGACGTTGAATCTGTAGAGTTCATCTTTCCTCATGCAACTCTTGCTCCTGAGCAGCGCATGCTGAGGTATGCCGTTCCAAAGCATTGGATTTCTTGGGATAAGTGCAAGGTCAACGTCATTGCATCCACTGGTCCTCTTCTTCCACAGATGACAGGAACTCAGTACAACACTCCTCTGGCTCTTTGGACCAACACCAACTATCGTCCCAATGCTTACCTCGTCACTTGGCAAGCCGGGTTCGAAGCTGACAAGCTTCCATACAATGTATGGAAGCTCATCATTGATATGACCGCGTACAACATCCTTACTGGCATTGGACCTCTACTGTTCCCAATGCAAGGAATGAGCGTTGGAATAGATAACCTCTCTCAGAGTGCTCAGTATCCTGGTCCAAGGCTTCTTGATTCCATGCTGGCAGCACTGGCTGACCGCATTAAGAGGGGCATGAACACCGTACAATCTTATTACGGTCAAAGAATACATATGAGCTTTGCGGGGATGTGAGAGATGGAACAGCTGATTAAGGCAAGGCCAAGGGTAGCCAACCCTATTAAGAATCAGGCAGATAGCACAAAGAGGGCTCAAGAAGCTAAAGCTGAAGGCGTTAAGCTTGGGTTTTTGCCCAAAGACATAGCCCCCATGAGTCGAGAAGCGTTGCAGAAGATATCTAATGCTGACCTTATTGACTACATGCGTCAGCACTACATCAAACAAGGTCTTCCTGCCGACGAAGTAAGAAGGATGACTCTTGCCAATGGAGCAAGAGAGTTGTTTCAGAGATATGGCAAGAAGTTTTCTGAAGCCAGTATCCGTGGGCAGCTTGCAACAACCCTAGACCAGCATCATCAAAAGAACCCAAACCTGTTTGGGACTAATCAGTCAAAGCAAGAGCCTCAGGCTACTCCTCAGACGCCTCCGCCTGTTCAGCAAGCTACTCCAGTTACCTCGTACCATGAAAAGGTACAGTCTGCCTTGGCTCATCCTGACAAAGTATATGGTCGCAGCCTATATGAGCAAGCTTCTCGCGAGCATTACTTCAAAAAACACAAAGATGAGCTTGAGAATTTATCTGAAGAAGAACCAGACAAGTATGTGGAATTGATGACTCAGATATCTTCTAAGATTAAGGGTCACGCAGACAAACTGTTTCCTGTTGAAGCAGTGGACCCAGTCAAGACTCAAACAGAAACGTCAGGTCTAAGAGCAGACAAAGACTACAAAGAGCCCAAGCCAAGAGTGAGGCGCAAGTCAACTGAAGATGACAGTCCTGAGGCAAGAGAAGAGCGTCACATGGCTAGAGTCAATGCGTCTCTTAACAAGCCTACAGCTCCAGTAGCGACGCCCAAGCCGAAACCAAAAGAGGTGGCTGCTCCTCAAAAACCTACTAAATCAGTTGAGTCTAAGCAAGCAGTCGCTCAGTCAGAGACGCCTGTCATTAAGGAACCAACGCCTGAAGAAATACAGGCATTGGTAGATAGACAGAAGGCCAACGAAGAATATGCAGCTCGTCAGAGTCAGCCAAAAGAGGCGGTCACCCCTGCTCGGGAACCAAAGAAAGTCACATTGCCTCTTAGCAGCGACATCAAGAACTTCAAATTGACAGAACAGCCGACACAAACAGAAATCCCACAGCAAGGGCAGACTCCAGCAGAAGACCGCTCTTATGCAAACCATAAGAGTTTCAAAACTCTTTCCAATTACCCTCACGCCAATCCAGAAAGATTCGCTAAGCAAGTGTTGCGGTCAAATCATTTTGGATGGTTAACAGAACCTGGGAATTTAGATAAATTCGTGAAGCATCATGGATATGATCTGGAGTGGGTGGACCGATTCCACAAAGCACTGTAGGTATCAGTGTTTGAGGCAAAACCTCTCTCGGTACTCTCTGATCACCTCGTCGTAGTCCACTTCTCCAGCCAGTAGCTTCTGATACATTGAAAACTCAAAGTCGTACTTCTCTTGTGCGACCTTAGAGTTTTTGGGCTGTGGCCACAGATTATCGTCTTCGTTGCTGCCCCCAAGAACAAGAGCAATGCAGTGGTCTATGGTGTACTTGCTCCTTTCAGAGGCCGGGATGCCATATCTCTTAAGAGCTTCATACTTCCTTCTACTAGAGACTGCCCGGTAACAGATAGGAATGCGGTCTTCGTATCTGTACTCTTTGAAAGATGGGTCGGAGGAGGAACAGTAGGAACCTGGAGTGATGGAGGGGTCATTGTAATCCGCGTCAGAGGCGCAGGAAACGACTGGAGCAACTAGCAGCAGGACGAGGGAGAGGGCCTTGAACATGGGATCTCCTTAGCTGTGAGTGACTAAGGGTAATTATCTTGAGAGACGTGTGCCAATTGTGTGAAATTAGTGTGACGGGGAGATATAAGGAAATCGAAATCTTATCTTTCCACAATCCCAGATACGTAATAAGCCATCCTGGATTGAATGTTCTCTTTCTGTCATACCTTCTGGAGTATTGACGCAAGACTTACGCCTAGACTGTTTAGTCACCATCTCCCATACCCCACCAGTCCTCTTAGCGTAGAAATAATCTGGCTGTAACACAGCCTCTTTAATCCATCCAGATTTCAGATATCCGTCACCCTCAGACAAGGTCCTATGAGCCCAAGTCAGCATATCCTTCTTAAAGAACTGAGAAGCCATCTTAGACACCTTAGACATAGCTCCATGCACATGAACACCATCTAAGCATGAAAATCTGTCCAGTGTAACGGAACTTCTGTCTCTAGGGTGGGGACCAAAGGAGGCTACGGATATCAGCTCCTCTCCAAAGAAGATGCCAACCCTGTAAGAAGAAGTGAAGCAAGCACCTTGGATGTGTGTTGATTCAAGAAACGCATCTGAGGTCACCTTGTCTATTTCTCTGAAGTCACAGACCCTGGCTCCATACCTTCGGTCACATATACCAAAAGCTGCTTTCAGAAAGTTCTTTGTCTGTTGATTTCTGTTATTCCACTGGTAATCCCATATATGAATGAGACGTATCTGTCTTTCCATACACTTAACAGTCTTGTTGAGATGATATCCATATGCTTTTCCAGCATTTTCGCTATGAGAATACAATCCGTTGTACTCAATACCAATTCTTCTGGAGTGTGAGAAAACATCCACCTCAACTCCATTAACATAAGCGTGTTCCAAATCATCGACGCCTAGCGACTTTAGATACTCAACTACCTCAAGTTCTTCGCCAGACCTTTTATCCAATCCACGTTCGACCTTACTGTCAAAAGCTTTCTTCTTGAACTCATCACACTTCATTGGATGGTCCACACCATATCTCTTAATTAGTGTACTTTTTATCTTCAGCTTCGTTTCTGCGCTTTGCGCGGCATTATCAACTCCATACCTCTCTAAGCAAGTCTGCCTACTCTTTTCCCTGAAAGAATCCATATTGTTATCGAAATACTCCTGAACAGACTTAGCCTGACGTTCCCGTATCTCCTGATTCTTTAATGGATGATTTACTCCATATCTCTCTATGAGAGTCTTTTTGCACCTATCTTGTATCTCTTTAAGAAGTAATGGGTTGTCTACGCCATACTTATTACGGAATGTGTCTTTGGCCTTATCCTTAGCGCCAGGAACATCCATTAGACAGTCAACACCATATTTCTCTTGAATGGTTTTCTTGACCTTATCAGCATGTCCAGCCCTTGGTCCTTGGCCTGCCAATATCTTTGACACCCTAGTCCTCCAAGGACCGTATTCAGGATGTATGAAGTCACATAGCTCTCCAATTCCCTTGTATGAATCTTCTATAAGAAGAATCCCTGGAATCTTTTCTTCTATGAGAGTTTTAACCTCTTCTATTGTCTTTTTGCGCATGTCTGTCTCCTTCTTACCTAAGACAGCATACAGCACTAATTGGTCATTTGTCAACGGTTGTGGCAAAAAGAAAAGCCATAAGTTTCCTTATGGCTTAGCTGAATAACTTAATGAATAAGTTATTAGAGATCGAGTTCTTGATACACATTCATTGCAAGTGCGTGGTGTCGAGGGAATTCGAGAATACAAGCAAGATAGCTTACATAAACGATTTCTTCCACCAAACCTGTTCTTCCAAGCTTCATCTTTGTGAGCAAGTTACTCAAGACAGCCAACTTCGCCCGATTCGACTTCTTCGGGAAGAACACCACCGAGTCAAACCCAGGAAGGATCTTGCCAGTGTCCACGAAAGTCGTAGCGCCAGCACGAGCGGCAACCACACGACCCACAAACTTCGGCACGCCCACGCCAGTTGCGTCGGTACGGAACACCCAGAACTCCTCAACACCGGATTGAGCAGCAATCACCACAGGCACATATTGTCCGTCGGCGGTCAGCGTAGCGGTAGAGGTTGACGAACCCATCGAAGCGCCGTTCACATTCCAAGCCTGGACAGTGTACACGAACACGTCGCCGTTCTTGAAGTTAGTGGTTCCAGCGGTCGGAGTGGTCGAAGTGATGGTCGGGGTCGAAGGAGCAGAGCCCACCGAACCGTACACCGGCTCAACATAGATGCGGCTGAACTTGAACACTGAGGGGATGAAGTTCACGTCGCCAGTCACGGTCTTCAGGTTGAAGCCAGACTTGGGCTCGATGTCCACGCCAGCACCCTTAGGAGCGTACCAAGCGCCCATGTCTCCACGCTCGAACGGGAAGAACGTCGAACGGAAGCTCTGGAGCTGATTGGTCGTACAGTGAGCTTCTTCAATCTTTCCACGGTTGTTTCGCACGGCAACGCAAATCTTGTCCACGAACTCACGGGAGAGGGTAGCTCCACGAGCATCGGCCAGAGTTGTTTGGTTGTTACCGTAGCCCACGAAGTCGCCGGGGATACCACGAGCGGAGTAGTTACCTTCGCGAATCTGAGCCTGGATACCACGAATCTGACGAACCGGGCCATTGGGGTTGGCAGCGATAGTTGCGTCGATTTCGCCAGTGCTGTCCATGTAATAGTCGCCACCGCTATACAGTGCGCGCTCAAGTGACTCAGACATTGCCATCGCAGCATTCTGGTCATTTTCAGCTTCGAGGTCCACCATGTATCCGCCGACTTCGTTGATCAGCTGAGCCATGTGAGTGATGGTCTTGCGGATGCCTTGTACCTTGAGCACTTCGGCGACGCGCATATATTTCGCATGGTCTTCCTGGGGGAGAAAGTTCTCCACACCCCAGAGGTCCACACCGCCTCGGACGGCAGTCTTCATCACATATTGATACACCGAAGACTTAGCAGGCATCTGCTGAATATCTTTGATGAGGAGGAAATCCTCTTCCTCAAGGGCAATGGAACGGAGAGTGGGCTCAAGATTGTCGATAGCGACAGCCGACGTCTGAGTACGACCGGCATTGCTCAGTCCGGGGAATCCGGCTGCAAACGACTTGGTGAGTCCTTCGAGTTTAGTAGCGATAGCCTGAAGCTCTTGACCGCTCATCGGCTGAAAATTACCAACAGTCATGTGTCAGATCTCCTTTTAGGTTTGTTTCTTAACACTAAAGGAGATTATACGAATGGCGTGGTGAAGTTGTGATTTAAGATGAGATGTTTTTAGGACGTGTTTGTGACTTTTGCTCAAAACACAAGCAAAAGTTCAATACCAGTCAGAAACAGCCCGTCTGAATCGGATGAGGACTTGCTTCAGGTTCTTTAAGATTGTGCCATAGACGTAGTAGAGCAGGGAAATGGTGGCGTACCATAGCACAACAAGCATAGGAGGTACGGTGACATACACTTCGTACATGGACTGTTCTTGATAGAACTTATGGGAGGCCACGGAACCAATTGGAGAACGCTGCTTGCAAAACTTCTTAAGACCAGTCAACAGAATATAGACAGCTTTGTTGTGTTCGAGCGTTGTTGGGAAACAGTGTCCAACGTACACTTCTGGACGTTTGCCTGAATATATACGAAATCCGTAACTGAAACGACTTACATAAAACTCTGTGTCTGCACCATCAGATATGTAGATGTAGCAGTCTAAGTCATCTAACCGGCCTTTCATGACTTTATCTGTATAAAGAAACATCAAGGCAGTCGCATTCCTCCCCCACCTAGACATCCTAAATCGGAAGACTAGCCGTTTGCGTTTTAGAAAGAGAGGTCGATTAAATTGAGGCATGGGTATGCAGACTCACTATTCCAGTTTCTTCGTCTATAGTCTCTGATGGCACATACGCCATTAAGCTTCTTCTGATGGCATCGCGTATGCCGCTTACCATTCCTGGTTTTGCGTAGTCTATTACTGAAACATAGTAATCTTTGAGTGACTCAGAACCTCTGAGGTAGATAGAGTTGACGGTGTTGTCCCCTGTCACTTCTGGATGGGCGCACACTCTCACAAACCATTTGTAACCAGAGCCTTCGGTCTCTGTTTCATCAAACCTTATTCTTCTTGATTGTTCCAATATCTGGAACGCCAGTCTGCCATCGCTCCACAGAGAAACGCGGTACCTAATCAGCAGGTTCATAGCGTTCCTCCATCCCTAATGACAAACATATCATCAGGCAGCGAGTGAACCTCTAATCCGGGTTTATTCAGACGTGTTTTCAAAGCGTTCAGCATATACTGAGAAAACTTAACTGGACTTATGGAGCGATTGACCCTAGTCACCATGAAATCAAGATACCGGCTGGTCCCTCTAAGATAGACGATGAGAGTTTGGCCTATATATTTCATTTCGGGATGCTGCTTTGAGCGAAGCGAGAAAATAGGGCTCATCGTCTCAAAATCAGATCCTATAGCCGGATTCTGTACCAAAATCTGGAAAGCAGAATATTCTTTGTTCCACCGAGAGAATCTGTAGATTAGATAGTCCATACTTCCTACTAAGTCCGGTATAGAGTTAGAAAATCTTCCTCACGCTTAAACGCCAATCCCGATTCAAGAGTTACCATGGATTCGAACACATATACAAATCCGTTCAGTCTTTCAGCGGCATGAGCAGCAGAGGTGTACATTCTGGTATGCACCTTGTAAAAGGTTCCAGACGTTTGGTTCCAGCCTCTAAGGTAGAGAACTGTCTGTTCGTATATACAGGGTTCCCCTCGTCTATGTTTACAGTACCTTTTTCGGTTCTTAGGCTGAATTCCCTTTGACTACCACCACTGTGCTGACCTGCACAACGTCGGAAGAATTCCCTTGATTGTTCCAGAACCTGGAACACCAAGGTGTTATCAAACCGAGAAAGTCTTGCTTTCAGAAGAACTGTCACAGTTCCTCCAACGTACTGTCCGGCTCTTCAAATGCGCCCAAAACCATGAAGGTTTCGGTTCGGCCATCAGATTCCACAAACACCCTGTCAGCAGGGTAGACATTCTTGATGTGATTACGGATTGCTGCTTTTGCTTTCGCTACATAAGCCTGCGCCTTATCAGGTTCCCCAAAATCTCTCATGGCCAACGGACTTACATCATCTGACTGACAATGGCTCAATACCAGAGTGGTTCCCATGAGATTTACGTTATCTCTCGTTACAATGTCCATGCCCTGATAAAAGGTGTCGGGAGCCGCTCTAATCGGATCGTACTGGTAGTTGACTTGCAACAACACAGTTGAATGCCAATCTTCAATTCTCCATTCAAAGACAGTCTTCACTTTTTGCCTCCGATTGGCTTGTGGGTGAGATAGCTTAAAACAAACAGGAATACCGTGCCTCCCAGCATGTACTTAACTGCTGTCACGCTATCCGAACCGACAACGATGTACAAAGTGATAGTAACGACCGCCAAGCAGACGGCGGCAAATGAACAAAGCCACCAAAAAGGTATATATGCATCACCACCGCCACAGCTTGTCACGGTGATGACCTTTAGTCGGTTTTCGCCAACATCATGAATCAAGTAAGATCCATCAACACCATGGTTACTGAGATTGTCTGGAAGTACGTTGACTACGCTTAACTTGTTCTCGCCAACGTCGTGTATTAGATAGCTCACTTGGTTCTCCCTGCTATGCCGCTGTGGGCTTTGGTAGCAGGGTAACCTAGCAATGCTTAATGGACAAGCGTTACTTGGCTGGGTTTTCCATAAACTGGCGTATTTTCTTCTTAGTCTTCTCGTCCCGCACGTCTTTCCATGTGTATTTGTTGGTGATTGTGTTGTCCCAACTTCTGGCAGATTCAATAATCTTCTTGTCTGTAGTGGCCGAGATAAACTTATAGAAATCCACGTCGCCAATTATGGGCAAGTCCCAGCCCCAATCTCTCTTAAAACGGACAATGCCTCTCGGATCTATCTGAATTGCCTCTGTCATTTCAAGTGGATTAACAATCCTAAGAAGCAAGTCATTGAAATCCTTGATACCTGGGTCTTCTGGGAAGACTCGACAGAAGGGGATACCGTAAGCGTTAAGGTATCTGGCAAGAGTTCTTGCTCCTTCTTCGCCTGCTGAGTCAGAGTCCAAACCTATGTGAACAACAGGAGATATGCCAGGAACAGCATGCTGTATGGCATATGAGGCAATCTCTTGAGCCTGTGCGCGGGTAATCTCTTTGCCCATGGTAGCTATGGCATAGAAACCAAACCAAGCAGCGGCCACCGCGTCAAAAGGTCCCTCTACGACGCAAATATTGCTGCTTGGTTCACCTACAAAAATGAACGAACTAGCTCTTGGAACACCAGAATCAGTCTTCATTCTTAGATTAGGGTTAAGAGGAGCGATAAACCTACGCTGAAAGCCAACCAAAAAGTCTTGACACAAGATTGGGAATGCAACAGAAGCGGTCAGAGGATCAATGAATATTGACGAATCATATGGGGGTATGATTCCTCGTTTCCTTGCATATATAGACGCGGGATGTTCTCTGTACGAGTCCACAGTCATGAAGTTCTTTGGGATGTCTATCTCTTTGATGTTCTCCTCAAGATCCCTAAGCTCTTCTGACAAGAAGAAGTCTGGAAGTTCCCAAATGTCAGTCTTCTCTAGATCTGGAGTGTACCTCTTATTGGGAGAGATGAGCGCAGCAATCTTTTCATTGGAAAGCGACGTCATTTTCTGAAGCAAGGTAAATGAACTGAACGACGTACCGCATCTCCAACACTGTCCTCCAGTCATACCTCCGCCCTTGTTGGGGTCAGGACGGAACATCCACAGCTTCCACTGCTTATGACACGATGGACATTCCTTGATGATGATTGATCGTCTATTAACTCTGTGAGCTATGCCACAGGAGTTCAGAGCCAGCTGGAATCGAGTAATCTGTTTATCTGCTTTCTGGTAATCAGAACAGCCTTCTGCAACGTCGACCCTGAACTTAGAAGGAGAAGCTGACTTACTATGTACCGTCACGGCTTTCTGGTATCTACTTCGGTACACTCTATCCATAAGTCAGTTCTCCTGTTCTTGTTTATTACAAGGAGGTTATTGTGCATTGGCCTCCTGAGCAAGCCGCTTCACCATACCTCTTGTCTACTGTATTGGCAAAGTTTATCTTGGAAAAGTCAATTTCCTTTCCAACAAACTTATCTCTCCAGTCCGCATAGTCAAGCATTGTGATTTCTTCAAACGGCATCTGCACATAGGTACTATCCGAATAAGGAAGGAATGAGATGCCATCGTAACAGTCTACGTTCTCAAGCATCCAGTCCATGATTTGACCCTTTTCATGCTCTTTGTAGTTCACCGTAAGGCTTACGTTATGACAGTTGGGGCCTTCACGATGAGCGGGTTTAATCCAGTTATTGAACACATGCTTTGCACGATTCATCAGCTGAATTGCTGTTTCGTTACCCCTAAGGAGCGAGCCCGAACTATTAACAGGAACTCTGACAACAATGAGATTCGGTGACATAGCGTCCTGTTCAATTATGGAATTTGAACAAGGCTCACCCAGACCAAAGACGTTAATCAGATACCTAGCAACGGGGTCAACTTTGTCCAGTCGAACGCTTCTGATGTAAAAAGCGGCATGAGAAGCATGAATGCCACTGGACACCGCACCAATGAGTGCAGACCCCAGAAGAAGGGAGGCGCTACCAGATGGCTTTGTTGTGGTCAGTCGGTGGCTGAGACCCATACCCAAAATATACGACCATTCTTCGTCTGTCCTGAGAGCTTCTGCTGCACCACTTCTCAGTACATCTGCGTCACCAATAAGCCGCCATGCGTCAGCTTGTCCCGTAATAGAGATACCCAACAGACGCTCTTCTTCTGCCCAACGCTTGAATCTGTCTTGAACATATCCAAAGTTGGTGTAGGTGGACTGAAGTTTCCCAATGAAGGCAGCAGCGTTCACAGCCTGAAGAAATTCAAACTTATTAGCGCAAGCTGGAGCGTTCACTTCGGTAAGATTGCAGACGGCTCGCAGAGACACTTCGCCACAGTTAGACACAAGCAGTCCACCTGTCCAGTAAGTGTGCTCAGGATCGTCTACAGTAAGGTCAAACACCTCATGTTCGCCCTTATCAACAACCTCAAGGATTGGGGAGGAAGTGAACGGAACAAGTGGGTTCTCATCGTCTGGAACACAATAGTCTGCCAACGCTTCTTTGCCTATCAGCTTCAAAAAGATGTCTTTGTCATGTGTAATAACTACCCGATGCTTGCCTTTAGCGTTCTTCTTTATATCCGAAATAGTGCTTCTGACACCCATACTGGACAGAAGCATCTGAAGCCAGACACCAAAAGCGCTGTGACACATCAACGAGATTGTGTTCCCGTTGTTGGTAATGCTTCCGTTGTGGTCAAAGAATCTACGCAAATACTTCTGGCGCTCTTCTATCGGGAGAGTAAATGTCATGCGGTCAAAATCAATGAGACCTCGGTCTTGCTCAAATGAGCCACTTGTGTAGTCTTCAAGAGACTCAGGGGCAGGACCCGTGCAAACGTCAATAGCGGTCGCATCCTTGGCTTCTACCTTAACGCCATTCTCAACCACACGATGATTGGACGTACCAAGGAACGAACCATACCGAGTCATGTAAAGCGATACGGGCTTAACTCCCGTGCTCCACTTGTTCACCACCTTAGTCCATCTCTTACCAGACCAAATGGTATCCCCGATGTTTACATCTCCAAGCTTCTTAATGCCCTCTGGAGTAAGGAGAAAGGCATTAGCAGGCTGACACGGGTTCTTTCCATAGTCGTTGTCGTTGGTAAGAAGAATCCCAGGCTCGCCAGCTTTAGACTCAAACATTGCCATCATCACATCGAAATACTTACTCTTGAAATCAGGGTCCTTACGGTGAATGACCGCTGAGTTATTGGCTCGTGCTCTTTGGGGGTTCTTTTCCCACCACTTGCCAGATTTGCTAAGACGCATCTCTTCGTCTTCAGGGTCAAACATGGAGATACAGGCAGAGTTGTGAACGAGAAATCCTTCTGCATAAAATTCATGAACATCTTTCACTTCTATGTCAAAAGTTGAAACTTCTCGACCTTCTTCAATGCTTAGTACCTTAACAGGAACAAACGGCTGCGCATCTATGTTAAGAGCGTCTACAGAAATACGAATATGTTTAGGGTATTTCTTCCATTTAACATCAGACGACTTGTACGAATAAGAACATCGAGTGGATTTCCTTTCAGTCAAGGTCTTAGTTCCAAACCTAGAAACAATCTTAGACAGGTTGTGTCGTCCTGATGACTTGAAGCAAAGGTGAAACAGCTCTTTCCAGTTTCCAGAAGCGTCTCTTGACAATTTGATATAAGTTGGAATGCCTAAAGAGGCACACACAGACTGAATTGATTTCAAGAAATCAGGATAAATAGAAGAGATGTTAACAGGTCTATTATTAGAAGCCCCGTCCGCATCAAACAGACCGGCTACATAAGCTGCACGCTGCTCGTAAGAGCCAGTGGATATGAAATCTGGAACAACCATAGATACTTTGGGTTTTTTCACGTGCTCTAGAAAATACGTAGCGAGCCTCATGGATACAACCTTAGCAACCATCCAGTTACCGTTAGTCTCACTGATAGTAACATTAACTCCAAATTGCTTGAGACAGGAAACAGCTCGTTCTAATCTATCTGGAGCATTAGATGGGACTGAAACAGAAACTATCCCATGTTTTTTGTTATCGTTATCAGTTCTTATAGCGACATGTCCGTTCCCTTGGAAATACCCAATAAACCATGATATTTCTTCAGAAAGCTCAGGTAGGATAATGTTCTTTAGAGTCGTTGCATATGAGCTGACCTCATATATTTCTTCTGGAAACCTGCTAGGAATTGCATGAAGAGGAAGGTTGTTGAATACCAACCTATCTTCTGACGAAAGGTCCTTTGCCATTTTCCATTCATAAGATTGATATCCGTTTATTACTGCAACCTTATGATTCCCTGTACATTCAAGAGTTCCTGCATCTGTGTGAATGAGCAGAGTTTTCTGAACCCCTTGGTCAAACACAGCCGAAACATCAGAGTAACCTTTAGAGGTTTGTACAGAATCTCCAACAACTACATCCTTGATGTCAATAAGGCCACGACGTGTATGAATCTTAGAGTCATAAGGAAGACATCTTCTTGTGCCTCCGACAACGACCGAATCTGCGATGTGACAGGCGATGTCATGAGCTTCGATTGCGCGAAGTCTTCGGCCCATGGCTCTGCGAAGTATGTTGCGAATCTTTTCGTGAGCCTCTTTAAGAGCCCAAGGACCAGAAGCTGTACCGCCAGACGACAAGACAGAACCTGCTGGGCGAATAAACCCATATACGAATTCCATTTCGGGATTCTGAAACAATTCAAGATAAGAATCTGCCCAGCCCTCTCTGGTATCGGGAACAACGAAATATCCAGGACTTCCCTTCTGAACAGGGGGGAGGTGTCTGAGCCAGTGGGACTGCACAGAGTAGCCTACGCCACACCCACAGCAGAGGATGTAGAAGAGGTCAGCAAAGCTTTTCCAGCTATCCATGCCCAGGAAGGAACAGTTCATGGTCAACAGGCCGTTCTTCAGAGTAAACGTCTCTGTTTCTGATTCCTGAACGCACCAGACATCTTCTTCCACGTCTGTTTCGGTAACAGAAACGACTCTCCATTCATGTTTTTCTTCAACTTTATGGAATCTATCAAGATGCTTAGTTCTAACAAAAAACTCTGAAGTGAGATACCCATCATTATGGAACGGCAGTACCCATAAATCAGCAGGCTCGCCATTGTATGGATTGGTATCCCTCGTTTTTCTTATGGAAGAAGTTTGAATTCCCATCATCTGAAGCTGGTCAGCAGCCCACTCAAGATTAGAAAGTTTATGCGAATGCAACATCACTTGACCGGATTTAGTTACATATCCATCAGCGGCAAACCACCCCATTAAAAAACCAAGAATATACCTACGGTTCATGTCATCTGGCAACTTCTTCCAATTTGCAGGAAGTTCATGCACAGTATATCTGTCTGGTCGCGGCATTCCTTTTTCCACAATCTCAGAACAATGACGCCCAGCAAAGAAGTGCTTACTGAGTTCCACGCTTTCGTCACAGAGCTTTATGCAAGTCGGTTCAGAAAAACATTCAGGATCTGTCGTTTGCTTAGTTCCGTCGCCAAACACAATTCCATGCATAAGCCCGATTTTGCAATAATTGCCAATATATGTCTGAACTTTGTTTTTACTAAGCTTTTGTCCATGCACAAGGTCCTTAGTAAGGACAATTTCTGTGGTGCCCCCTCCTTTGTCTGGCATGACTACGGGCCAACGATGATTCGCTGTGGTCTTGATAATCTTTATTCCAGAACGTCCATAGCCGACCTTCAGTTCATATAAACGCTCTTTCCCAAACTTTCTAACGGTAGCCTTTTTCCATTGACGCTTTCTAGATAGGACTGTGACTTCATCGCCATCTTGAAAGTCATAAAAGCTCTTAATGCCTTCATTTGTTATGAACTCTGTATCTCTACTAAAACAGTTAAATTGTCTTAAATTCTCGTTAGTAATAGGTTTTCCAGCAAACTGGAGAGATCGCATAGAGGGCATAACCACTTTGCGACGAACAAAGTCAAAAGCTCTGGCGATAGCATCAGTGTGCTTAGGGAACTTGTCCATGTGCATTTGCATGGCTCTGTCTACTGTTTCGTCATAAGTCTCTTTGAATCCGCTTTGCTTAGTCGCTGAGTAAGTTCTGTAAAAAACAAGGTCAGAGAGGAGTTGTGGACCGGAGTAAGACATAAGGAATCTCCATATACGGTGGTAGCAGAGGGGCATAACCACCAATTATCGTCATGCAGCTTCGCCGGACAATTGGCACACCAGTCAATGCCAATGGTCACGACATCTTATCCAAACGAACATAGTCATCAAAGTTGAATCTTGCTCTTGCAAATTCTGTCTTGACCTGAAATTTCTGGTCAAGAGCACCCTCACGGCCCTTAAGAACACACAACACGGCTTCGTCCTTGTCCTTCATGTCCTGCGTTCTGTTCAGGGAAATGATTACGTCAGCAACGAAAGCAGCTTGGTAAGACCCAGACATATCTGCCATCGTAATGATGCTTTCTTTGGACTGAGCCATTGCGCCACCGCGATTGACTTGCTGATGAGTAATGCATGTCATGTTGTTAGACAAGGCAAAGTCCTTGTACCTAGCCATTGAGTTAGTAAGCTTCTCATGCATCGCGTCACCAGGAGATAAGTGAGCGATGTGTTGCAAATAGTCCAAAACCATAGCATCAAACCTAGGCTTGCCTGCTAGTTCTCTCGCCGTGTTTTCTTCTTTAACTCTCGAAAGAATGAAGTCGAGGGGCTGCCCGTACATAAATTCGATGGTAACGTACTTCTGAAGTAACGCAGCGGCTTCCTTCATCTTCTTTCGACTTTCTGGAGGCATGTCGCACAGCTTCTTGATGTCAGACATTGGGATACCAGTGATTGCCGCGTACACACGACGAAGAATGGTAACTTTCCTATCTTCTACACAAGCAACGTAGATGTGTTTAGCCTGCTGTATAGCTTGACGAATAAAGTGTACAGATAACATCGACTTACCCCCACCCGTCATGGCTACAAAAAGTCCAAGCTGCTGTGGTTCAAAGCCCGCCAGAGAGTCAAAGTCCTCTATGCCAAAAAGGAACTTACGGTCAGGTCTGTTGGACTCTTCTTCAAGAAACTTAAGAGAGGTGTCCCAATCAGCACTTTGAACAGAATCAAGAGTAATTCCTTTGATCTTGGTCAGGGTCTTTTCAAGGTTGACATAGGCATCATCGAATGAGCCCGAGTTGAACTTTTCCTTTACGCCATGATATTCACTCATGAAGGCCATGGCCTTAAGCCACTGAAGGAATACTGAGAACACCTGGTCTGATTCAGAGTACCTGGCAAGCTCTGAGTCAGTCCTTATCTCAAAGAAAAGAGCAATTACGTTGCTACGCTCTTCTCCATCTGGAAGAAGCTGTAGGCGTGCGTCAACTCCATCTACAGTTGGTAAGTCTTTTTCCTCTCGAACCCACCCAATAATAATCTGAGCAAGCTTTCTGAGAGCACCATGTCCGTCGCCAATGTCGAACATATCTGGATGCAAATAATCTTTATATCTAACCAACAAGTGCGGCTGCATGAGAAGACGCAACAAAATGGCTTTCATGAACCTGAAGTCAAATTTAGGACGCGGTATGGGTTGGCTCGACATCTATCCCTCTCCTAAGCTTTTCTGCCTTAACAAGGTCTCGGCTAACAAGCTCTCGTTCAGTTTCTTGGTCAACATCGTCATCAATGGTGTTAAGTGTGTCGTGAACCACTCCTTCGTACATATTGGTGGTAGCTGCCGTCACACAAATATCATCCCTCTTTGCTTCAGAACCACAAACACATCGACAAGCATCTTCAAACGCATAGAAAGGTTCTCTAGAACACGACAAGCATACAAATCTATGTAATACATCTGACATACCTTGGCCTTTGCTATTTAGTGAACTGGGTTTTATGAGTGTAGACCGTAGGGCAACGACAAACAAGGGGTGGTGGGTAACTTTTTCTAATAACGAAAAAGGGAAGGAACCTAGGTTCCTTCCCGAAAACTGCACACGAACAGTTTTCACTTAGGAGGCGTAATTCCAAGATTCTTAAGCTCAGAATAGACTTCGTTCAGTGAATCTTCCGATTTAGCAAGATTGGCCTTCGTCACAAGAATGGACTTGACCAGCTTGTTACCTTGACGCTGCTGACCGATAAGCCAGTTAGCAAGGCTCATTCCGTCCATACGTCCTTCGTTGCCGACTGATTTCTCAAGCACGACCACTTCAGGATTCTGCGAAGCATACTGACGAGTAGGCATAGTCTCTGTCGGAGCCTTAACTGACTTCTCAAGCTTGGCCAGTCGAGAGTTGAACTCATCGAGCGACTTCTTAAGAGCGCCAAAAGCAGCAACAGACTCTTTAGAACCATCAGCAGCCTTGTCGCCACCAAATTCCTTGGTAGGAAGTTTCAGACTCTTCTGAGCAGGAGGAGCGCCTGCGGGCAGTTCTGCGGCCAGACCTTGCTGCGGTTGTTCGCCTTCCTGAAGAATCTGAAGCAGCAACTGCTTCTCTTCAGGAGAGAGCGTTGCAACAGCTTGACGCACTGACTCTTCGTTAGGAGCAGCGCCTTCAGCAGCATTAGGATCTTCCATTCCTTCTTCAGGCATAGGAGGCAAACCATCTTGACCTTCAGGAGGAGGCAGTTCACCGGCTTTGCCGAGCATCGGATCTGGAGCGATAGGGGCAGGCGGGACAGAAGGGGCACCAAGCCCAAGACCGTCAGCCTTTTCCATACCTTCCTCACCACCACCAAGACGAGCTTCGTATTCGTCCATAAGAGCGGTAAGGATGTTCTTGAGTTCAGAATCATCCAATCCCTGCACATAGGACCCAAGGTCACCCTCGTCTGTAGGCATCTCGCCTTCCATTGGCATCTCACCTTCTGCTGGCATTTCCCCTTCACCTTCTTGAGGCATAGGAGGTTCATCCCCACCAACAGAATCTTCAACGATAGGGTCTTTGCCCTCTTCCTCTTCTGCGCCTTCAGCCTTCTTCACCTTCTCGAAGAACGACTTCGTAAGAGCGGTGAGTTCGTCAATATCTGAATTGAGCGATTTCAGAAGAGATTCTGCGTTCTGATTGTTAGACATACAGCACCTCCTCAATTACGGACAAATATAGGAAATATAGAACTCGACCTTACCAGCGGTAGCAGCAGCAGTGTTGATGTTCAGATAGACCTTGCTTTCAGCAGCAAAATAAGCAGCCGTCGCGGTCTGGACCTGCACACCGGCAAGAGCCGTAGCGTCAGCCACAGTAGCCACAGCAGTAGCTCCAACGGTGACAACAAACTCAGGAGCGCCAAGAGAGGTGACATTGGTCACTTCACGAGTCACAACACCAGTAACAATCGCGCCAGCAGGGATAGTCACACCCAGATAGATATCTGGAGTGATGGCTCCACCATGAGAAGCGAAGTCCCACGTAGCCTTCGAGCAAACATTGCTCAGAGCCTTGTCAATCAAGGTTCCGAGTTCCACACCAGCGGGATAACTATTAACAAAACCAGGTTTAGACAGGGCGGGCTGCGACTTGTGGAAGTCGTTAAGCTTAGTCTTGTCTGTAGAAAGCATTTCTGACATTCGTCGTTCTCCTTATATACACAGAAAGAGCTAAACCTCATTATGCGATAGATATCGGGTGAAACGCAAAGCGAAGTTTACCACGTCATCAAATCTTCAGCAAGCTTCTAAACAAAACTCCCCAAGAGAAACTCTTGGGGAGAACTTTTAGCAAGGTCAACCGATACAAACGCTTATTAGGCGAGTGTGTTAGTTGCGATACGGCCGTAAGGCAGAAGCACGCCACCAGCGGTGTAAGTCACTGCCGATTCAGCAGCCTGGTTCTTACCATCAACTGTGGCAATTGCGGCAGGTGTCGCATTTGTCGAGTAGTTGATGCGCACGGGAGCCGACCATTGTCCACGGAAGATGTGGATCACATCGTTCTGGAACTTGAGCAGGGCGATAGTCGCAGCAGCAGGGTCAGCGCCAGCAGCAATCACAGGAGCTTCCAGGAAGATGTCAACCAGGAACGCGCCAGCTTGCGAAAACTGGTCATAAGCGTGAAGCTGGCTGGTCATAGCCTTGGGCCACTGAAGACCAGCGATTTCGTCCTGACGCATCACAGCGATGAAAGCAAGGTCGTTGGCAGTAGGGTAACTAGCGTCGGTGAAGTTCATGAGACAGGCAGCAACAGGAACCGTGTTGCCAATCTTCACAGAAGCTCCAGCAGCGATGTCGCCGAACCACTTACGCTTGGCTTTGCCAGAATAACCGAGATTGTAAAGATTCTCCTCAATCGACTGGAAAATCTTGGTATACATTGGAGCAGTCATAGAAGTCCTTCCTTCCTACATAGACAGTTGAATCAGTGAGCTGACGTCGATTATAGACACCAGCAGCAAAAGTCACAAAGTTAAAAACCAGGCAATGAAACAATCTTCTTAACTATGTGAGGCAAGTTGAATCCTACTTCAACGCCACCAAGGTTAAGTGTCAATTTAGCTCCACCACTAATAATCTGCACTGTATCAGCAGCTGTCAAGTCAATCTGATAGACCGACCTGTCAGAGCTTGGCAAAAGCTGTATAGCATTCTTGGATACAGAAGTAGAGGTGCTTCCTACGGTAGGCGGTCTAGACCTCAAAAAGGATACGTTCACCAGAGTTCCTGCTGGAGGAAGATATCGGCGTGACCCAAGGGCATCGACCACAACAAGCTGGAAATGCAATTTGCAAGGCGCACCATGGAGGATTTCCCAATTAGACTCAAACGTAAACACGTTCTCATTGATGTAATTGAGTGGCTGTAGTGTGTATGTCGTGCTCACGAAACCCTCCAAGATAAACTCATTTCACTTATCTTATGATAGCAGCAGGTCCTTCAGCATAGTCTGCTTGTGTATCTCTTCAATATCGGCACTAAGACAATAGCCTCCAATATTGGCTACCAAAGAACCAAGTGCGAATCCATTGAGCATAACGCTTCTCACCGTCTCGTAACTGTCGGCGACTCCAAGTTCCAAGAAATTACCAACAATAACCGCATCATCCTTAATGGCGAGAGTCTCGTGCTTGCTTGGGTGCTCGATAGGTTCATAGCCATAATTCTCTACAATGGCATGGTGGACTGACCTGAGAGCTTCCATTACGCTCTCTGACACGCCGCCAAGCTCACCTGCTCGAATGAAGGAAAGACCGCATCCCGGAAGGGCACCAGACCGTCGGCAAGCCTGAGATGCTTTGATCGCATCATCTGCGCGGTCAGCAATTTCCTGAAGGTCACCGGGAAGGGCACCGCCGATGATCAGCTTCACCAATCCCCCAGTGAGAGATGCATTGCGCGAGTTGACAATATCTCTATCCAGAGGGGTGGTGGCTAGAGATGCCGTGGTAGCGTTCTGCTCTGCTCTCTTGACAATCCAGTTGTTCTCAGACTTACCGAGCAAGAACGTCTTGTATGGAGTGACCCTGGCTTCCTTAACTACACCAGCATCCTTAACGGTCCATCGAGGCACATAACCGCCATCCACAATAGTTGCTCCTGAAAATGCGGCGACATCATTGAGCTGATTCCAGGGTCCATTAAGCTCAGCAGTAGGCGTCGTCTTACAAACGAATATACGAACACCGGGGTTCTTACGATTAGCGACAATGAGCTTGTTAATGACATCTTCTGTTACCTCGTAGCAAACAATCAAGACCTCAAAAGTGTCCGATTTGAGGTACAGCTTCTCAAGCATTGGAGTGATTTGCTCAAGCTGAGAAATATTTCCATTGTAGGGAATGACATAAGGTTCGTTTAGATGAAAGTCAGCATTGGTGACTGCCTTGTCTGAAACAGAGATTGCAAAGGTCACGTTGTAGCTGTATCCGTTGCCTGCCTGATACCCATAGTCCTTATCAACGCAATAAGGAACCTTGGACATTGGGTTCTTTTCAACCAGCACAGTTCCGAAAGCAGATGTGGCGTTCACAGCACCGATAACGTGACTGGTAAGCTCCGAATCGCCATTCGTAGAAGTGAGTGCCACTCTAGCCTCTGCCTCTGGACCCATCGCTACTTCTTCTTTGATGGCGTTGACTGCTTTGTTCACTTCAGCTCTGAATGCTCGCACTGCTGACTGCGGGTTTGACTTAGAAGTCTGAACAAGCTTGTTGGCAAAAGCAGCAGCCATGATAAGCGTCGAAGTAGTTCCGTCTCCAGAAGCCATCACAGTGTCTGCCGTAGCCTGAATAGCGAGTTTGTGCACAGCATCATTGATTGGGTCAGTGTACGAAAGTTCCCTAAGAACGGTGATTCCATCTTTTGTATGGAACGTAGTCGCAGTGGTGGCCGATGTTTGCCTTGAAAGAAGAATAGGTCTGCCACCAGGACCAACAGTAGAAGACACGATGCCTGCAATGTCGTTGAGCGCCTTGATAGCTTTGTTTCGAGCACTAGCTCCAGATTGAATTTCCTTAGCCACGTCAATCTCCTAAAGAGTTATTAGTTTTCACAAAGGGAGTTGTAATATCTGATTACTCTCTTAGCAGAGAGTTCGTCTTCTGTAAATGCACACACAGACATGCCAAACTTCTTAGAAAACTCAGCATGGCCGTTCTCCAAGTTACCCACAATCAGAAACCTCCGGCACAGGAGCGGGCTGGCCAGTGACCCCAGAATGGCCCCAACCTCCAAACAGAAGTGACGACTCACGGTCATGTCCTTGAACGTGACTTCTCTTTCTTGAGGCATAACGTCCCACACGTTTGTACAGTCGCCTTTTTCTTCGTGGAACCATGAAGAGGCTTCTTTGTTCAGGTCGTTCCCTTTCGTGAACAGAAACACCACTTCCCCCAGAGGGGTCAGATTTGACGGAACGCACTTGTAAGCGTCTTGGGACACGATAGTCACTGTGTCGTGGAATTTGAATCCAGCTTCCTCCACTATAGTCAGGTTCTTCAATGTAGACAGCCGAGTCTTCCTCGGCTGTCTCACTGTCACCACACAAATGTGGTTCTGCTTCTGACTGTCGTACAGAGTCTGAAACAGAGGCAGGCATTCCTCTGGTTCCGTCGGCATCTCTACTATCGAAAAGTCGCACTGAGGGAAGCAAACGCAGTTCGCTATGCTGGGCACCACATCCACACTGATCTGGTTGTCCTTCGTCCTTAGCAACTCCAATTCGGTAATGGAACATTGGGTCTTCTTTATTGGCTTCATATTCTTGCCTCGCAATTTTCTCTACGAACCTATCAATGTCTCCGTGCCTGTAATGTTTATCGTTAGCAGTGGATAAGTCAATAGCCTGATGCCACATCTCAAGGCTCCTCTCGTATCCATGCACACGATACATAGGCTTGGCATACCGACGAAATGTCTCGAACGTATTGCCCTTTCCGAGTTTAGAAGCTAGTTCTTCAACGGTGCCGGGAACGTGAATGTTCCCCTTTCTCTCTTCCCCATCAACAGAAACGAAGTATTTCTTGAGGGCTTCAACTTCCATAAAGTATTGAGTTTGCTTAACTTTTGGAACATATGCTGTCTTCTTAGAAGACAGGAGTGACAGAAATATCTTCCTTATTGCAGAACATTCCGAAATGTTCTTGCACTGAAAGAACTCAGAGACATTACCTACGCCAAGACCAATGGGCTTACCATTCAGAATTAGGCCCCAGAACTTAGCGAAGTAGGCCAAGAGTTTCCTGGCTCCTTCTTCAAGCCACGCAACACCGTTCTTGAATTTGCTCTTAAGGAAAACCTTTGCCCTAGAAGAACAAATCAAATCATCTACGTTTGTGTTGGACATGACATCCTGAACAAACTTCGATACATCAAAGGTGTATTTGTCAGTAGAGAGACTGACTTTTCTTACCCTTGAGACCCATAAGCCGTGTGTAGCAAGGTATAGTCCGAAGCCCTTATTGGCGAGTTTTGCGACATATCCATGTTCGTTGTCAGGAGCTGGGTCAGCTCCCAAACACACTTCCGCACATCTAAGCCATTCGCTAACGCTTGACCATTCAGCTCTAAGATTTCTTCCGAGCCCATGATTTCCTTCCAGAACCTGTCGCACGATTCCAAAGAAAACCTGGAAATCCGATTCTTCTGATTTGATGCTCCAGTAGCGGTGGCTTCGTAAGCAATCCTCTGAAAGGAAGTAGCCCAGGACCTCAAGGTCGACTGCTCTCTGGTTACACAGAAGCTTGACAGCTTGTACAAATTCCAGAAAACGGTCTGAGCCGCTATGTCCATATAGTCCCGCTTCCTGATTTCCTTCATTCCAGCCACTATTGCGGCGGATGTGTCCATGGACCTTCTGGCTATTTCTCTGTAAGAGGCTTCTGTTAATATCCTCTCCACCTCTTCCAACATATCCTTCACTCGCCACTGCTCCAGGTCTGACAGTTCGCAGGGCCAGCTTGCCAGAAACGCTTGGTATTCCTTCATTTTTGACAGCTTCATCGTGAACATGGCTCTCGATACAGTTCCAGTAGGCTTTACGTTCTGATTCTTCCGCTCCTTCGCAGCCACTTGCGTATAGAGCTTTGTTGTTCCTGTAGTCGGAAACAGCCAATATTCCACGAAATCTTCTGGCGGCTGCATCTGAAATCTTTCGTCCGCCTCGCTTGTCTTCTCCATATTTCCTCCAAGCCTTCCATAGCCCAAAAGCATCCTTACACCCAAACGAAACGTCCAACTCAGACAGCTTTGCCTTAAAGGAGAACCAGCAAGTCCCTACAGCCCCAACGTCAACAACACCTTCCCTAGCCCACTTCTCAACATGCTGACTATGAAAGAACCCATTCCTATGGTTCCCACACACCCCCACATCAAGCTCATCTAACATCTCAGGGAAATACTTCAGCACGACAGATATCTGTATATCCCAATATTCCTTGCGGTGGTCCCCTTCAAGGACATACACCACATGAAACCCACTAAAGCTCTTAACCAGCAAAGCTTTCCCACTAAGGCTCTTCCTGAACCTCTCAAAAGCCTCAGTTACAAGTCCTTCTTTACAATGGGATTTATCAAAGTCAAGAACAAACACCGTGTCCTTAATAGGACTTGTTTCATCTACTCTCTGGTACCAGCTGCTCTTACCCTTCCCCCACAACACAGCAACATTGTAGAAGAAAAGCCATTGCTTAGTCTTCTCAGCCTTATCCAACCCCTTCATCCACTCAAGCTCCACCCCAGGCTTACTGTAGGGGAAGTAGCCTTTTCTGGTGGTAGAGGGTTTCTTGACTTGGAATTTGTATAAGGCGTTCACTATTTCTCTCCATAGCTAAACAAACCCATTGTAACAAGTCTTTTGGCTTTTGTCAACAGGTATTTAACTAACACAGTGAGTTTATGAGAGTTTCAAGATATAGGATTAGTCCATTGTCTTTCAGATACTTACACACTCCAGGAAAGTCTCCTTCATACAATAGGCAATCACTCATCGTAGGAGACTTCCTTTTCCATTCCTTACCTTCAAGACAAGGCAGTTTGTATTCTTTGGTCATCTTGTTTGAATAAACATTGAATGTCCAAAGGTCTTTTGGGAATGGGTCATTGCTTTTCCATATTCTTGTAATGTGGTCTAATCTGGTTACTGCCCAATAGTTCATCTCTCCCCCCACGTGTTTCTTATAGTGGTACAGACCCACTGTACAGTAACTTCCTTATAGAGTAAAAGCCCTATAGACCTAAAGAAGGAGAAGCTACCATGTGGATGAAGCCAAGAGGATACAAAGACCCTAAAGCTATCTCAAGAGTGTATCTGGAAGAGTTGACAGAAGCAGCTGAAGCAGACAGTGAAGAGACCCTTGATGCATTGGTCTTTAGCAGAAACACTCATTCGATAAGACCTGTACTGTATTACTCCAAACCATTAGACGATGTAATGTACTGCACACTCAACCTACCACACATGAAGTTCGTATTTGTCTAAGCACTAATACAATGGTACGTTAGCTTAACCCCTAATAACAATGAGGTTAAGTTCATGAAAACATTGAACACATTACTCAAAGAAAAAGACCTATACATTCCAAAAGAAGACTATCCCAATGAATACAAAGGGAAAACCTTAGCCTGTTGTTTCCATATGCACTCTGATGCTGGTTCTCTTGATGGAGCCTCTTCAGTAGACAGAATGGTAAAGCGTATGAAGGCTCTGGGCATGACCCATGTAACCTTCAGTGAGCACGGTACACTTAATAGTGCAGCAGCAGCCCACAGGATAGGGCTAAAAGCAGGTCTAAAGGTCATACACGGTGTAGAAGCCTACCTGTACTGGCCTAATGACAAACACAAGGCGGATGCCACTTACCACATCACCATATACTTCAAGACCAGAGAAGCATTTGAAGCCTACTGCAAGCTCACCCCACTGATTTACTCAGAACCAAGAATGAAGACAGCCTTCGGTGACGTTAAGGGCTGTATGTATTGGGAAGACTTCCTGGAAGTAGCCAAGCACGGAATAGTCGTTGGAACTGCCTGTATTGGTGGATGGCTTAATGCTCCAATCATCAAACGAGGAGACGTTGCAGAAGCTCAAGAGAGATTGCAGCTGATGATTGACACCATAGGCGTTGAGAACATCTATGATGAGTGGATAGTAGACGATTTAACCTATGAGTACGAAGCGCAGTCAGAAACGCTGCTAGAGCCCCGTTTGGTAGTTAATGATACCTTGGCATGGTTTACCCACCCTGACGTCATCCGTGAGTCAAATAGAGTGCGTTGGGAGGAGGTCACTAAACCAAGGGGAGTTAAGCGCATAGCAGCCCAAGACGCTCACTATGCTGAAGTGTCAGACAAAATCATCCAGGACAATAAGCGGTTCGGTTCTGATTGGATCATGCCCTATTACCAACACGTTAAAGGGGCAGCAGAGTATGCAGAGCTTGCCCAGCACACACAGGGATTGGGTGAAAAGGACATCCTTGAGCTTATTGACAACACCCATGAGTTTGTCACCCATTTCGACAAGTACGAGTTCCTTACAGCCAAAGAACGTGGTTTTCTTGTACCTGGGTTTAAGGGTGGTGACGCCAAAGAAGAAGTGATTAGGCGCATAAAAGAGTTTGGTCGTGTGGACCTTGAAAACAAAGAGCTGAAAGAACGCATCGACTACGAACTAAGTGTGCTTGGCTCTTCAGATAAGTTGGACGGAATGGGCTATTTGCTGTTGGTGTCAGACATAGCCACTGAAGCCAGGAAACACAAGATACTCATGAACCTTAGAGGATCTGGGTCTGGATGCTTCTGCGCCTATGGCCTAGGAGTATCAACGGCAGACCCTATCAAATACGGACTTCAATTTGAACGGTTCTTGACTCTTGGCAGAATTAAATCCATGAACCCGCCAGACATGGACCTAGATTTCCCAGACAGAGACATGATCACCCCCATCATTAACGACATGTTTCAGGACAGATGCATTCCTATATCAATCGACACCTTATTAAAGCCTCGTTCTGCCATTAGAGATGCGGAAAGACACTTCTTTGGTAAGGCCAGAGTACAGACTGAAGTCTTGCTAAAGACTATGGACACGGTTCCTCAAGGCGTTAATGAAACAGACTGGCTGTTCGGATATTCAGATGAAGATGGGGAGCACGTAGAAGGAGCTATCGAAAAGAACAAAGAACTCCAAAAATATGCAGACGACAATCCAGAAATCTGGAGCATGGTAGTTCGTATGTGTGGAGTTATTAGACAAAAATCGGCACACCCTTGTGGAATGCTAATTTCTTCTATTCCTGTACATCACTTTCTCCCTGTTTTTAGAGTAGGCGGAAAGGCAGGAACCCTCTGCACTGGTTACAACCCGAAAGACGTGGAATATGTCGGCGGTCTTAAGGTGGATATCTTAGGTGTAACAAAAATGCACACCATACAAAAAGCCTTTGAACTAATTGAACAGAGACATGGGGTGAGTTTTGAATGGGGAGAATTGCCTCATGACCTGGACGTATACAAGACTGTTTACTGGAAGGGAGATACCGAAGGCACGTTTCAGACACAAACTCAGGGCATCACCAAGCTATGCGAAGACACGAAACCCGAATCCATTGGAGACATTGCTAATCTGGTTGCAGCATATAGACCGGCCGTAATCGACGCTCCTTCTCCTGTTGAAGGATACAAGAACATGCTCGACTACTATGTAGCTGTGAAACAGGGCAAACAGAAGCCTCACTACATCCATCCAGAACTTGAACCTATATTCGGCAACACAGCAGGGGCTCCTCTGCTTCAAGAACAGATGCTACGTTCGTACAGAGATTTGGCTGGGTATACCTATGAAACAGCGGAGGTTGTACGCCGTGGTATTTCCAAGAAAGATGCTCAAACGCTGGCGGAACACGGTCGGATACTTGTGAACAAGCTGGTAGAAAGAGGATGGAAAGAGTCCCAGGCACTGGATTTCTTCCATGTGCTTCAGGCAAGTGCTCGGTATTCCTTCAATTTTAGCCACGCCGTGTCTTATGCGGTGGTTTCTTACGCTACCGCTTTTCTTAAGCACAAATATCCTCTTGAGTTCTGGTGCGCTGAACTGTCAGTGGAATCAGAAAACGAAGACAAGGTCAAAGCCTATGCTTCTGCATTGGGTAACAGGATTAAACAGCCCGACATACTTAAGTCTCATTACTCAGATTGGAAGATTGAAGACAACGGACTGAGAGCACCTTTGGTTACTATCAAGGGTTGTGGGCAAGCTCTTATGATAGACGCCTACAGATTAGTCCACGCAGATTCCATAGAGTCGCTTGGCTTTGTTAGGAAGCCTCCTAAGGAAGAAGTCCCTAAGAGGCGGAAGGTGAGGATTACGGCTTAAGCTGTGGCAATCCCTGCTTTGCTCTTTCGTATCTAGCTAGGACATCTTTAGCATTGGCTTTGAAGATGTCCTTTTGCGTAGGAGCCTCAGGCTTTCTATGGATTTCGGCCATAGCTTCTACGTGGGCCTTAGGAGACTTCTTGATGGGGCGAAGCACAGACTTAAGCTTCCTGCCTTTCTCAAGGTCTTCAGGAAGGTCTGCTGACTTATCAACTGGCTTAGCTCTTAGCTCTTAGCTTAAGCTGTCTGACTTTATCAAGATATTTGGAAGAATCTGGCTTAGGTGCAGGAGGACCAGGGGGGATATCAGCAACACCAAACTTATGACCTTCAGGAAGCGATTCAGGCTTTTTGGAATGAGGTTCAAATATCTGTCGAAGAAGGTCGTCTTCGCTCATACCAGCTTGGACATCATGCAAAATGCCTTCGCCGCTACCAGTTGAACGGCTTGCTACTCCAGTTGTGAAATCGACAGAAGAAGTTCCCGTATCAGGCCGTTTCACGGTTACTGGGACAGAAGTTCTCTGGTCTTGGAACTTCTTCAAATAAGCTTGGCGAAGTTTGTCAAGAGTTTGGACCGCTGAGGTATCGGCTTGTTTTAGAGCTTTTTGCCTTTCAAAATCTTCTTTGGCAGTAGCCAGGTTTTGATCTGAAGGTCTTGGAGCATTAGGAACGATGGGCTGACGGTCTTTAGGGACGGGACCAGCCACTATTCCAGGAGCAGGGGGTTGAGCAATGTATGTCGGTTCTTTCTTTTGTGAAGATGGTCTTGAATTTCTTGCAGTGTCTCCACTGCCAACTATTTCAGCACTAGAAGACCCTTCATATTGACGCTTGTCAAATTTGCCACCTGTCATACCAGCTGACCCCTCTCTTTGTCCGTTTGACTTCTCAAGAGGGTAATCAATGCTCTTACCTACAGTTTCTCCAAGAGCAGCTCTGATGAAAGGGTCCATGACGCTGACAGCTTTTACAGCATTCTGTCGGTCGTGTCCGTTTTTAACCATGGTATCAAGAATGTGTTGTTTGACTCCGTGCAAAGTCTTGTCTTGACTGGTGCGAACAGCAGCGTCAACGCCTCTTTTGACCAGCCCCGGACCTTCTCCTTTAGTGCTTCCAAGCAAAGACTGAGACCATGTATCCAAAGCATGTGGAGTCGGTTTTGTAGCTGTAGGAGGATTGGAAAATATTTTGGCTTTAGTCGGCTCATCCATACCAGGTTCAGCCTTCATGTACGAACCGGCAGCTTTAGTCACTAAGTTAGTGATGACTTGGTTTACTTTAGGACTTCTGTCTCGGACTTTCACCAAAGAACCAAGCAACGCTGCCTCACTATTGGACAAAAACATTGGAGTCCCATCTTCATGGCGTGAAGTCGCAGAACTTACGGAGAAGTTTGGATATTTATTCTTTACAAAATCAATGGTTTCTTTGCTAAAGTTTGGAACCCGACCTTTAAGATCGCCGACTTCATCTAAATGGTCACCTATGGCTTTGATTGCATTGATATGACCTTCAGAATATTTACCACTGCCAGCATTAGAGAAAGCCATTCCTAGAGCATCAGCTAATGCATGGTGTTGGCCTTTAGGAGATTCAGGCGTTCGAACAGGAGTAACAATACCTTGTTCAATAGGAGGAAGGTCTCTTTTGTACCTGCTGACTGGACCGACTTCTTTGACACCAAATTCTTTGCCTTGTTGGGCTTTTTCTTTCTTGTTTTCTGCTGCACTTGATATCAAATATGCATGGGTTTCACCATCGCCACGTTTCTTAGCCAGTTGGAGCTTATGCGCGTGGTCATTAAACCCAAACTTCTTCTTTCTCTGTTTATCAAGTTCTGCGGCCTGGTCCCATTCTGGGTCTTCCTCGCCACGAAATGCAAAGTCAAGAGCATCATCTAAAATGCGGGAATGAGCTTCTTTGGTGCTAAAGGGCGCTGATTTGAAAGGTTCACCATATTTATCCACTGTGCCTTCTCTAAGTGTCCTCGCTCTATCAGCAGATTCATTCAGATTGGACGCTTGTGTTTTGAGGAAATCGTGATAGTTACCTGCCCTCTTGCCAAAGAGTGTAGGATTTGGGTCGAATTTTTGTTCAGAGTAAGCCCCTTTATCTTCTGCAACTTTCTGTTTACCTTCTACAACGGCCTTGCTTCCAGGACCCGCAACTCGTTCCTTAGTACGCATAACTGGAGGAGTTTGATATCCGGCTGTCTTGATTTCTTTGGTCTTAGTGTCTTTCGCTTTCATAAGCGATTGCATGTTCTGTATGTGATGTTTCATGAGTCTCGTACCTCAAAAGATAGGGGAAGGGTTCTTTCTTGCATTGTATATGTCGGAAAGGTGAAACGACTCCCCACAAGCTACGCAGCGGTTAGGAGGACGGTTCTTCATGAAGATTTTGCCTTCGCCACAGTTCCAGCACTTTATAAGTGTGGCATTGCTCAGGGCATCTTCTGATTTCATAAGACTCTTTACATCATTAAGAAGCATGGACTTACAAAGAAGTCGGTCTTCTATCGTTGGGATGTTTCGGAAATATTTACGAGCCGGAGCAATGTGGGCATACTTCTCAGGGAGAATCTCTTCCCTAAGAGACTTGCGAAGGTCCATCACAGGGAACACCAGGCATTCCGTATTGCAAGGCTTAACGGTAAGCGAAGCTGCGATGATCTTGGTCTTCATCAACTTCCGACCCTGCCTAAGCATGGTCGCGCCTTCGACAGACCATCCGACAGGGAAGTCAGGATTCTGGAAACTGTAACGAATGAGACCTTCGGCAGCAGCTGCATTAGGATGCTCTGGAGAGGCCAAGCTACCTCTTACATAGATGAATGGCTTCTTCACCCTGTTCCAACAGTTGAACATGAGTTGGTCTTCGCAATCAGACTCTTTCCATATCTTCTTTGCCTGTCTGACCGAACCAAGAATCTCAAGCAACAACGATGACTTATGATCGTCATTGATATATTTGAGATCATCGATATCTGCGCCTTCGATGCTCATTTGTTCGCCAGTACGGTCTACAGACTCGGTGGCCAAAATACCATATATGTCAAACACTAGGCGTCTCCCTATACACTGTACAATCATTAAGATTATAGAAAGACGGCCCAGAGCGAGGGCGCTGAAATTAGCGAGCTTTCTTGGACTTTATCTTGTTTTCTAGGATTGGGTCATCGTCATAGTCGTACTTGACCGACTTAAGATGCCTGTACCCCCGATCAAACATGTTCTTCTCTGCGGAGTTCACAGAAACGTCATTCTGATACTTACTTCTAGATACTGGAAGGGCAAAGAAGACGCGACCATCTTGAAGCTTGCCTATGGCCATCTGATTTGATAGGAACCCACCGATAATCCAAGACATTGTTGTCGAACAAGGAAGTTCGCTGGTCTTGCTGCCGTTAATAAGATAGATGGACCGAGCACCTACCTTGTCGATTCTTCCCATAAGGAATGAACCGTTTGGCAAGAAGTCTTCTTCATGTCCAATACCCAAGTCACCAAACCCGATAGACAAGCAGAATATCTGCTTACCGTCCTTCTCTTTTACTAGATAGTAAGAAGTGGGTTGAGATTTTTGGGGTGGAGCCGCGTAAAGAAGCAAGGAGTGACTGGTGGGACTTTTGTGGAAACTAGCCATAACAGTTGGCCCTCCGGACAATTGTGCGCCCTCAATAACAGTATAGAGGCCACCCTGACAAACGTGGATAATCAAAGAAAGTTAAGCAAAACCGAGGTTTTTCATGGCTAAAGATGTAAATAGACTGACTGGCATAAAGTCGCCTAGTGAATCCCAGAGTTTGCCAACAGGCATCTATCCTGCTGGCCCATTCGCTCCTTCAGGAGTGTTCAGCATTGATGCTCATGAGAACCTTATTAAGAGTAAGGGTTTCAAAGCTTACCACTATCGCCATGCCTTGAATCCAAAAAGGAATACGCCTGCTGAAGGTGTAAACCTTAAAGAGATGGACATGACTGGTCTTGTCTATTACGACTCTCATGAACTTTATGTGGCTCCTCAGAATCTTAGTTGGGATGAGACATATCTAGTTCACGGTATCCATGGCAAACACACGATGACTGTGAATCATACAGGAAGATATACCGACGAACCAGACAAGAGGGTATTCCTAAGGTCCGGTGACCTAATCCTATTCAAAGACACCGCCACCTCTACAGTCATGATGGAAGACCTGTTCTCATATGATCCTTCAGGCATACAGACATTGAGATTCCCGGTATTCGCTGTGGACTATCTTTATGACGGAAACAAGAGATACGAAGAAGGTGTCGATTTCACAGTTGCCGATGGAAAGATACATTGGATATATCAACCGGGACAACCAAGACCTGCCTTTGACCCAATAAAGAACCAAGGGACCGTGTTCGCCTGTGTCTATTGGACTCGACCGTTCTTCGTGGTTGTTGACACACCGAGAATATTCCGAATGACTTGGGCTAACGAAATAGCGTATGCAGGAGCCCCAGCAGAAGCAACGTACTATCCAGGCTCAGCAATCTTGGCAATGGCGTGGCTTATCCCAAGTGCTAAATTTGACAATATCGTATGGCCTAAAGACTAAGGAGCAAGCCATGTTGCCTATCACTGAAACAGACCAAGAGAATGAAGCACCGGAAGCTGTCCCAGCATTCGGTTCAGAACCTAAGATACTGAGCATGAGAGCCTATACGGTCAACGGACGACCTCTGTATTACGGAAGTCCAGAATCAGAAGACGCTTTCTGTGTACCCGAGAAGCAATGGGTGACTAAGCCTACCTATATGGATTACTTTGAAGAAAGAGAAATAAGACCATCCGACCTGGGACATATGGTTATCCATGGATTGGTGGATGACAACGACTTCAGCACACTTAAAGATGCTGGGGTAGTGGACCCGACCTTAGAACAGATGTATGAAAAGGTCAAAGAGCTTACTGAAAAGATAAAGATGCTTGAAGAACTTGATAAATCTGATGAGGAGATCCCCAATGTCTCGGATGAAGAAATGTCACTGGAAACGCCTACAGATGCAGAAATCGAGGAGACAGGAGCTTTTGCCCCCGACTCCAGTGAATCTGCCGCCCAAGTCAGCCCAGCCTTCATGAATCTGTTGGCCGCTCTTAAGGAAGGTGTGTCGTCTAGCGTCTTGGACCAGATGATGACAACTGTTCATGGACTGGATGTTACGGAAGCCGCAATCTTGAAGCTTGTTTCTGAAAAGTTTGGCAAGGTGGCTTAATGTCCTTCAACTCCAAGACTTCTTACATAGACATAGCTGCGGTGTGGTCAGATAGACTGCGCGTAGATATGAAGATGCACATAGACGGCTATCTTAAGAATCTTGGAGGAACGACTAAGAAGAATAGAGATGTCTTCGCTTCAGATATGGCCAAATCCATATCTGAAAGAGTGATTGACTCTGTAACAGAACTAACAAAGCAGTCTGTAGAAGATCATTTGGAAGAATCTATAGATCACTTGGATATCTCCGAATCTCATAAAGACATGTACAAAGAATCAATCCAGGTGTTCGTCGAAAACGGAATCATCGTTATTGCTTTTGCTACAGATGATTTTGTCATAGCCGGGATGGAGAACGGAGCAGCTGGGTTCTCAATCAAAGAGGCCATGCTCAACGTAAAGTGCAAAATCTCCAAAGCTGGAAACAGATACAGAACGATTCCTATAACAAATGAAGACGTGAATAGCCCAAGAGGAGCAAGGCTAAGAGAAAGACACCCAAGGGTGGCTGAAGAACAGACCCTTATACAAGAATTGCTAAAAGACATCAAAGGAAGATACAGACTAAAGAGCGAAGACGTAAACGAAGATACCGAAGAGTACACAAGAGTCGAAAGATTTGGAAGACCCGTTCCTGGCAGAAGAAGGACCGCTCTGGTAACAGAAAGAATCAGAACCTTTCAGAACCATGCCGCTTTCAAGAAGAGGAAAGCTCCTACGTTTGTCGGCTATACAAACTTCAAAACAATGACAGATAAACCAGGCAGCGCGGAGTGGTTGCATCCTGGATTTGTTGCCAATAATATGGTCGAAGAAGCCGCTGAATGGGGCACCACGGTTTCAATAGAAATAATGTCCCGTATACTTACTCAAGTTAAAGACGAACTGCGCTAGGAGTATTGAATATGGCTACGATGCTACCGCACGTCATGGTGCTGGGAATAATTCGAAGCACTGTAGAAAGACTGAGAGTGGATGAAGATTTGCTGAACTTCATCCTTGAAGGCTACGCAATGAACTGTGGCATGGAGATGGTATATGGACCAGATTTCATAAACCCAGCCATTGAATATCTAAAAACTAACGATATACATTACAGTTTGGGATACAGATTGGATGTAGCCAGACTGCCAAACATCAGCGTCACATTTGAAGGCGGAAGCGAAGAAAAGAACTTCATAGGCGACTATGGTGAAACCGTAATCAAGCAACACGTTCCTACAAAATACGCCGACTTTCACATATCGAATATCCACGAAGACGGTTCTGTAATGATATCAAAGGATTATCAGCTTCAGAACAAGATGTGGGTAGGGCTTTCATTGAAGAGCAAAGACGGCAGCTTGTACAAGATTAAGAGCATGATCTGGCCCACCAGACCTACAGACCAGTACCTCCATGTGTACACCGACCCTATCCCGACTTTGGCTGAAGGTCTGAACGATTGGAGTGTCTGGTCGGCTGACAGAGTGATAAAGAGAGAAATTGGACAGTCTCTAGATAGATGCACCGTCAAGGTGTATCTAGATGTTGCAGGAGATCCAGAGGCTTGTGACGTCTTCTCTTGTATAGTGCGACATGCTCTGAAACAGTCACGTCTGATATTGGCGGACAACGGATTCAATGTTGCTACGTTTCGATATACCCCCATAGCGAAAAATGAAAGCTATGCGGGACAAACGGTTTGGACATCTGAGTTTTCTATAAACGGACTGATGACAGACGAATGGGTAATGAACGACACACTGACGCCTGACAAGCTGACCGTCAAGGTAACGTGTGACAGAAATCTAGAAGGAGCGACTTATGGCACAGCCCAAAAAGCAGAAATCTCTTGTTTCTAAGCCAAACAAGGCCGGAGAGGAAGCCACAGCAGCTATGGCAGCAGAAAAGAAAGTTCATGAAGCGCCAAAGGAAGAAAGGGACCTTCGTCCAGTTCTTATGATGGAAGAATTTGTCAGAAGCTATGTGAATTACAAGCCACAACATCTGGCTCCAATCTTGGCATTCTGTAACTCCAGAGGGCTTCCTACCAGAGCAACAGAAGAAGAACTGGCAGCCACACTTTCCTCTTTTGGATGGCCTGCATCACTTCGCCGTCGTAATCATTGAAATCCAATCCACCCATAACGATTTAAGCTCTACTTGAGATAGCTACTTCTATAATCAGCGGTAGCTATCGCAACTTTGTTCTTAGCAGCTAGGAAAGGGAAAGAAAACCATGACTATTGCAATTTCAGTCAATGGAGCCAGGGTGGTTGTTCCCGGTACTTATTCTCAATTCACCGTACAAGACAGTCTGGCCAGCATTGCTCCTGGACCTCGGAATGTTGTTCTTATTGGTGAAGCAGAGAAAGGGGCACCGGGTTCTGCACTGGACATCCGTGGAGTCTACTTCAACGAGTTCAATCAATTTCGAGATTATTACGGCGCTGGGCCTCTCGTGGATGCCGCACGAAACATCTTCACAAACCAGGCATCGCCTGCATTTGCTGGAAGTGTGGGAAATGTGTATGTGTACAAGACCAATAACAGCGGTCTTGCAAACGGCACCATCCTCCAAGGAGCAACGGCTTACGGCCTGATTAACTCCGTGGAGTACGGCGAGAGCGGTAACCTCATCAGCAAGAGGATTCGTGCAGGAACTACTGAAGTTCTTCCCACATTCTCGGCTTACTGGGTTCCCAAAGCTGAATCGGCTGATTTCAAACTCCGCGTGTCTGGTGGAGCTGAACTGTCTGCCTCTGTAGCCGCCGAAGCCCTTCCTTCGGAAGTGGTGACCACGGTGAACGGTCTTACTGGAGTGGCTGCAACTGGCGGCGCTCTCCGTGAAATCATCAGTGCTGCTCAGGTTCTCGCTGCCGATGAAATCGAAGTGACCGCAGTTGGACACCGCATCACAATCATCGCCAACCTCACTGGCGGCGCAGTGCAGACTACATTCCAGGGTGCCAACATCGCTTCGGTCGTTGCTGGAGATATCCTGTACATTCCTCTTAACTCGGCAATCAAGGGTGCAGGCGACGCAAACGTCGGTGCTTACGTTGTCGTGTCGGCAAACTCTACACAGATTGTTGCTGACAAGATTTCTTCCTATTCGACAGGCGCTGAAGCTGCCGCTATCGCTCCCGTAACTGTGGCCAGCACTCCGATCGTCGGCGACCAGAGTCTGGTGGCTTCGGCTGAAGTCATGGTGTTCGCACCGATGACTGTGACTGTGGACGCAGCAACTGCTTCCGGAATCGGCGCTTCTCTCGAAGTGTACCGTACCTCTGGCAACCGCAATATCGCTCAACGCTTCTGGAATCCCGCTTACCAGCGCAATCCTGTGACGGCTGCTACTGCCGCAGGAGCCTCTGTTGGGGTTACAGTGACTGCCAACGTCGGTGTGTTCGCGATTACCTCTGGAGCCTATACGAACGTCCCTGCTGCCGGTGAAACCCTGTGGGTTCTCCCTGGTTCGCCAATTGCTGGCGCAACTATGCAGAATGTGGGTGCCTGGGTTGTCACTGCTTCTGGTTCTACTTCCATCACCGCACGCAAGGTGATTGATGGCGGTGTGACCGTTGCTGCTGTGGCTCTGGCCGGAAACGACGCTCCATTCAAACTTCAGAGCGCCATGGCAACCACCTCTGACGCTGCAACCTTGGTGACAAGCGGTGCAGAAGCTCAGGTGTATGTGGAAGCTTCTCGTCAATCTGATGGCTTGACCTATCCTACCGACCTTATCGGTGGACGCGTGGTCCTTCGTCTGTCTTACACGGGCAGCGCAACAGCTACCGTCAGCATCTCCAATGGAATCCTGACGACAACCTGCGCCAACGTGAACGACAACCTGCGCATCAACCTCGGTCTGTACGCCACCCTTTCAGACCTCGTTGCCTTCATCAATACAAAGGCTGGATATGCTGCTGCCCTTGGTTCTCTGAGCCACGGAGCGCTGAATCCCAAGACTGTGTTGGACGAAGTGCAAACTGTTGGAATTGCTGGCGGCGTTGCTGGGGCTCCTGCCTACAACGGACGCATCAAGACCGATTACTACAGCTTCAAGAGCTTCATGGATGCCAATGTCATCTTGGTTGCTTTTGCTGAGTCTGCTGCTCTTATGTTCAAGTGTGGTCTGCCGAGCGTTGAAGCTACGGCAACATTCCTTACTGGCGGGTCCATCGGGTCCACAAGCGACGCAAGCATCCTGGATGCTTATGACGCTGCCCTTAAGATTAACGGTGTCATTGCTCTGCCCCTCTTCTCACGAGATGCAGCTAAGGATATCGAAGATGGTCTTACTAACGAGTCATCGACCTACACAATCGACTCAATCCATCAGGGTCTTAAGTCGCATGTGTTGACTGCAAGCAATGTGCTGAATCGCAAAGAGCGTTTCGGTGAAGCTAGCTTCCACGGAAGCTTCGAAGATGCCAAGCTGAAGGCAGCTGCGCTTTCTAGCGAACGAATCCAGATGAGCTTCCAAATGGTTAGGGCGCTTGCCGCAGATGGTACTGTGAAGTGGTTCCAACCTTGGATGGAGTCTGTGATCTTGACGGCTGGTCGCACCCAAGCTAACCTCGGAACTCCGCTGCTTCGCAAGAGCTTTACTCTTGCTGATGTCAAACACATCGGCGACGAGTCGGTGTACAGTGACACGCTGGTGACGGATTTCGATCCTGATACCAAGGACCTTGACCAAGCTATCGAAGCTGGTCTGGTGGTGCTTAAGGCTGTGACTGGCTCTGGAATCCGCATGGAATCCCCTGACCTCTCTACTCGTTCTCGCGAGAACGACCCGAAGGCTTGGGTCTATGAGCGAATCTCGGTTCTCTTCGTCTGTGACCAAGTGCTGGCGACCTGTCGCTCGGTTCTTGACAACTACGTTGGAAACCGAACAACGGATGTGTCTGCCGCTTCTATCAAGAACGCTCTGTCTACCGTTCTCCAATCCTTTGTGTCTTCGGGCTCATTGATTGGGTTCTCGGTTGATGCAGTGAGATTCACTGGAAACGGATACGAGTGCGATGTGTCCATCAAACCGACCGAAGCCATTGAATATTTAATTCTCAATGTCACTGCTCAACGCTAAGTAAGAAAACTTAGCCATAATTCAAATTAGGGACCAACTTAGTTGGTCCCTTTACTTATTGCCTCTGTAGGTTTCTAATGCGGCTCCTTCGGGAGCCGTTTTTCGTTGGCAATATCAAACTCATCTCCCTCCACACTGAAAATTACATTAGATTTGGACACAAACTTGGAGAAACACATGTCTTTCAAAGACAAGCTCAATCAGGATAAGGTCGAATGCTTTAACAAAGCTAGACCAGATGACATCACTCCTGACCAATGGGCAATCGCAAGAACCCATGCAGAGATGTCTGCAACCAAACTGTCAAAAGAAGTAGAGCAGTCAGCGTTCTACTTCTATTACATTGGGGATTCGTTTGAAGATATATCCGCTAAGCTCGGTGTATCACTAGAGATATTGGTGTACACGGCCATCTACTATGACTGGAGAGAAAGAAAAGACCAGACCACTTCTGTAAGAGCAGGCGTGAAGGTAACCAGAGCAGACGCCGCAGCCATTGACTTGATTACAGATTCCATTGTCGCTACGGCGGCTCTGTACAAGAGCAAACTGGCAGAAGTAATTAAGAATCCGTCATCAGCAAAAGAATGCCCGCTGATACCCAAGAACTTCAAAGAGCTACAGACCTTGCTCCTCATGTTACAGAGCCTACAAACAGAGAAGCCTCTTGAAGGTTCTGGGAGTGGACCTGCTCCAGCCGCAGTGAACATCAACATCGCCAATCTAACGAACGGACCAAACGGACCAAAGCAGCAAATCACCAGCGACACTGTGGATGTTGTGGCTTTGCCTCCAGGAGATCCAATGGATAACGCAACAATGTCTACAGACGAAAAGATGCAGATTCTTCAGCTTCTGGAAAGGGTGAAACGGTGACTACGGATATTTCAAAATTGTACAACCATTGGTCTAAGTACCAAGAAATGCCAGCTGGCTTGACAGGGAAACAGTACGAAGTGGCCCTGAACTCAGAAGTGGAAGAGGCTTTCTGGAAATTTGTCAGCATGCGCATGGAAGTTTGGCATAAACGGGCTCAAGGACTCCCTCCTCCATGGACAGATGACTATTGCCTTCAGAGATTTCGATTCACTAATATCTACAGAGAGCTAGACAGACAGACGATGCTGTGGCATAAGCTGCTGGAGCCTATGAAAGGCGATTTCGATCTGTGGTTTCTTAACATCCTTCATTGCAGGTTGATGTGTAAGCCAGAAACTATCGAGACAGTTGGACTGCTCTCTTATGACGACGCAGACAATGATGCCAAGCATCGACACTTCCTGTCTCTTCCTTCTCCAAGAACTGGCTCCAGCTATAACTTTGCACAATATGAGTCAATGTTGATGGGATACGAAGGCCGTCACGATATCTTGTACGTACATCTGCCGAAAGTGGCCAGAGATTGCGCTAAGGTATTTCTGAACTCTAAGGACGCTCCCATTCATGCAATTGTGGAAGAGATGGTTCCTGCCTTCAGAGGACGAATGAGATTTATCTTGGCAGAAGTCATTATGGATGCTGGATATCAATGGCCAGAGCACGTGGATGAATTCAAGGAGTTCCATATTGGACCTGGCGCAGAACCGCTGTGCAAAGACCTTAACAAGAGAGCTAAAGCCAGTCACACTGCATTAACTCTCATGAAACATCAACCTGTAGATAAATTCCCTTATCTGTTTGTTGATGGAAAGAGAGTGTTCCTTACCACAGCAGCTATCGAACAAGCTCTATGTGAATACCGTAAGTATCTCAATATACAAGGAGATTTGCAAAAGAGCAGAAAGAGAAACTTCAAACCAAACCTGGACCTGTGACAAAATCAAGAAGTGACATAGGTCAACCAAGCACTTGTTGCGAGACCTCCTCCTAATGTACACCCCAAGAATCTAATTCTTGGGGTCTTTTTGTATACTGGTTTCATACGACAAAAGCGAAAGGGCTGAATGTGACCACTGAACAAATAGACCAAGCTTTAGCGATGAAGCTAGACGCTCTGTATGAGCAAATGCTGCTGACCCCTTGTAGGTCAAAAGAAGAACTCAACCAATGGATTAAAACCTTCTTTGGAATACCTCTGCCAGACTACACATTAGATGAAGACAGTACGTCAAGCCCTATGCAGTTTGTGTGGGACGTATACGAAACGGCCCTCACTGGCAAAAGAGACAGAACAACATTTGTTGTTGCGGCCTCCAGAAATAGTTGCAAATGTCTTAAAGAAGGAACCCTGGTAGCTACCCCTCAAGGCCCTGTAGAGATACAGAATCTTAAACCAGGCGATACCGTATATGACGAAAACGGGAACCCCGTTAAAGTAACCGCCGTGCATGACCAAGGCGTGCAGGATTGTGTAGACCTCATAAACAGCAGACACACCATCGCTACATGCACAAAGAACCACATATGGCTAACTTGCGATACACGTACTCCAGACAAACTCATAGAACGTAAGACTTCTGAATTAAGGGGTGGAGTGAGGATTAAGCGAGTTACCTTGGAAATGCCTCTTGGAAGTAAACGGGAGCCGTTGGCTTATGCACTAGGGGCATTGCTTGGTGATGGCTGCTCTACTGAGTGCGGAGTAAGAATTTCCAGTGAAAACAGTCTGATACCAACTAAGGTGGCAGAGATACTGGGAACTTTCTGGACAAAGATGAAGGGCAATTACACATACATAATCAGAGCACCTAAGAAAGGTCCAAAATGGGCGTTTTCTGATTTCTATGAAGACTGTATTCGAGGACGAAAAGCCCACGAAAAACTGGCTAATCTTGAAGAGATAAAGACATGGGATAGGCAAAGCTTGGTCGAGTTTGTTGCTGGATTGATGGATACGGATGGTTCCGTATACATAACTAGGAAAACTGGATTCCAATTACATATAAATTTTGGAGTGCAGTCAAAATCGATGGTAGATGCATTCGTGTACGCATGTCAGGCTTTGTGGCAGTTCACTCCTACTATTTACATATCTAATCACAAACACTATGTGAACGGGCCATTGTATTACGTCAAAATAAATCACGCCTATTACAGCAAGAGAATCTTGAAAGAATTGACGCCTCACATCGTAACAGAGAGAAAGAAATACAAAGAAGAATATGACTCAATCGAGTCTAATAATTTCAATGAAGAGGGCTACGGGGTCAAGCTGCAAGATGCGGGTAGACATCGGTGTTGGGACATCACGGTGGATTCTCCTACCTCGTTGTATTGCCTATACAATGGAGCAGTGACTCACAACACTTTGTCGGTAGCTATCTTAGAAGTCTTGTTGATGTTGCACTTTGGTAGAGATATCATTCACATGGCTGCCATTCTTGACCAGTCCCTAGCCGCCGTTGGATATATCAACAAGTTCATGAGAACTCCTGCTATCCAGAAATACTCTGTAACAGATAACAAGCGCGTTAAAGCTCTGAACAAACTTCCCTTAACGGATCTTAGAGGATCAGAAAACGCAACCCTGAAGGTTCTTGTTGCCAGCAAGGATTCCTCTAATGCTCAACATGCCTCCGTTCTATGCTACGACGAGCTTGATCTTCTCGAAAAACGTGTGCTTTCAGAATCTGCCATGATTGGTGACCCAGACAGAACAGGTAAGCCTCCCATATTCATCTACCTGTCATCTCGTAAATCGGCTTCTGGCCCTATTCAAGAAAAGATAAACCAGAGCGCTGACCCTAAGTACGGAATCGCCTTGCACAAGTGGTCTGTGGCAGATATCATGATTCCGTGTCCAGAAGATGTACATCGACCCGACCTTCCTGAAGTGAGTCAATGGGTTCATAAGGAAAGCCTGGAAATCAAGCAAGAAGAGGAGATGAAGCATCTTCCTCCAATGCATCTGGATATGTATGAAGAGGTTAAGGCATTCTCGGGCTGTGTGAACTGTGCTGCCTTCCTTGTTTGCAAAGGTCGCTCTGTGAGACAGAAGAGCCAGCCTTCTTCAATCCTTCGAGACATTCCGTTCGTAAGAACCATTCTTAGAGAAACTGGAGATCCGGAACAGGTCAAAGCTCAAATTCTTAACCTGAAGCCAGAAAGTTCTGGTGTAGTGTTCAATAAATTCGACAAGAGCATCCATTGTAAGAATCTGCCAGAGGCATACAAGTTCGCATTTGGTGTGGATGCTAACGTCCCCTTCTTTACTAAGCAGTCGTTCATAAGGGAACTTGCGGCTAACGGATGGAGACTGACTTGTGGAGTTGACTTTGGATACACTGACCCAGCCGCAGCAGTCCTCGTTGCGTATCACAGAGGACTTGATAAATGCATTATTTTGCATACAGAAATGAGCCCAGGCTTCTCCAACATGGACTGGCTCATGTATGTGAAGAGCAAGATATACGACCAGTTCGGATTTGACCTGCTGTGTCCTGATACCGCTGATAGGTCTGCTCCTGGAATAGCCTCAAAGCTAGGAATGCCAGCTAGGTCCAAAAAGCCCTCAAAGATAGAAACTGGTGTCTCTTGGATAAGAGCAAGGCTATGGTCCCCGGCCAGACAGACCTATGGACTCATTGTTGTAAGAGACGGGACCACAGACGCCATCATCACAGCATTTGAGCAATGGCAGTACAGAAAAGGTCCAATGGGATTTTTGTTTGGAGAGTTTGAAACGGACTCTATGCCTACCCATTGTCTCGATGCGTGTCGTTATGGCATCGATCCATATGTGATGGCTGGAGTCGTGCAGTCTTCTGCCAGAATGGGCGATTTACCTGGGACACTTCTCAATCCAGACGATGCACAAAGAGTGTTGACTTCAGTGGAAGCTTCCTTATCCACAAAGGAGAATTTCCAAGAGGCAATGTCCATGCACTATCAATATACTTCTGGCATTCAGCTTACATGGCCTGACGCGCAGAAAATGGATAATAGCCGAGACAAAGATGAACAACCGCTTCAGAGAACCGGGAATTTCATCTACAGTTTCTAAGGAGAAATTATGTCGTATCTGAACTTGGCCATTTCCCGGACTGCCTACAACGACCCTGCCGCTACAGCGAATCCTCAGGAGAGTCTGTTTGACTATAAAACAACTCGAAGCGGCATTCCTGTATCTAACCCAGCTGGATATACAAGAGTGGTGTACCCTGGCCAAACGGTTCTTCTGGATACTACCAGCAGGACACTGGCTTATGACGGAACAACTCAATTTGAAATAAGTTTTCCTGTGACAGGTTCAGAGACAGTGCGTATGCGCTGGACCGGAGTAGGAACTGCTCCAAACTTCAGAACATTCAGAAACACTGGATGTGGAGCTGATACTGTTGTCGATATTCTTAAGCCTTCTCCAACATCTCTTACCGTCAAGTATGTTTCTGGAACCTTGATGAACACAGCTACGGTACAGATAGGAGATGACATTTATTTCCAGACAGATGATGATGATGACTTCACATCTCCTTTTAATGTTCCTATTCAAGGCATCAACTACAAAGTAACGGACAAAGGTGCCGATTACATTACGTTTAGAGACAACGGTTCAGGTTCTGCTGTATCGAACGTCACACTTGGAGTGGACTACGCTTCTGCATTTAGAGTGTTCTCCAACGATGGTGTTCAGATAGGCGACCGAATGAGCTTTGCCTCGAACGCAAACCTGAAATACGACAACAAGGCGTACATACAGACGGTCTCGGCAGTTACTGACCGAGAGGTGAGGTACATCAGTCCTTTGGCGATTCCTGAAACGGCCATTCCTGGTCTCAATACGATGAACATCTTCAGCCGTATTCTGAGCTTCATTGCCATCTATGCATCTGGACCGATAAATTTGAGATTTGACAATTCTGTCGATACCATCAAGCTGTATGAGTATGAGCCGGGACAAGCGATGTTCATTGGAACCATTCAAGCAAGTAGCGTTTACGCCGTGAACGAAACGGACATGCCTGCGACGGTCGTAATCCACACCTGTTCTCTGTAAAGGTCACAAAGATGAGCATCTTCGATATATTCAAAAAGAAAGAGCCGACAGAACTTCGGATGTCGTTCCCAGAAGAAAACCTGGAAAAGTCGGTCAAGCCACATCCAGTCAACCCTGTTCTTATAGGCGAAGTGGAAAAGAGCAAGGTCATCCTTGACCTAGAAACGAACCGCATAAACGTAGACAACATCTATCTCAAGACTGGTCGTCTCTCTGACAGAGAACTCAGAGACATCGCTGCCTACGATTCTGTGATTTCGCTGATTGTTACGACACGATGTAATCAGGCTATGGCATTCAGCAAGCGTACACGTTCCAAGTATTCGAGAGGATTCCTTCTTAGAGAGGTCATCCCTGTACAAGACGATAAGCGTATCCCTCCAAAAGAGAAAGATGCAGAATGTACATACAGGTCGGCATTGGCTGATGCTATCTCTAAATGGATTGGAACCTGTGGAACAACTAACTCAAGCATTGTGGAGTATGTGTTTAAGGGTTCCGATACGTTCTTCAAACAATGTAATCTCACAGACTATCTGTGCGCCCAAACCAGGAATCTCATTACCTTTGGAAGATTTGCAACTCAAATCATAAGAAACAAAGACGGCGTTCCTATAATGTGGCGTCCGATTCCTGTGGAAACCTTGTTCCGTGTAATTGATGGAAGAATGGTCAGGCTGGCAAGAACCGACAAAGACGTCAACGAACCTTCTGCAATAGATGCAGACGCTTGGAGTGGACTGCCAGAAGGAGAGAGGCCAGTAGCTTACGTTCAGCGCATCAATGGCAAGAACGTGGCGTTCTTCACCGAAGACGAAATACAGGTCAAATACTATCAAAAACAAGCATTTGAAGGTCTGAACGGTTATCCAATGGCACCAATTGAGATGGCCTATTACACCATCTTGATGAACTTCTATGCACAGCAGTACATGCAGAACGCTTTCACTAAGGGGCTTGGTGCAAAAGGCATCATTAGTCTTAAAACGACTGAAGGCGACTTTCTCAGCAAGGAAGACGTAGAGAACTTCAGGAAGCTGTTTAGCAACTATGTGGCAAGAAATGACAACTCTGCCACTGTACCTATAGTTGCCGGTGCTGTGGAGGTCGAATGGGTGCCTCTAGCTGCCACTGCAAAAGACATGGAGTTTGTTAACCTGTACACCAGAGTAATACAGACCGTGTGCGCCAGTTTGCAGATTTCTCCCCATGAAATAGGATTCGGAGGATTGGACCCAGAAGGAGCCACCGTATCTGATGGAGGAAAGCAAGAACAGATTGTCCAAGGTGAAGAAAGAGGTCTTAGACAGATTCTCGAACTCCTGTTCGATTCAATCTATGAGATTGTCGAAGAAGCTTTCCCTCAAGCTAAAGGAACCTTCATTCTGGAACCTGTTGGGCTTGGACAAAACACCAAGGAAGGTGACTTGGCTCTCTATAAGGAAGAGCTGCAAACCTCTGGTACCTTTGCCAAGATATGGTCTGATTCTGAAAGAACAGAGTCTTTCCCGTTTGGCGGAAACGTACCTACTTCTCCTGTGTTTCATCAGTTTGTTGCCAAGTACATGAAATATTCAGAAATGAGGGAATACTTCTTCCATGAAGAAGGCGCTCTTAAGAATCCTGCATATGACTTCTTGATAGACCCTGCTCTTAATGAAGCCTATCAACAGCTGAAGAACCAGATGCCAGAGCTTGAGAAGCAGTCGGCAATGATGAATCTGGAACAGCAGAAGATGGAGATGTCAATGGCCGCTTCTCAGCCTAAAGAAGGCGAACTGCCTCCTCAAGAAGAGCCGCCAGACAATTCTGTTGAACTTGAAAAAGAGAAGCACGATGCCAAGCTTCAGATGGAAAAAGAGAAACATGATCAAAAGATGAAGCACGATCAGCAGAAGCACGAGCTTAATCTTAGACTGACGATAGAAAAGACCAAGCAAGCTAAGATGGCAGAAACACAAGATAAAATCAACAGCGTAGTCCAAGCAGTTAAAACCATTTGACAAGTGACTCAGCGTCCTGTATCATCCTGATTGAGCCAAAGCGAACAATCAGGAGATACTTCTTATGAAGGACCTGCCAAGCAACGTAATAGACATTGGAACACGAAGAAAAATATCAGAAGCGACTCAAACGCTTAAAGACTGCGATACAGATATCCGAATGACTCATTTTGAGGCAACTGTTCGCTCAATCTTCCCAGAGGTCAGCGATCGTACTTGGGCTCAGTGGATGCCAAGCCTGTATGAAACATTCAAAATACTAAGAACCGGGTTTGACCAGGTACATGAAAGAACTGAATTTGACCCAAGATTCGCCATTATCCTCAGCATGCTGTTTGCCGATGTTGCGATAGATGAGATCGCAAAAGTAGGAATATGTGGCGCAGTAGACCGTCGCAAGTTTGATGAAGCTGTTTATACCATTGTCAAAGATTTCAAGGGAATCGATTACCTAGAAGGAGAACTCCCATGACAGCCGACCTGTTTAGCAAAGCTAAGAGCAAGAACAAAAAAGAGGATATGTCGAAGCTTATGGATGCGGTGATGGCATTCACTGCTTCTGCACAAGCCATACACGACCGAATAGCAAACCTGGAAAAGCATGTAGCTTATCTTCTCTCTAAAGATCCTTCTTGGGTGGCCGCTTATGAAAACCAACAAGACAGCAACGCCACAGAATCATCGAATAGCTGACGAAGGCGTGTGTAAGCTTGGAATCAAACATCCAAGTCAACTCACGTTTCTTTGTCCAGAGGGAATAAAGAGAGCGCGATGGGTGTCTGAGAACTTCGGAGCAAACGCTGCCGAAGAACTCAGTGCTCCTGGGTGCAATTTCTTCGCTCTTTCGGAAGATGCCGACTGCTATTGCTTCTTCAAAATGATTGACAACAAAGACGGCAGGCTCTTTACTGAAGACGAAATCGCTAGACGTCTTGGGATTACCGTGTCTCAGGTGAAGTCCATCATCAACAGGGCTATCCTAAAGATAAAAGGAACGTCTTACTACCAGGAAATGAAGAGTCTCAGAGATGCTGGGGAACTCTATGCACCTGATCTCAATGACGATGATGACATTTACTGTACAGGTAGTGGAAGCTTCTCTGAGGGAATAGAAACGGTGGGCGAGGCTACAACGGTTGACGCCGAATAAGGACACAGCCCTTGACGTCAAGTCCAACACATCGAGCCAAGACAAGAGCCATCTTCTTGATAGACCTGTTCCTGAAAACAGAACAATGAAATTTCAAAAATGGCTCTCTCAAAACAAGCTCTAGCTTATTGCCTTCAATAGAAACTACCTTGACTCCAAGACCTCTGAGCTTGTCCTTAATCTTAAGAAGGCAAGAGGCTCTGTCAAACATGTCCCCTCCTGCCTTCCTAAACAGATACATATTCATGCTTTTTAAGTCGTTCATGCAAACAGTTCCGTAACGGTGTTAATGAACTCTTTGTCCCTTACGAGATTGATGGCAGGAAGCGTCACTGAGTGAGATTCACCATCAGGCAGGAGCTTGATGTCATAAGGAATCGTAAGAGCTTCAAACAATTCATCTTCGTCAAGGAACTTCTTGACCTTTTCAAGGTCTTCTTTAGCAACAGAGGGAATTTCCTCTTCCTTGGTAGAAGTAAGGATTTCAGAAATCTTCAGCAGCCATGCCTCGTGAGCTTTGTTCTTAAGAGGAGCCGTAGGAACGGGAAGCTGAGTGAACAGATGCCACAGAAGATTCTCTAGAGTGGTGGTGACTTCGATCATCTGATCTTCATCAAACTCTGTCTTAAAGAATTCTTCTTCAAGCTTCTTCTTCTCTTCTTCATCACGATAAAAAGACGATGCTGGGACGGCAAAACAAAATTTCTTCTTCACTTAAACAGTCCTCCATGGTTTATACGCACAGATTCTATATTTAAGCGTCTTGTTCACTTTTGTCAACCTTCGCTCTGTACAATTCCCTGCGCCGTGCATTTATCCTATCCCGTTCTTCTTGCCCTTTAGATAACCACGCTGCTTTGGCCTTGTCCTTACCGCCCCCGCTATGGTAAGCTGCTTTACGGTACGCTTTACAACGACTAGCAACTCTTTCACCATCCGACTTGTAACGATATTCCCAGTGTTTCTCGTCAAGTGGATGAAAGGCGTTACAATGAGTACAAAATCTAGTTTCTTCCATAATCTTCACTGTCCTCCATATACTAACGACAATGATAACCCATTGCCCAAAGCAGTGCTGATAGACCTTGACGGAACCCTTATAGTGACTCCGCCAGAAGCTAAGCCCGTTAGCGTGCCTTACTCCAGCACAGACGATTGGGATGCGTTAGTAGAGTCTTACTCCTCAAGAAAGGCCCATCCAGGAGTTTTGGCTCTGATAAAAACCTTGACAGTCTACTCAGACCTCCACATCATATTCATGACTGGACGGGCCAGAACGATGAGACAGGAAACCACCACACGCAAATGGATATCAGAAAACGTACCAACCTCATGTCTGGGCGCTTACAGCCTCTACATGCGGGCTCCTGGTGACTTCCGCATAGACAGCGAGGTAAAGAAGGACTTGACTCGTCTGTGCGTAGAAAGGTACGACATCCTGCTTACCATAGATGATTTGCCAAGCAATCTAAAGATGTGGGAAGAACACTACAAAATCCCAGGGTTTTCAGCTGTCTAAAAAGAAAGAGGAACACCATGTCCCCTTTGAAAACTGTACGCAAAATCAGGTCAATTGTTTCCCAAAACAATCACCCAGAAGACCCAACAAGCGACCTGTACATACCTGTACAGACCATAACGAGCCAGCTCCCAAACAAACTCCGAAACCGCTGTCTAAAGCAGCTAGACGCCAAGCCTGACTATCCTCTAATCTTCAACATTGACTCAAACGGTGGCGACATCTACGCCCTCTTCTCTATCCTAGACTTCTGGGATACCCTAAGAACAAAGCATGACATCACCATCGTCACTGTATGTACAGGCAAAGCATTCTCAGCAGGAGCCATCTTGCTCTCCTCTGGCAGCGTGCGCTACGCCACTCCTTCTTCAACAGTGATGATTCATGAAGCTCTAGGAGGTCATAACTACGGCAACGTACATGACGTTAACCTGGACATAGAAGAACTCAAGCGCCTCAACACCCTAGTAGTCGCTCGCCTTGCTAAAAACATCAAGTCTAGGCCCGCAACTTTGACAAAGCTCTTCCAAGCAAAGCGTGACATCTACCTCAATGCCGAACAAGCCAAAGAAATGTCCATAATCGACAAAATCGGCTATCCAGAAATAAACGTAGAAGCCAAATTCGAATACCTTTGAAAAACGCCTTACACGGGGCTTTTCCATTTTGTGGCATTAGCTTAAGCTTAAGTAACGCGCCCAAACAGGAGAACAAGCCGTGGCAAAAGTCCTTTGTATCTGCGACAAACGATATGCAGTAGCCGTAACCTGGAACTCTGCCGTCTTCGGCAAAGTGGCAAAGAAGGTACACATCTACATGTCACCATCTCCAAAGATGGCCACCGTCGTTCACAAAGTAATCGAGAAAATCAACCGCAAGACCTTCATCGAAGGTCGCCCGCTCTTCTCCAACATAGAAGTAGAGATGATCCTCTTCCCTGAGAAAGAGATAAGCAGCAATGTTCCGTCCGCCTCCCCCACCGAAATTTCGACTTTGCCAACAGGAGGCGACTGATGCCAATTACCCCAATAAATCGCTCAAACTACGAACGTCGAACCCAGGAGGCTCGTCAGACTGAGTTGGATTACATAAGAACCATTGTGGGTGAATGCCTCGCAGACAACCCCTGTTCAGAAGCCCCACCAGCCACAATGACCGAACAGCAACTGAGTGGTTACTTCAATTACTTCAATATCTACGGCGTTTCTACAGGGTTGAGCCACAAGCCAACCTTCTGCTGCCAACTCTGCTACTGCATGACTGACCAAGACCCCAAAGAGCACGTCCTCTCCCCTTGGGGCTTCTGCTCCGTTCATTGCCTGAAAATGTACATCTTCAAGCACCCCAACAGCAAAGAGGCCCTTCTCAAAGAAATAGCCGAAGAACTAGGCAGTTCTCACCCCATCATCATAGGAGAAATCTCAAATGTCTAATCGCAACCTGGCGACTGTTCAAACCATTGCCTCCCTGGAGCCAATCAAAGACAAAGACCGTATCCTCTATGCTTCCTTCAAAAACGTCTCCTTCCGTGTCATCGTCTCAGCCGACACCAAAGTGGACGACAAAGTAATCTACTGCGAAGTAGACTCGCTTTTGCCCGTGCGCCCAGAGTTCGAGTTCCTTCGCGCACGTTGCTACAGCGAAAAATGGAATGGCTTCCGCATACGCAACATGAAAATGTGCAACCTCTACTCCGAGGGCCTGGTCCTCCCAATCTCCCTCTGCCCCGAGGCCCACAAGCTTGCCGATGGTGCAGACGTAACAGAAGCCCTGGGCATCATCAAATACGACCCCGAATCCCTCGAAGAGGCCAGCGCCACCAAAGTAGAGCCCAAGCCCCTCTCCGCCTTCCGTCGCTTCATCTACCGCTTCCCGCTCTTAACAAAGCTCTACAACAAGCTCTTCTTCCAAAAGAAAGAGTCCTACTCCTGGCCCAAATGGGCGTCCAAATCAGACGAAACCCGAGCCCAAAACCTGCCCTACATCTACGACCAATACCAGGGCCAAACCTGGCTCGCCACCGAAAAGCTCGACGGTCAGTCCTGCCTCTTTGCCCTCCAAAAGCAAATAGGTCTCTTCCGACCCAAATACAAACTCACCGTCTGTTCCCGCAACCTCAACCTCAAAGAAGGAACAGTCAACAACTACTGGACCTTTGCCAAAAGCAACGACATCAAGTCCAAACTCATAGCCCTCCACAAAAAGCTCAACTACGACTTCTACATCCAAGGCGAACTCTGTGGCCCCGGCATCCAAAGCAACAAATACGCCTTCCCCTCACGCTGTTACTTCATCTTCAACATGCGCAACATCAAAACAGGCCAATACCTGCCCTACTCCGAAATGAAAACTCTCTGTCAAAGTGTGGGCCTGGACGTGGTGCCCCATCTCGAAACCTTCACCTGGACCTTCAAGTCCATGCCCGAACTCCTCAAATACGCCGACGGCTTCTCCTTGTTCGGGGACAAGGTCCTGCGCGAAGGTGTAGTCTTGCGCCCCCTGGACGTGCGTCCCCCAGACCGTGGCCAAGCCAATATGACAAGCTTCAAAGTCATAAGCCCAAGCTTCGACATTCGGTGGAGCCAGAAATGAAATCAAACCTTCTAAGCAAAATCGAAGCGGTCATTTTGTCCAGTGGCCACTACCCCGCAGACTTCTGCCTCCTAACACGCTCCTCTAGCGAAGCAATCTTTGCTTGCGAAGCGAGCTTTATCGAACTGCACTTCCTGCGCGACCTCAAAAGATATCCAACCCAAATGGACTTCTACAAAGCCTTCTCCCAAAAGTTCGCCCACATCACCCAAATCAAGCGCCTAGCTTCTCACGAACCCAACGACCCCTTCGTAATGGAGGTCCTAGAGGCAGTCCGTATCCAAACATCCCTTCCATCCTGGAGCCTTATCTTCCTAGAAGACCAGCAACCTGCCTTCCTATGGACTCCCCACTGACCAAATGTCTAACTGGCCAACAACCCGGCGCAACATTCAGGTCCACAGCCAACAGACCCCTCCTCAAGCACCTAACAAAGTCCACAGCCCAAACAGGACTCCTCAGAATATTAGGAATCTCAACTTCCGGTATCCTGCCCAACACTTCAACATTTCCGTCCCCAACATTGCTCATCCACGACTCCGTCGACGAATACTTAATCCAAAACACTTCCCCAGCTAGATAGAGATATCTCCAGCTTTCCCCAGGAAAGTCGCCAACATATTCGACGTTAAAAGCAAGGTTTCCTTGCGGAGCAGGCCCGCTTTCTAGCTGCTTGCCCTCTCCACAATGGGCCTTGATGTTCCTGTGAACGACGCAAGGGCCGGTCTTTGGATTTATAAGAGGGGTCGAAAGACCCATGGCTTTGAGGAGAGCGAACATCTCTATACGATCTGGGCCATCTGTTGTCCTTCGCCACCATACTGGAGGCTTTCCATCTAGGGATAGCCAAATATCATAGAAGTCTCTATAGTCGGTCTTAAGAATCATGGGCTTCTCCTCATGAATATCACGGGTTTCTCCTCCATGTTATGAGACTCTAATTAGTTTAAGAAAAGCTCAAGCGAAACCTTTGGTTTCGATTTCCCACAGGTGTTTGAGCAAAGCTCAAACGTATAGAGGAGGGTGTGACAAAAGCCAACGAAAGTTGAGAAATTTTCCCAAAGTATAGAGAGGGGTGCCCCCACTTCCCTAAGTGTACTTTTTACCCTTAGCTAAGTGTTTTGCGCACATTAACAAAGTGGCAGCAAGTGCTTGCAAGGCGGCGCGGGCTGTGTTAGTGTGTGGGCATACCTAAGTGGCCTTTGCCATGGGTGGTTAAGGTTTAACTAGTGTAGGATTATACGGGTTAAGCCTATGCGGGTTAGGTAAGGCATATACCTAAGCTTGCCATTGCCTTAGTTTACTAAGGTTTAACAAGTTACTAAACCGCTGTTAGCACATTAAGCTAAAGTGTAAACGCTTTTAACATGTATGTTAGCTATGCACAACACAAACAAGCCACCCCATAGGGGCATCTCCTGCTAGGTGTCCCAATGGGGTTGTTTGTTTAATGCCTCCCCCCAATTACTTGCCCATAGGTTTGGGCTGATGGGGGGAGGGACAGCCCATAAGGAGTGATCATCATGATCACAGCATCAATGTTCCGTAAGACTGTCGAGTCTGTCCCAGCATCCTCCTTCTCGCACCGCAAGGTGCGAGCCAATGGCGGAGTCATTGACTCCGTCAAGATCCCCGTATCGGTCCTGGAGGCAGTTAAATCCGCCTCCCGTATCGAGGCGGGGCCACAGGGCTCCGCCAAGCAATGCTTCGAGCGGCTGGTGCTCGAAGCAGTCGTCCCTGGGGCTTCCCAGGGACTGAAGAACAGCGAGATTACCTCGCTCGTCAGTCATATGACTGACGCTTGGTTCCCGAAGGACGAGGGTGAGTTTAAGACTCATCCCATCTCAAGAGAGGTAGCTCAGGGTGAGAAGGGCCTCCGGCCCGTCGCCTACTTCTGGAAGGAGGAGTCTACTCCTTCCCAAGAGGGTGGCGCTCGTTGCGCTCCTCGCCCCTTCCGGGGTGAGAGCGCGGACGTCTCGTCCATGACTCCAGAGGATATCCTCGGGAAGGCGAACTCCGAGGAGAAGGGTCGGCTCCTTCGTGGAGAGATATCTCCACTGGAGATGGTCGAGGCGGTGAAAACCCGCCTCACCAAGAAGACGGCTCCTCGGGTAGATGAAGCGACCATCGCTCGGATGGTAGCTGAGCAGGTTGCTGCTCAGCTGGCCAAAATGGGGATCACACCTCCCCCATCTCAGGAGTAAAGGTCGAAACAGGGTAAGGGGTAACTCCCTTGCCTTGTCTGGCGTTGATGAGACGCCACTGCCAAGACCGCTGCGGTGCGGTCTCGTATGAGGATGAAGTCATCCTCGGTAAGGAAGGAATCACTCTTCCCGGAGCGACCAAGGGCTGGAAGAGTCTTGGGGAGTGTCCGTGCTGCGGACACTCCAACTTGGAGTGGTGACGAGATGATTTCTATGAAATGGCATCAGTCTCTCCTTGCTTGTGCTAGCAAGGATGAGAAGGTTCGAACGGTGTACAAGAAGCTCTGTGAGCATCTCCTTCCTCCATGCAATAGGACGGAGATTGACATGGGGAATTCCATCACATCTGTGGTGATGGAAGAGGGATACAGTCATCTCGTCAGCGTTAGCTGGTGGGAAGACAAGATCCATCTCTTGGTATGTGACACGTCGTCGCATGCTGACATCAAGAGTAAGTCGAAGTTGCATAGCTTCGACAACGTCCAGGAGTTCCTAGACTACATGGTCAGGACTCTGGCTAAGTGACATTCGGTTGGCTCAGGGCTTAGGAGGATGTATGGATTGGCTTGAGAGGATAGAGAAGCTCTGTCCTCGTACTAATGACACGGAGACTCCTTATGGGAGATACCTCCGTTTCGAGACTATTCGTGAAGGCGGCGTCCATTGGATGTCGCTGTTGATTGGGGAGAAAGTCTGTATCCAGTGGGGAACACTGGCCACAGACGAGGTAGATCTGAGAGCAATGTCTCAGATCTTGGATAAGGAGGCAGTCGACGGCTATCTCCTCTCAATAGGAGTCTGATTATGGTCTTTGCTTGTTTCTGTATTGTCGGTCTGTTCCCTCGTCCTGAGGGAATATGTCTCCTGCATCGTGAGGAGAGGATTGTCTCTGTGTTTCATCAAGAGACACGTGTCCTTCTGGGTAGGTTCCCAGCTAGTCAGTGTTTCCTTCGTTAGGAGAGATGTATGTTCAAATCTCTTTATCTGCTGGTCCCACATAGATACTGCCTGTCTATCTGAGGCGTGGTGTCTTAGGTAGACAGGTAGTCTCCATGGGACATGTTCCCAGAAAGAGATACGTTGTGTCATGCGATATCTGTTCCAAAGCTCGTGACGCTGTTGCTGCCGCCATCCTCACCTGTGGCTCTCCTGCTCAGAGGATCGAGACCATCTGGGGTTATGTGGTCAGTCACACTCTTCCTCCTACTAGGAGGCTTAGTAAGACGTCCATCCTCAACGCCGACGGCAAGTGTCTCTTGTCTGAGACTGTGGAGGAAGGTGATCACATCTTCATCTACAGCCTCTACTGGCAGATGGTGGACGGTTGGCTCACGGGTCGGCTGCTGATGGTCGAGACCTATGCTGATGCCACGGATGAGAGTGATAGCCGGACTAGGCTCTTCGATAGCGTTGATGAGTTTGAGAACTATCTGATGTCAGAGGTTCTCTAGTTGTGAGAACACACAGAGATGTTGCTGAGAGGCTTAGCTCTCCTCTCTGTGTGTTCTCTTGTTTCTTGTTAGGAGTGTATTTATGAACCAGTCAAGAGGTATGAAGGTTGAGAGCTTTCTGAGGAGCATGGGCAATGACCCCGTGTGGAATGTCACGGCCACTGCTCGTAAGGAGACATATGAAGGAGATAAGCTCATCATCTCCTTCTCTGGTGTGGGTCCTGATGATGTCTTCTGTGGATTGGTCATCATTGATGACAACTCCATGAAGGCTCAGCAGATGACAGCTATGAACGGAGAGATTACTTTCTCTCCTCTGGCAGCGGAGACTCCCATGGAGAACCCATGGACAGAGTCCATCGTGTTCATCGATGAGGAGTCTTCTGAGGTGATTAGAGAGTACATAGGAGCTATGTGATGTTGGATAAGTTGCGTGTATTGTCTGGTGGGAAATTTGTCTATCCCCTGATGAAAGTTGGGGATAGAGAAGAGTGGACGTATCACTTCTACTCAGGAGAAGAGCGAACAGATCGTGTCCTTCCTCCTGAGGAGTTTGCTGACTATCTCGATAAGGAGAAGCCCTGCTTGGGTATCTGCTACGGAGAGGGAGCGTTCTCTTACCTCGTCAAAGCAGAAGCTGTTCCTGAGCTTGCTTTGCAAGTGGAGCTTCCTCAAGGTCACAAGTATCTGCTTGTGTCTAATGATGGAGACCCAGCTGTTGAAGGCTTTGATGAGATTACCCTCAAGGCTCTGTATCTTGAGGACTGAGTCATATGGTCATACATATTGAGCCAGCTTAGCTGGCGGAGCCAACCGAGCCCTCCCCACACACGAGTCACTTGCCGTAGTAGTCATTGATGAGTCTGTTAAGCTCTGTCCAGTACACTTCATATTCATCGATGGTTTCTCCACGCGTGGACGCAGCTTTCTTGGCCATCTCCTGATTTTTAATCACTTGCTGCTCTAACTCCATCAACACCTCGACAGACAAGACTTTAGCTTTGGGAGGCTGTTTCTGTTGCGGTTGCTCAGCTCTTCTCTTGGAGATGTATTGAGATAGCAGCATAGTGAGAAGCTGATCGTCTGCGAACTTCGTTTCAGAAAGTTCCAGAGCCTGCTTCAGGAGATTAGATATCTGATGATGCTCAGGAACGAGGAGAAGCTCCTCAATGATGAGCGACTCTGACTTAAGAGCTTTATGACTAAGTTCTCTGAGCTTAGCCACAGCTTGAGGGGTTAGACATATGAGCTTACGAATCTTGGGCATGAATGACTCCTTCTGATATACCTGAGTATACTGCTTTAGGATATACCTGAGTATACTGCTTTAGGATATACCTGAGTATACTGCTTTAGGATATACCTGAGTATACTGCTTTAGGATATACCTGAGTATACTGCTTTAGGA